CAGGCGGCGACAAGCCAGCTGGCAATACCAAGACCCCACTTGCAGGCAAACACGACATGGGTGGCAGTAGTGCCAACATTGCTAAAGGTTTTGCAGAACAAGCTCCAGATGGCCAATCGCCAAAAGGTAAAGTTGACGGTAAGTTAGTAAAGAACGCTCAGGAAATTGACGTAGCTAAACGCAACGTTAACAAACCAGGCGGCAACAAAGGCGCTCAAAACTGGTACAGCAATAAAGCTAGTGCAAAGAAGGGCGAAGGGCAAACTACCGACGGTTCAGTTCCAGTGCAGAAGAAAAGCATTGAACCAGGTGGTAATTAATTAGGGCAATAATATGGCTTTGTACCTAAAAGAAGATCTTACTTTTGACCGGGCTCAGATAGAAGTCTTAACCGAAGATTCTACAACCGGTCAAGGTAAGAATCTGTATATGAAAGGGATATTCATCGAAGGTGGTGTTAGAAACGCCAACGAACGTGTGTATCCCATTTCTGAAATCAGTAAAGCCGTAAGTCAGATTAATGAACAAATCAAAACAGGACATTCTGTTTTGGGCGAAGTTGATCACCCTGATGACCTAAAGATTAATTTGGACCGTGTTAGCCATATGATCACTGAAATGTGGATGGACGGTCCTTGCGGTCACGGTAAACTAAAAATCCTACCAACGCCAATGGGTAAACTAGTGGAAGCTATGATTACCAGTGGTGTCAAGCTAGGTGTTAGCAGCCGTGGAAGCGGCGAAGTTAATGAAAGTAATGGACATGTTAGTGGTTTTGATATTATTACCGTTGACATCGTAGCACAGCCTTCGGCTCCGCATGCATATCCTAAAGCAATCTATGAGGGCTTGATGAATATGCGTCATGGACACCGAGTGTTAGATGTGGCTCGTGATGCCACACAAGATCAAAAAGTACAGAAGTACCTGAAAGAAGGCATTACACGCCTTATCAAAGACCTTAAGTTAAAATAGGAGAAACCTGATGTTATTAGATGCTATCAAACCATTGGTAGACAGCGGCATCATAAACGAGGATACTCGTACAGCTATTAGCGAAGCATGGGAAGCAAAACTTCTTGAAGCCCGCGAAAGTGTACGTGCAGAACTTCGTGAAGAATTTGCCACTCGCTATCAGCATGACAAACAAGTTATGGTTGAAGCTCTAGACAAAATGGTAACTGAATCTCTACAAAGCGAACTTGAAGAGTTTGCCGCAGAGAAACAAGCTCTAGCAGAAGATCGTGCGAAATTTAAAGTTCACATGATGGAAAGCAGCGAAAAGTTTAATAATTTCTTAGTTGGTAAACTAGCTGAAGAAATTAAAGAACTACGTGAAGATCGCAAGCAATATGAAAATAGTGTTAGTAAGCTAGAATCATTTGTGATCAAATCACTAGCAGAGGAAATTCAAGAGTTTGAGCAAGACAAGCAAGCAGTGGTAGAGACAAAAGTTCGTCTAATCGCTGGTGCTAAAGACAAGCTTGCTGAACTGCAACAGAATTTCATCGCTCGTTCTGCAGAACTAGTTAAGGAATCAATTACCAAGAAACTAGAGTCAGAAATGACTCAACTCAAAGAAGACATCCACATGGCTCGCGAGAACATGTTTGGTCGTCAAATCTTTGAAGCTTTTGCAAGTGAATTTGCTGTGACTCACCTAAATGAGAACAAAGAGATTCGCAAGCTACAAGCTGTTGTTGCTGCCAAAGAGCAAGCACTAGCGGAAGCTAGAGCACAAGCTGATTCGGCTGCAATGATTGTTGAATCAAAAGAGAAAGAAATTAAAGTTATTAAAGAGTCAGCAGAACGTAAAGAAATCCTAGCGAATCTGCTAAAACCTTTAAACAAGGAGAAAGCTACAGTTATGAGCGAACTTCTTGAAAGTGTGCAGACTGTAAAATTACAGAGTGCATACGATAAGTATCTACCAGCTGTTTTAAACAACACAGCTCAACCAGCAAAACAAGCTAAGTCTATGTTAGCTGAAAGCCGTGTAGAAATAACTGGTGATAAATCTGCTAATACTGCCGCAGTTGAAGAAAACGCTAATAACGTTTTTGAAATCAAGCGGTTAGCAGGGCTAAAGTGAACCCTAAATAGGAGAAAAGGAAAATTATGTCACAAGCACTATTAGAAAGCCGTTGGGGCGAAACAAAAGACGCTCTGCTAGAAGGCTTAAACGGTTCGAAAAGAACCACAATGGGCGTTATTCTTGAAAACACCCGCAAGCACCTAATGGAAACTGCAACTGCTGGCGCTACTGCTGCATCAAACGTTGCAACTCTAAACCGTGTTATTCTACCAGTTATTCGTCGTGTTATGCCAACCGTTATTGCTAACGAAATCGTTGGTGTTCAGCCGATGACTGGCCCTGTAGCACAAATTCACACTCTACGTGTTCGTTATGCTGACACTACCACAGATACTGCTAGCCCATACGCTACTGGTACTACTGCTGGTGACGAAGCATTAAGTCCATTTAAGATTGCAGTTGCATACTCTGGTTTAACCAATGGTGGTACTGCTACTACTGGTCGTGCAGCGGCTACTAGCGCACTTGAAGGTGTGACTGGTAATCGTATCAACGTTCAGATCTTAAAGCAAGTAGTTGAAGCCAAGACTCGTAAGTTAAGCGCACGCTGGACTTTCGAAGCTGCTCAAGATGCACAAGCCATGCATGGTCTTGACATCGAAGCAGAAATCATGGCTGCTCTTGCACAAGAGATCACCGTTGAGATCGACCAAGAAATCTTAGGTTCTCTACGTAGTCTAGCAGCAACCGAATTCACATTCGACCAAGCTGCTGTAAGTGGTACTGCTACTTTCGTTGGTGACGAACACGCTGCATTAGCTGTTCTAATCAACCGCACAGCAAACCTAATCGCTTCACGTACACGTCGTGGCGCTGGTAACTGGGCAGTTGTAAGTCCAGCAGCTCTAACTGTACTACAGAGCGCAACAACTTCGGCATTTGCACGTACAACTGAAGGTACCTTTGAAGCTCCTACCAACACCAAGTTTGTTGGTACACTAAACGGCGCAATGCGTATCTACGTTGACAGCTATGCTAGCGATAGCCAAGCAGTTCTAGTTGGTTATAAGGGTTCAAGCGAGGCTGATGCAGCCGCGTTCTACTGCCCATATATCCCTCTAATGAGCTCTGGCGTTGTTCTAGATCCAGCAACATTTGAGCCAGTAGTTGGCTTTATGACTCGTTATGGTTATATCGAGTTAACAAACACAGCATCATCGTTTGGTAATGCTGCCGACTACCTAGGTGAGATTGCTGTTTCGAACCTATCGTTCCAGTAATTTTCCACTCGGGATGGGAAACATTAAAGGGCCGCAAGGCCCTTTTTTGTTGGTCACAATAAATATACATGTTCTCGAGAACTTATGCGGAGCCAACCGCGTAGGCCTAGAACGCCAATTTAAGGAGAAAACAAAATGGCACGTGGTTTAAAAATCAGTCATGAAAGAAGTGATGGTACACTAGTTGATCAAGAAGTAAGCACAACAATTAGCTCAATTGGTGGTACTGGCGGTCGCCCACAGTGGATCACTGTACAAGGTGTAAAAACTGTTAAAGTTCAATTTAATACAGATGCAAGCATATATCACGGCAATGCATATATTGTTGCACAAAAAGGTGCAAGACAATTCTTGGTAGCAAACGCAGTTGGCTCAATTGAAGATGCCACTCACAGCAATGCAAGCGTCACCGTAGCTACTTTAACTGCTGGAGCAGATGCAGCAAATGCAGCCCCAGCATCCGGAGCAGCCGCAATGACAGTCACAGGATACAATACCAGTAATGTTCGTTTCTATGTTAAGAGAATTTCTAACAAATATGTTTGGGATTTTAGCAACAACAGATATCGTTGGCGCACAAGCGACAATGTAGCTACAAGCACTTTTGCTAACGTAGAATGTCATTAATCGCAACGTAATAATTAAACCCGCTTCGGCGGGTTTTTTTATGGATTCACAAACCTTTAGCCCGCATAAATACACTGAATAAGGACTATATAAATGCCTTCTGTACAAAATTTAAATACAGATCTTGTTATCACCAATAAAGTCAATCCCGCAGCGGATATCACTTTAGCTACACGTACCGTTTTTATTGATGGAAACCTGACTGTTGGCGGCAATACTACAACTGTCACAAAAGTAGAAATGGAAGTTAGTGATAATACTATCACACTCAACAAGGGCGGCGGCGGAGCCGGTGGTGTAGTTTTAGGTGTAGCTGGTATCGAAGTTGATAGAAAAGATGGAACCGGGTCAGGACTTGCAAACGTTTCTATTCGTTGGAACGAAACTTTTGACAAATGGCAAATTACAAATGACGGAACAACATACGGAAACATCACTACCAGTTCGGGCGCAGCAGCAGTTGCTATCATTGACGACTCGGCTCCGCAACTTGGCGGCAACTTAGATGTATTAGCAAGAACGATCTTCAGCTCAAATACTGCACAAGTCATAATTGATAGCAATTTGGCAATAAAAAATACAAACACCGTACCCAGTGCCATAGCCGGGTATAATGTAATTTACACTCAAGCTCCTAACTCAGGTGGGTCAGGGCTGTTCGTGACAAACACAACAAATACAAATAGAGAATTGGCCAGTACAAGAAAAGCAATTGTCTATTCAATGGTATTATAAGGATTTAACATGGCAATTCATAACACAGCAGTCGTAGATTCGGGACAACCAGCAGCAAATATATTTGCTTGCTCTAGCACTAATGGTGATGCATTAACAACAATGTATCTTTGCAATCGTACCGCTGCCAATTTAACAGTAAATGTATATGTAGTTCCTGGAAGTTTTATAGCAAATGCTAATAATATTGTATATAGCAATGTGACTATTACAGGCGGTGATACATTGGTTGTAGATTGGGAAAAACTAGTTTTTGGAACCGGCGACACTATCCGTGCTAATACTTCGGCAGGCGATAGTTTGATTGCTACAGTAAGCACTATAGGTTTGTAATAATGGCACGATTCTTAAAGAATACTCAATTAAAAGGCGGGAGCTACGCACTACAACTGCCTCTAGGATACAGTAGTGTTGGTCCAGATGTTCCAGTCACCGGACAAATTAGATTTAATTTGACTAATACAAAAGTTGAATTATTTTATAACGGTGCATGGAATCAAGTGGCCAAAATAGGAACAGTGGCAATTGTTGTAGATGAATTTACTGGTGACGGCATACAAACCAATTTTGTCATGAGTCAAAGCGAAAGCTCAGACAGTGCAGTGTTAGTTTCTATTGGTGGTGTTTATCAGCAACCAACCACAGCATATACTGTTTCTGGAACCACAATAAGTTTTACCAGCCCGCCGCCTGCTCCAGGAGTGAACCCAAACAAAATTGTTGTTGTTCATAACCTAAACAGCACTAACGCTACATAAGGGTCGACGATGGCAATTGGGCGTATATCCGGACCAATGCTGTTTAGCAACCTTGAACGACAAGGGGTTGATCTAGCATTTGATTCTAATCTAGTTTATTTAGATGTCACTAATAGAAGGGTGGGTATTAATAATACCTCGCCTCAATATTCTATAGACAATCCAGGTAATGTACGTCTAGCAAATATTCTTATTCAAGGAAATTCTATTTCCTCGAACACCGGTGTTGTTGACTTGGGAAGTATCTCTAACATCACTATCGCCGGCGGATCCGCTAATTATGTAATTTACACTGACGGCAATGGAAATCTAGCATGGGGTCAAATCAGCGACCTAGATGTCAGTTGGGGTAATTTATTATTAACCAATAATACTATTTCTATTACCAATACTGACGGTAATCTAATATTGTCAGCTAATGGGGTTGGTTCAGTGACCACCTCAAATGATTTCTATGCTGGCAATGTTTATGCCAGCAATCTCACAGGTAATTTGAATACTTCCAGTGGTAATGTGACTGCCAATCTGACAGGAAACATCACAGGAACCTTTGGCGAATTCAGCGGCAATTTATATTCTGGTTGGCTTGAAGGTAATGTTGCAGGATCGTACGGAAATTTCAATACAGTAAATGTAAACGGTACAATGACCGCAACCGGAAACGTTGTAGCGCAGAAAATTACCAGCCCCACCGGTGATCTACACATCAGTGCCGGTACAGCAGACCCCAATAACATAATCAGATTTGACAGTGTTAGTGCATTTGATATTCCATCCGGTACAACCGCAGAAAGACCGCCTAGTCCTGATTACGGTTATGTAAGATATAATACAGATATTGGATCAATTGAGTGGTGGGGAGGATCACAATGGGTCGCAGGATCAAACTTGATCAGTACGCAACAAATTGTCCCTAATGGTACCAGCGACACTTATACTCTAAATCAATCTACGGTAGAAAATGCTGTACTAGTTAATATTAACGGTACAATTCAACAGGCTGGCGCAGGTGCATACAGTGTGTCAGGTAATCAAATTACCTTTGCCGAAGTTCCGTTGGTCACAGATGTAATTGAAATTAGATTCTTGGCGTCTGGTGTGGCAGCATTGACAATCAACTTTGCTAATATAGCCAGCAACGTAAGCCCTAGTGCCAACGTGACTTATGATTTAGGATCACCTAATTTTAGATGGCGTGATCTATGGTTGAGTGGCAATACAATTAATATAGGATCAGCTACACTAAGTGCAGTAGGCAACACCATTCAGCTTCCAGCCGGTTCAACAGTTGGCGGAGCAAATGTTGATGTGACTGGAATTGAATCCAACATAGCAGCAATAAATGCCAATGTGGCAGCAGCTAACGTTGCTATGATTACTGCCAACACTGCAATGAAAACCTATGTTGATGCAGGTTTAGCAGATGCTCTATTTGTTGCAGGCAGCTACGGTAATGTTGTAGTGGCAGAATATCTGAACTTTGACCCGCTTATTAATGCTATTAGAGCCAATTTGGGTGCGTACCAAATCTATGCTAACACTAGTTCAAGTTCGTATCAGACTTACGCTAATGCTAATGTTGTGGCAATACAGGCCAATTTGGGCTCGTATCAAACATACGCCAATGCCAACATTGGAAATATAGTTTCTGAAAATATAGCAACTAGTGCTAATCTTGGCGCATTCCAAGCCTACGCAAATACCAAAATTGGCACAAATTCCAATGGCAACTTAGTTGTTGTGGCAACTACGAACTCTACATCAACTACCACCGGCGCCCTGGTTGTGCGTGGCGGTGTGGGTATAGCAGGTAATATTAATGTTGGATCTGGATCAGGTAATGCTGTTGTTGCTAACGGGAATGTTGTAGTCACTGGCAGTTTAATTATTGCCGGCACCGGCGGCGGAGTAATACCACCTGGTGGAATCATTATGTGGTCAGGGTCAGAAGCGAACATCCCAACAGGTTGGCTGTTATGTAATGGATCAAACGGTACACCAGATTTACGTAATAGATTCGTTGTTGGCGCTGGAACAGGATCTTCGTATGCTGTAGGGGCAACAGGCGGTACTGCTGATGCTGTTGTGGTGAGTCACAGTCACACTGCAACAGTCACAGATCCCGGGCACGTTCACTATCCTCCTTCGACCTGGAGATTTATCAGTGATCCTTTCTCAGGTGACGGCACGGTGGACTCATCAGGTAGAACCGGGCCTGATGAGAAAAATACTGCAAACGTTGCAACTACAAGCAGTAGAACTGGTATTTCTGTTGGAATTAGTACAGAAGGTACGTCGGGTACAAACGCTAATTTACCACCGTACTACGCACTCTGCTACATAATGAAGTCTTAAATTCTTGGCAAAACAAGTTAATTCTAATTTTTGGTAAATACTAACAATATTAGTATAAACCAAGGACTTTGCGATGGCCGTTACAAGAATTAAGAATAATCAGATTACTGATAGTACCATTACCTATCAAAAAATTGCTCCAGGAACTCTTGTTGGATCAGTTTTTAATGCTAATCTTACATTAAATTCCAATGTTTCGATCACTGGAAATCTTACAGTTAATGGAAATACCACTACTGTAAATTCCATTGATACTACTGTCAATGATCCTTTAATTGTTTTTAATGCAGGTTATGTAGGAACCCCATCATACGATGTGGGCTTTTTGGTTGATCGAAGCCTTGGTAGTCTTGGCAATTACGGCTCAGTTAACGCAGCACTTGTATGGTCTGAAACTGACGGCGCATTCATTGCTCTTTTAACATCAGAAACTGGTGCAACAAAAGGCGCTGTCAGCCAAAATTTCAAAGCAAACTTAATTGCTGGTAATATAACAGTAGCCAACACGGCCGCAATTCAAACTGCAAGAATTACAAATTTAAATGTCAGCGGTGTTTATACTGCCTCTGGCAACATAGTCGCAGCGTCCGGAGTTAACGCAACAAACTATACAACCGGTGCTCTGGTAGTGTCCAATGGCGGTGGCGCCGGTATTACTGGCGATCTATGGGTGCAAGGACCTAGTACCTTTGCGGGTAATATATCAGCAGGTAATATCCAACTAAGCGGAAACATCAATGTGCCAGTTGGTGGCACATTTAGCAATACTGGTGTATTCTACGGTAATGCCGGTGGCATTGGTGCGCTGTACGCTGGAACATCAACATACACTGCACTGCCTACTACAGTATTACAACTGTCCGGCAATGTTGACACTTATGCACAGGTTAACTTCCAAAATTTAAGTAGCAACTGCTTTGCATCAACTGACTTTGTAGCCACAGCGGACAACGGAACAGATACCGAAGGCTACATCAACATGGGTATCAACAGCAGTACGTTCTTGGATCCCACTAACTTTCCTTCTATGGGAGCAAATGATGGATATCTGATTCATCATGGAGTTGGTAGTACCGGAAACCTATTTATTGTTAATCATACCAGCGGACCAGCAAATGGTATTGCGTTCCAGGTTGGCGACTTTGGCAGTGGCGCAGTTAAAGGCGCTTTTTCTAGCAATGGATTGATAGTATACGCCAACACAGTCAGTTCAAGTACATCAACTGGCGCAGTGATAGTAGCAGGTGGCGCGGGCATTACAGGTACAGTATATGCTGGAAGTATTCAAAACACTCCAATTGGCACTGAAACTGCGGCCAGCGGTTATTTTACTACATTCAATGCTACCAATGCCAGCACTGGCAATATTGTAATTTCTGGTGGATATATAAGTGCATTAACAAATGCGTATATCACAACTGGTAGAACTGATAATTTTAGCACCGCCAATGCAGTTATCACCGGCGGTTATATAACTGGAATAGCAAACATTGCAACAACAGAAGTTGCAACAATAGGTGGTAATTTAGTAGCAGCTAGTTCGCAATCAAGTACCAGTACAACCACTGGCGCATTGGTTGTAGTTGGTGGTGCTGGTATTGGCGGAAATGTCAATGTTGGCGAGGATTTATATGTTGCCGGTAATTTAACTGTACAAGGTACAACAACTACTCTTAACACCAACACTTTAGACGTAGAAGACAAAAATATTACAATCGCCAAAGGCGCAGTAAATTCATCAGCGGCCGATGGTGGTGGAATTACATTAGAAGGTGCCAATGCTACTATTCTTTATGCAAGCACAGGCGACAGTTGGAATTTTAACAAGCAGGTAATTGCTCCTACATTAAACATAACATCAAACGTTTATCTAAAACCGCAAACTGGCGGAGCAACAGTAGCAATTGATCCATTAATTATTGGTACCATTGATAATATGTCAATTGGTGCTACCAGTGCTGCAAACGTTGTTGCTACAAACATGCGAGCAACTACCAGTTTGTTTGCTACCCCAACAGGAACAATATGGTTAAGAGGCGGATCTGGTACAAATGGCATCAACAATATACCAATTGGTGCAGTGACACCGGCAGCTGGCTATTTTACATTTGCCAACGTTGATACCTTAAGGGTCAACAACACTGCCACTATTACCACATTGTCAACAACAACCGGACAAATTACCAACTTCAGTTCTGGTAATGTGTTAATTTCTGCAGGCGTAATTTATAATGTTGATTTACAAGCCAATAACTCTAGCACAGCCAATGCTTTAATTACTTCTTCTGCCACTACTACAGGTGTAGTGACTAACTTTAGTTCAGGCAATGTTCAAATTACAGGCGGCGCACTTAGCGGACTAAGTGGCGGAACAGCTAGCAATACAGCAAATGCTGGACAATCATTGAGAGTCAGTTCTGGAGGATTAGCAGTTGGCGGCGACAGTTATTTTGCTGCCAGCTTGGGCATCAACGAAAATTTACGTGTTGATCAAGTATCAGTACTAAACGGTAATGTACTAGCCAATTCGCGTGTGACCACAAACTACACTGCCGCAGCAGCCACAGCCAGCACCGGCGGCGCATTGGTGATACCTGGTACAGGTGGTGCAGCCGTTGGTGGCAATTTATACGTTGGTCAAGGTACTGTTATTAATGGTTCACAAAGCATACACGATACCATAATTCGTGGTGTTAACGATAGATCGTTATTGTACGCTGTGTCTGATGGCACATATGATCAAGTGACCATTGGTGGCAATCTGGTAGCCGCAAACGTATCGCAAGGTGCAAAATTAACAGTTAGCAGCAACGACTCATTGATTGTGCCAGTAGGAACCAGTGCTCAAAGACCAAGCGGCCAAGGATATACTGATGTTGACGGGATGCTACGATACAACTCAACCACAGGAGTTCTTGAGTATTACGGAAATAGCCAGTGGAACAATGCTGGATCAGCATTTACAGTTATCACAACCAGAGTATTTGAATTAGCATCAGGATCGCCATACGGTAATGTTGATGGTGTTAATACTACATTTACTTTAGCAGGAACCGGCACAACTGCTGGTACTATGGTAAGTATCAACGGTGTATTACAGATACCAAGTACTGCATACAGTGTTTCAGGGTCAACACTAGAATTCACTGAAGCCCCGGCATTAGGCGACGTTATTGATACAAGAATATTAACTACCACTTCAGTTGTTAACCAATTGGCCAGTGATAACGGATTTAATCAATTTGTTGCCAATAATACTTCGTTGAGTTTCTATACTGGTAATGTAGCATTGGGCACTGTGGAAAACTGGAGAATGGACACTAACGGTGATCTTTATCCAGTCACAAAATCAAATATTGGTGCACCAGACTACCGTGTTGACTACTTGTATGCAAGCAACATCAATCTAAGCGGCGGTACAATCAGCGGTGTAGCATTAACAGGCGGCCCGATTGACGATACACCAATTGGTGGTAATGTAGGCAACACCGGTAATTTCACCACTCTAACTGCCAACGTATTCCAGGCCAATACCAGCGTCACAATCATTGCTGGCCTAATGACAATTGACAATACATCAAATACACAAGTATCGTCAGGTACAACTGGAAAGATTCAAAGCTTTGACAAAACCGTACATAGAAGTGGCAAGTTCTTTGTGCAGGTCAGTGACGAAGACTCCGGCGAATATCAATCAGCAGAAGTTATTTGTGTACACAACGGTACAACTGCCACAATAGCAACATATGCTGTCACATTCACCGGTACAGCAAATCTAGCAACATTTAGTGCTAACATATCTGGTAATGACGTGAACTTGAACGCTACGCCAGTTGGCAATGTCAATGTTAAATCATTCGCAACGCTGATGAAGATATAATAAAAATAATACATAGGGGAACATGGAACCATGGCAAATAAAAATTTTATAGTACATAATGGTCTTGAAGTTGGTGGTGTTAAAATATTCGCAGCCAACAGCGACATTATTACTACGGGTAATTTAACTAGCACGAACTCGGCAAGTATTCAGCAAATTGCAGTGACAAAATATGTAATGCAATTGCCTGACAATCTAGGAGCACCTGCTTGGTATAAGTTAGGCACATTTAGTGTTAACAGTGGTGCTGGTGCGGGCGAAGCACTTGAGATTATTATCACAGCAGGTGCAGGTTTTGCTGGCGAAAGTGATAGTAAAGATTTTCTTGTAGTCAGATTCTTGTCAGGCGGCTCTCCTAATATAGAAAGTAGATTCTATAGTCTAGGACATAAGCAATCTATAACAGACATGAAAGTAAAGTCTGTATCAGGAGTAGGTACGGGCACAAGTTGGGACGTATACGTAAGGGTGGCAGCAGATGTTGGTAAAGGGTTTGCTGAGGTACGCACCACTACAGAAGCAAAATTTACCTGGATTAACACAGTAGACAGTGATCCAGGTTCAGCAGCAGCAAATTTAGTAGTTGCATCGGACAAGTTAATTACTGCCAGTAGTAATGTGGTAGTTCAAAGCGGTAATTTGTATGTAGGTGGAAACATTTATCAGCAAGGTCAATTGGTTTCTACATCGTCTGGTAATGGTATGCTAACAGCCACACTAACTGGTGGTGGCACAGTTGGTCCATTTAATTTACCATACACACCCGCTGACGCAGACCAAGTATCTGTTTGGTGGAACGGTATCTATCAACCAAAAGATACATATACTATTTCTGGCAATCAAATTACGTTTTCTGAAGCCATTCCTACCGGCACCAGGGCAGAGGTCAAGATATTAGCCGGCGCCGGCGCACAATTATTAGGAACACTAGGGGACATTAATTTTACCACATCTCCTACAAACGGACAATTCTTACAATATAACTCCGCTCAAGGTAAATGGGTAGCTGCTACATCGTCATCTGAAGCGTCAGTGACTGAGACTGCAATTAAGTATGCGGTAGTTTTTGGCGGACTTTAAATTTAATAAATATAACATAGGAAAAGGATTTTTGAACATATGGCAAAGAAAACTTACACCAGCGGGTATCAATTTACTCCAGGTACTTCGGGCAATACCGTTGTAACACTACCAGAAAAAGCTACACCAGAACAAATACTGTTAATCATTCACGTACCGAGTAAAACTACACTGTACTCGTTTAACGATTCTACATTTAACAATGTGGTTTTTAGTTATGTACAGCGAAGCTATTCGGTAGCAGGAAACACTGTTTCGGGATCAACCGCAATTGCAATGACCGGTGGTCAATACAGTGCATTAAAATACAACAACGGCGGCGTGGGACAAGGTTGGAGAATTTCTGGCACAGGCATGCCTTTGCAGGGCAATGTTGTGGATTACACTGATGGTGTTAGCACAATTTTCCTAGACGTACCAGCTACAGCCACTGGAACCAATGTAAGTTTGACTTACACTGACGCTAGTTATGTGACTAGATTAAGTAATATTCCTGTTGATACATCAGCATACAGTGCTGATGATAAATTATTGATTATCACCGATGCGGAACCTGCTCCATTGGTTTCGTTTAGAGATTTCTTGGTAGATCCAGTTGGCAAATTAAGAGTGTCAACTCCACAGTCGTTAATTGACACAGACTTTGAATACGGACCTCAACCAACCAAATGGCAAACCCTATCATTGATCAACAATCAATTTGCCAGTTATGGGCGCAACACAGATGCAACATTGACTGCAAACGTTGCAACCATGCAAGGAAACGGTACATCAATTGTTTCAGTGACCACGGCTACAGCACACGGACTTACAGACGGGCAACCAATTCAGGTGGTTGGTACTACAGACGAACAGGCAAACGGTCAATTCTTGGTATCAAATACAGGGGCAACGTCGTTTAGATACACAGGATTAGGCACTGTCACTGCAGGATCAATATTACAGAACGGAGTGGCAATTATACCAGGTGCATTCTTCACTGGTGCAAATATTGCAATTACAGCAGTAAAAACTTTTGGTAATACTACAGTACAAGTTATCTCTCAGACTGCTCACGGTCTAGAAGTCAATAACACAATTTCTGTAGTTAATTTTGCTACCGCAGCAGTAAACGGAGCACACACAATTGCTACACAATCTAACAGTAGAGCATTTGAATATACAATCACCAGCTCGCCAACTGCCGGTTCATCGGCAGCAGGTAATGTGTATGTAAGGCCACAAGGTATTGCTTATGCTCAGCCACAAGATGGTGGCATTGTAATGACTACCAATGATACACAACCTAATGCACGTATTATTAGACAGAGTCGTAAGTATTTCCGCTACCAATCAGGTAAAGGCGTTCAGGTGTCGTTCGCTGTTGCGTTCAATAACCCAGCACAGCCTACTAGCAGTATTGCTAACCGTGCCGGTGTATTTGATGATCAGAACGGAGCATTTTTTGAGTGGGATGGTGGTACACTTTGGGCAGTAAGACGTAGTTCAGTTAGACAAGGAACAGGTACTGTCACTGTGACCAACGGTTCCGGATTGATATCAGGTTCGGGTACGCAATTCCAGACTGAATTCTCGGTTGGTAGCCGAGTGGTTATCAAAGGTCAAAGCTACAAAGTGGCACAAATTAACAGCGACACCAGCATGGAAGTGGTACCTGCTTATCGTGCAGATCCTACCATCACAACTTTGTCTGGTGTACGAATCAGCGTCACAGTAGATGCACGTATTCCGCAATCAGGATTCAACATTGACAAAGCAGATGGAACTGGTTTATCTGGCTTCCAACTAGACATCAACAAGATCCTGATGTGGTACATTGACTATGCATGGTACGGCGCTGGTACAATTCGTTTTGGTGTCAAAGATCAAGACGGTGAAATAACGTACTTACATAAATTTGTACACGGCAACAACAAGATTGAAGCTTATTTTAGAGCAGGTAATTTGCCCATTAGATACGAAGTTGTTAACGTGGGTACACCTTCATACGCTCCGACCCTGTTCCATTGGGGTACATCATTGATAATGGATGGTAGGTTTGATGAAGATAGAGGTTATACATTCTCTAGAGCAGGCACACTTAATAGTGTTAACACCGGCAATCCGTATTGCTTGTTAAACATCAGACTGGCTCCAACTGCTGATAACGGTATTGCAGCCGGATATGGTGTTCGCGATCTTACAAACCGCATGCAGCTATGGCCACTAGGTTGCGACGTAGCTTCAACCGACTCGGTTATTGTCAGCGTCATTTTAAATGGTACATTGAGCAGTCCGAGTCCAAATTGGCAGAATGTGGGAGGTAATAGCCTAACACAATATGATGATGCTGCTACTGTAGTGACCGGCGGAGAAGTAGTGTTCCAAGCATACACACAACCAGCACCGGCTCGTCAAACCTATTTTAACTACTTTGGTCAACCAATCACAACTGGTGTTAACTTTGGTGTCACAAGTTTTGACCTAAGCAAGATTAAAGAATTAAACAATGGTATTTTGGGAGGATTTGAAACATATCCTAACGGCCCAGATACATTGAGTATTGTGGTGCAACCGTTAAACGCCAACGTTGCGTACACTGCTAGAGCAAGTTTGCGTTGGCAAGAAAACCAGGCATAAAAAGGAAAAGAAATTATGGCATTACAAAGAATAGAAACAACTGGGGGCGGAAATCCTATTAGATTTAATGGGAATGTACAACCCCAGGCAAATGCAAACGTATATTTAGGAAATTTAACTTTTAGGTTTGCTACTATCTATGGTGTGTCGCACAATGCCTTGTACGCTGACTTGGCTGAAATGTATACAGCTGATCAGCTGTATGGTCCTGGTACTGTTGTACAGTTTGGTGGAACAGAAGAAATTACACAAGCCAGCCCCGGTACAACACGAGTGGCTGGCGTAGTATCTACTAATCCTGCTTACTTAATGAACGATAGTTTAACAGGTAGTCATATCACCGCGGTCGCACTTATTGGGCGAGTCCCTTGCCAAGTATTAGGCCCAGTAGAAAAAGGCGATATGCTTGTTTCTGCAGGCGGTGGCTTTGCTAGTGCTTGTAGTAGCCCAACAGTTGGGTCAGTTATCGGAAAAGCTTTAGAAAACTTTAACGGTGAATCTGGTACAATTGAAGTAGTAGTAGGGCGTTTATAAAAACACTACAAACTAAAAAATATAAGGGCCGCAAGGCCCTTTATTTACGGCTAAATATTGCATAACGGATGAAACGATGGCATTAACTAGACCAAAATACAGCAACATTGTTGACACTGACTACAAAGCTAGCTGTAGAATTGTAACCACAACAAATATTACCTTAAGTGGTGGCGCACCAAACACATACGACGGCGTAAGTTTAGCAGCAGGTGACCGTATTTTGGTAGCAGGACAGAGCACAGCAAGTCAGAACGGTATTTACATAGTGCAAACGCTGGGTGCAGGAAGCAACGGAACTTGGGTCCGCAGTTTTGACGCCAATTCTAGCGATCGAGTCACGCCTGGTTTAACTACCACAATCGAGGACGGAACTTATGTTGGAAAAGCCTGGCGCTTGACTACAGGCAATCCTATTACGCTTGGTACCACTAATTTAACTTTTGTTGATTCTGCAGGTGCAGCAGGTGGTGTTGCAGGAGCCAATAGAAATGTTCAGTACAACAGTTCAGGCGCATTTGCTGGCGCAGCTGATTTTAACTATTACGCTGAAACTGGTAATGTTATTGCCACTGGAAACGTTATACTAGGTAATTCGACTACTAGTAATGTGGTTATTAATTCAATTACAGAATCTATTTCGTCAACTACAGGTGCTCTGGTTGTTAAAGGTGGAGCCGGCATAGTTGGAAATCTTTTTGTCACTGGAAACATATTTGCTTCGAATCTGCTGTCAATTGCATCGCATACATTAAATGTACAAGATCCTTTATTGTATTTAAATGCCAACGTTGCTTATCCGTACATATACGATATTGGATTTTTTAGCCACTTCGTTGGCGGCAGCGCAAACGTTTATCAACATACCGGCCTTGTTCGAGATTACACTACAAATCAATGGAACCTGTTTAGTAATGTGACTTCGGAGCCAGGTGCTACAATAAATTGGTCTGACCCAGGATTAGTATACGATCCACTAAGAATTGGATCGTTAACCATTGACAGCAATATTATACCAAGCAGCGGTAATGTAAGAGTGCAAGGTCACGTAATTCCAGATGCAAATGTCACCTATAGCTTGGGTTCAAGCAATCTAAGATGGAAGGATCTTTGGTTAAGCGGTAATACAATCTATCTTGGACCAGAGTCAATGAGTGTAGACTCGTCCGGTCGATGGTCTTTCACTAGCGGTGGTACTACAGTTAATTTAGGTTCAAATGTAGAATTTAATCCTCCATCGGCCAATATCGCCGGAAACACAACTGTGGGTAGTCTTTATACAGGATCAGGGGTATTCTGGTCAGCAAACAACGAACCCTTTACTGGTATAAAATTTACAGCAGCAAGTACTGCACCTAGTTCGCCTAGACTTGGTGATTATTGGTACGACACTGATACAGACATTTTATTTTCTAGAATATCAGATGGAACAAGTAGTCTTTGGGTAGATACTGGTTCAGCCGCAGCAAACGTGGCCAATGTTTTAGTAGCCAACACCATAATAGTAAATCAGACTCTGACAGCAGGAAATCTCGTAATCAACAGTAATGCAGCAATTACAAGAGGGTTAACAGCCAACACATTAAGCACTACAAGACTGCTTTCGGTCAATTCAGATGGGCAAACAATAGCCATTGCCAATGGTGGAACCAACGGCGTTGGTAATATTGGATCATCGGGTGCATCGTTTAATACAATTTTTGCTAGAGCAACGTCAGCACAATATGCTGACTTGGCCGAGATTTATGAATCAGACAGCAACTACGCTGCTGGTACAGTTGTGGTATTTGGCGGAGCAAAAGAAATTACTATTTCTACCGTAGATCATGATTCAAGAATAGCTGGGGTGATTTCTACCAATCCGGCTTATATAATGAATTCAACTGCTAACGGGTTGCCAGTTGCACTTACAGGAAGAGTTCCGTGCCAAGTTCTTGGACCAGTGACCAAAGGCGATCTGTTGGTATCAAGTTCAACGTCAGGAGCAGCCGAACGATTAAATATTTTAAAGTATACTCCAGGTTGTGTAATAGGCAAGAGCCTTGAAGATATAAAGGACAACGAATTGAAAATAATTGAAGTTGTGGTAGGGAGATTTTAATGTCTTTTCCAACTAACCCAACAAACGGTCAACAGGCCATTGTAAACAATGTTGTTTACACCTATAACTCAACAAAAGACGCTTGGGTAAGAACATCTAATGCATCAGCTACCTTAACTTTTGACAAATTGGTATTGACTAATTCTGGTAGTGATTCTTTAACAACATCCGGAGGGATAACCACCACTGGAAATATTTTTGCCGGTACAACAAACGGCAATGGTTATCGGATGTATGTTAATAACAACGGTGCTGGTACCACCGGCACAATGTATGTGTCTGCATCAGTGGGCAATTCTGGAAATGGTGTGGTAATTGATTCAACTGCTAGATCAGTGTTTGACAATGCAGTACCAATGCTGCATTTAATTGCTAGAGATGGTAGCGTGGCACTATCAACTACAGTTCGCGGTAATACTGTCATTGGAGCCACTACTGCTTCTACGTCAACAGACACAGGAGCATTGGTAGTTCGAGGTGGCGTGGGTATTGCTGGAGAAGTAATAGCAGCCGGAAACATAGTTGCTGCGTCCCCAATTCCGTCAACATCCACAACTACAGGTGCATTGGTTGTCGCTGGCGGTATAGGAGTAGCTGGAAATATTAACACTTCTGGACTTATTAGTACTACTGGAAATATTAGCACCAGCGGAAATATCAGTACAACTAATAATCTTACAGCAGCAAGAGTAAACAATACTGGACAATTTTATTATAACACAAGAACTATCTCAGCAAATGTGACAATTGCTGCCACAGAAAATGCTATGAGTGTTGGCCCAATGACAATAGCCGATGGAGTTGAAGTAGTAATTGCCGACGGCGGCGAATGGAGTATTGTATAATATGAGTAATCTAACAGTTAGCGGACTGTCAGGCACAGTGTCTAACAACAATCAAATTCTTGTGACCAATGGGCATACACTAATTAATCCTGGATCTATAATACAATGTAAAGTCACAAGGTACGACACACAAACTACATACACTACTGGTACTGGCTTAAATGGCGTGGAATTGACAGACTTGCGAGTAAGTATCACACCAAAGCGAGCCAATAGTTTAATTGTGTGCCAGTTTCAAGTGCATGGCGAAGGCGCATCGGACCACAATTATATATTCAGAGTATTTAAAAACGGTACAGTGCCTGCAGGAACATATGCTGGTTATAACACAGCAGCCGGCGATAATCACTGGTCTGGTATTGCAATGGCATTGCCGTACGAAGGTGATTACAGCTCCACACCATTTACACAAAATTTTATGTATTATGATTTTCCTGGAGTCACTAGTGCCATTACTTACGCACCTGGAGTCAAGGTATCGGCGGCCACTAGTTATGTTTGGTATTTGAATAGAACAGTTAGCAGCACTGGCACTACTAATCAAGAAAACGGTGTAAGTGTAAGCATTGCTTGGGAAATAGCACAGTGACCGTATTAACAGTAGGAAATATCAAAGCCTTATCTGGCAACACAATAGTCATGCCCGGCGGCCATTCTATAATAAGCCCTGGCTCAGTTATACAATGTGTAATCACGCGGTATGATGCGCCAACAACTTACACAACCGGAAATAGCTTAGGTGGTGTAGAAATGACAGATTTAAGAGTCAGCATCAGACCAAAAAGATCTAATAGCATGATAATGTGTACATTTCAGGTATTTGGCGAAGGTGCTAGCACACACGATTATGTAATGACTATTTTTAAAAACGGTGCCGTCCCTGATGGTCCGTATGCTGGCTTTAATAATCAAGCCGGAAGACAATTCTGGTCAGGCTATGCCATGCCGCTGCCATACGAAACAGATTATAACAGCACACCATTCACATCAACCATGAGATACTTTGATTTTCCTAAAACAACAGATTTGATTACCTACGCCCCGGGAGTGCAGAATACAGCAGGAACTAGTTATACCTGGTTCTTGAATCGAACAGCGGGCAGTCTTGGGACTACCAATTATGAAAATGGCTCAAGTATAAGTATGGCCTGGGAGATTGCACAATGACATTACGAGTAGATCAAATTACAGCATCAGCTGGAACTGGCAATATTGTTATTCCTGCTAACACTAGATTTGTAGGGACAGATCCGGGCACGTTCGACGGACCTCCAAGAGTTGGCGGCATAGTTCAAATGGTCACAGCCAATGCCATGCCAATCTCACATTTGAGTGTAGCCTCCACTGGAGAGGTGGCCGCACCCCTAACTGCAAGTATCACACCCAGATATGCCACTAGTAAGATTCGAGTAGAGTCGTGGTCCACTATGCAATATGGAGCATCCGGGAACCCAATGTGTTTACTATTATATAGGGATATTGGCGGCGCCGGGTACAATGTGTTGACACCCCTAACTGGCGCAGCGTCTAGATACGCATACGGGTGGAGTTATATACAATCCAATTGGAATTCAGCAGTCCATACATATCTAGATTCGCCAAACACAACATCTACAGTGACCTATAGGGTGAATTACAGAAATTGGGCAGGAACAACAACTAATTATTTCACACACCAGTATATGGAATACGGCTGGACATTAACGGAGATATACGCCTAATGCCCGGCATTCTTAGAACAGACAGTATCGCATCGTATAGTCAAAGTGGCACTATAGTCATACCTACAGGCAACAAAATGCTTGGCACTAGCGCCAATGTGTTTATGTCACCGCCTAGGGTGGGAGAAATTGTTCAACAGGTCAATTCTAATGCTTCTACTACTTCTGCATTGACTATTACATCATTGACCGAAACTGATTTAGGATTAAAAATTTGGATCACACCAGAATACGCCTCAAGTAAAATTATAGTCGAATGGTATTCGCAAATGATATACGGAGCTGCTAATGCAATCATTTTGCAGCTATATAGAAGTAATAATGGAGGATCTAGTTTTGTTAATTTAACTCCATTTACTAATGCAGGATCAAGATATCAATACGGATGGAATTACAATTCAAACGGATGGGCACAGCAAAAAGTCAGATTCGTTGACACGCCTGGTGTCGCGGGCAATATTGTGTACAAATTAAGCTACAGAAATATATCAAGTACTGCTACCAACTACTTAGTAGATCAATACATGGAATACGGGTGGCATTTGACGGAGATCGCACAATGAGTGCCAAGATTGACACCATCAAAAATTCTTCAGGTCAAGATCTACTGGTTAACGGCTATCCTAGACGACCAGGTAGGATTATTGAATACTTGTCTGGTGTGTGCGACGGATCTTCGGTCACTGTAGGTTCGGGAACATACAAATTTCAAAGCGTGTTCACGCAGCAATTGCTCACTGCAACAACTACAACAACATACGCAGTAATAAGAGGGTCAGTAATAGATTATGTACCGCCGCCGGGAACAACCGCCGTGACTTACAGATTTCATTTTACAACATACTGGGATACCGACCATGCAATCAATCATTACAAATTTTTTATTGACAACAATGAAGTAGTATATGCTAGACACAATAGATCTGGCAGATATATAGAAGATAGATATACTTTTAGCTGGACAATAGACATTGGCGGAGCTGACAATACTAATACTGGCAGGCAAGCAACTTGGTCTACTTCAAAAAAATTATACATGATGGTAAGAAATTACGGATCCAGTGACGATAGCAATTTACATGGAACCTATTATTGGGACGGTGGCGGCGGAGCAGGAACTGCCGCCAATTTTAGCATGCCCCAGTTAGACATTATTGCAGCAGCGTAAATAGAATAAAGGAATCAAAATGGCATCATCAATAAGGGTAGACGATATTAAAAACTCAGCTGGTACCGCTGTGTTAGTCAACGGCTATCCTCGTCAGCCGGGACAAATAATTGAATATTTAAGCAGTCCATGCGACGGATCTTCTGTCACTGTGGGATCCGGTACGTACACATTTCAAAATGTCACTGGAGTACAAACTGGGACCGATGCTTATGCTGACATCACTGGGTCAAGTATTGCATACACACCTCCTGCTGGCACCACTAGAGTTAAATATATCTTTGATTATAACTGGTATTGGCCGTCAGGAACCCATTGTATTAGCCATCATAAATTTTTCATTGATGCAGCAGAAGTAGTTTATGCAAGACACAGTAGATCAGGATTTTATCCTGAAGGTCGATTTGCTTTTGAATGGACTATTGCTATAGGAGGAAATGCAGATGCCAATACAGGTAGACAAGCAACATGGTCGTCTGCTAAAACACTAAAAATGCAATTTAGACGGTATGGATCAGGAAACCCAATGAATGTACACGGAACCACATACTGGGATGGTGGCGGCAGTGTGCAACTAGGTATCCCGGTGTTAACAATAATGGCAATAGCATGAGAGGTTATAAAAATGGCAACAAGAAGAATTTTTGATGTACCGGCAGCACTAGTTAGCTTGTATCCCGCAGCACAGTGGGTGCATCGCGGCGACGGTTATGCGGGTATTGAATGGAAAGACGAAACGATACCGTGCCCAACACAGGAAGAAGTTGAAGCAGAAATAGCTAGACTACAAGCCGAATACGATGCTCTAGAGTATCAGCGATTGCGTAGGGAAGAATACCCCAGTTTTGCTGATCAATTTGACACCTTGTATCATGGAGGATACGACGCATGGCGAGCAGAAATTCAAGCAGTAAAAGATAAGTATCCTAAACCGGAATAAGATTATGCAAACAATAAAAAAATTATATCGTAAAGATTATCGCGGCGAGGACGTTATTACAAATAGAGTTTATCGAAACTCAAAATGGAATCCCACAGTAGAATTCGTATCAAATAGCTTTAACGTCGAACCTACCAGCACAAACGCAGTAGTTTTAGGAAATGGGCCTACTAGATTAGAATTTGACTGCTCAAGATTTTTAGAGTATCGCGTTCCACCTAATACCTGGAGAGCAAAAGAAAACAAAGTTAATTTTTTAACTTACGGTTGTAATGCATTATTTAGAGATTATAGACCAGACTTCTTGATTGCCACTGGAGACACACTGCTAACAGAAATAGCCAATAGCGGATACTGCGATAGTAGAGTGGTGTATGCAAACAATAGCCCGTTGGTAAACTTTCCAGGTAAATTTCATCTGATACCACAAAACCCTCAATTCAACAGCGGAGCAATTGCTGCGTATCTTGCTGCATTTGATGGACATAAAAAAGTGTACATGCTTGGATTTGATGGCAATGATACTCCTAACTACAATTATAATGTATATAATGGAACGACAGGATACCCGTCGGAAAATTCTCCAATTACAGAAGATTACTGGGTATTGAGTTTAAAAGAAGTGATGTCTGCCTATAACGAAACAGAATTTGTTAGAGTGGCACCTACTGCCAGTTTCAGAACTCCTGAGCTTTGGAAATACTGTTTAAACTATAGACAAATTGATTTTAGACAGTTTGCATCTGAGGTTGGGCTATAACTTTTTCCACAGTTTTAATTTTGTCTATTATTGATTTAAAATTAAAAGTACGCCATACTCCTGGATGCAGGGGTTTGGGATGATCGTCTAATTCAGTCCACGCATACCCACGATGTTCGTTGTTTAATCTAGGAATAAATTCTTCGTTAACCACAATAAGATAAGTGTGGTATTCAAAATTGTTAGTATCGCTGGTAAACTTTTCAAGCGGGATCACTTTACCAATCTGAATTGATCCAATTTCCTCTTGAATCTCTCTGTGCAAGGCTTCGATTGCGGTTTCGCCAAGCTCAACTCCGCCGCCAACTAGTCCCCACGAACCTGCATGACGTTTTTGATTTCTTAGTAAAAAAAGATATCTTTGAGTTGATTTGCTATAAACTAAAGCACCACAACCTATATGATTAGACTCCACTCACCACCTCGATAAACACCTTCTACACTCTTGACCCATTCGGCACCAGTCCATCTATATTGGACATTTGTATTTGTATTGGTAATATATTCTATCTCGTTGCTGACTGTGCTATCAAAAACTTTGATCCATTGAGTGCCATTAAATTCGATGATATCATTTTGATAGGCCACTACTGATCCCCAGGCACTATAGTATTGATTTTCGTCTGCACCAATATCATCTGTTAGTAGATATCTTGTGCCCGCAGCAGGAGTAAGCAGCGCATTATCAACATCAATATTGAGCGGATTTATAATTGCATCCACTGCATCTATTGTGTTAATGGGCATAGTATCTTCGATAGGAGTAAACAACAATATGTTAGGATCCGATGGATGATAAGTGATAGAACCAATTAATTCATTACCGGTAGGTAATTCAATTCTGATTTCGCTTTGACCCGTGACCAAGCTTCCGTATATGTCAATAAACGCTCGCCAGGTGTCTGGGGCTCCTACTTTTGTAATATTTGATTCGTCGTCTACTACTTCTTGTGGTTTGAGCAATCTCAATTGATTGCCGGAATAAAATATACCATAATTCAATGGAGTAATTCTTGATCGTCCTACCAAATTGGAAAGAACTGTTTCCTCGCTGAATCCGCCCTGCTCGTCGTATATATTTGCAATAAATTTTTGTATAACGCCCAGACGTTTGACTTTGGCTGGTGCACTGATCCAGATAGGCATTTCAAATGTTAGCGTAGCAACATCAATAGGCTCTTCGGTGCTAGTTGGCACAGTTCGAGAACTCCACAGTACCTCTGTCAATTGTACATAAGTTAAACTGGCCCAATCTATATAATTGTCTGTGCTTTGAATTTCCAGACTGGGATTGAACAACACTGCCAACTGTTCAATGATCTGCATTTTTTGTTCGGTATTACTGGTCCAGATGTCCAGCTTGACAGATAGTTTATATGGTACCGGCATCAAGCGTTCGATAGTATAACTATCACCTTGATTTGAATTGTACATTCCAGTATCAGGGTCAAACTCGCGCTCGCGCAAATGCATCTTGCTAACAAAATTTGGTTCTTGCATTCTTGACTGATCGTAATTTAATCCATCAATGTATGCAGCCATTGCTGGTACAGCGTTTAAAGTGTTTTCGCTATTGCCTTTGAGTATAACTGCGGCTTGTCGACTCTGATCACCGTAGTATACAGGTACACGCTGTAAAGAGCGAACTCCTTGACTGTTTTTGCCAAACTCTACATCAATTCCGCTGACAATTCGCATAAATTGTACTAGGAATCGTCTTATTTGACCATCATAAAAAAATTGTTGACTCATTAATTATCTGCCTTGGGTCTTAGTGCTTGGCTTAAACTTTGACGTACTGTCACGTTGCCAGAATTGTTTACATAGGTATCAGTGTTGTTAACAAAACTGCTACGCTGAGTTTTATTATCTGCTCCCAGGGTAAGCGTGGTTCTAACATTGTCTTCAATCTTGACCCAACGGCGTCCGTCCCATCTAAACAATCTATTGGGCAAGTAATCTGTGCGTAAAGCGTAGTCACCGGTCTTGGGTGATGTTGGAAATGATACTCCAGAAGTTATAGGTAGTCCATTTGGCGGTCCACCATCTCCGGTTAAATATCCTCGAACAACATCATCGGGTGACAATATACCAGCATCGGCACCAATGACCACCGTATCACCAGTGACAGCTCCGCTATCGGTGGTAATGCCAATTGGATCTCCGGGCTCTTCAAAAACAGTTTTTGACTTGATGTACAAGTGACTGGTATCGTATCCGCTGTAAGGAACATTAGATTCAGCTTCTTCAAGGATAGCGTTGTTAATAGTTTGGTATTTGCTGATAATGCTAGAAACAGAACCCAGTGTAATATTGCCAGCTGTTGGGTCGCCTTCGGGTGCATCAATCTTGATTTGATTGAGTATGTCTTTGTATTCTTGGCTGTCAGTTAGCGGATTGATCTTGCAACGCCACAGGTGTGGCCACCAAGTGGGACTGAATCCTTCTGATGCATTATTGCAATCACTTATGACATAAAATCTTTTTAGTGCCACAGGAAGACTGTCATCCAATGGGTTATAATCTTTAAGATGCATGAGTTCAATTACATCTCCGGGCATGAGTTTACGGCCTATCGTTGCTATCATGTCGTTGATGTGGAACACCATGAACAGTGTGCCAGTTTGTAAAAACATACCAAATTGACTTAGGTCAAATGTGACGTCTTGCGTTTGATAAACACCTCGCATGACATACACATCTGGATCATATTTTCTGTCCCTGTTTTCCAAGAAAAACAAGTCTTGTATGTTTTGTGCGCTCTGATTGATATAACTTGGCCTGCTGGCACTCTCGTAAAATTTTACTGTAGAATTGCTTGATAGCGCAGCAGTGGTATTAGAACTTAGGGTGACGGTGTTTGCTGTCTTGGCTATTACAGTAGTATTGGCGGCAATACCAGTACCTACCACATAATTGCCTAACAGTACATCACCGGTGGTACTAAATGTCAATGTTGGACCAACGTTGGCCTGAGATACAGTTGTGGTTTTTACTGTATTTTGTTCGTTTGTGCCCAGATATTTGTGTACCAAAATTCCAGTACCGCCAACGGTAAACATTTCGCTTATTCTGCGATCAAAAAATTTGTAGTCGTTGCTGTGACGTCCGTCTTTCCAAAGTGATAATCTTGGCACAATTGTATCCTATTATTTTATATTTAGCGGCGACCCAAATTGACATAAATTAGGGTATAGCATATAATATGCAATATGAGCGAATTTCAATCCCTGCACGACTGGCAACAAATTGAAGCGCAAATCAAGCGTTCAATGTGGGCATTGTATAATTTGCAGCACAAGCGGCAGCTTGAACGAATGTATAAAAACTTATTACAAAGTATTACAAAACTCAGCAAGTTGGACGTTGATAGGCGCCGTTTTGGGCGTAGTACTAAGTATGACGAACAGTTGCTAAAAGTGCAACAAGAGTTGCAAGAATTGCAATCTTGGCTCATGTTTGCAACATTACTTGACGAAAAACCCCAAGAATAGTATAATAGCATTTTGCACAGTACAAGGAGCTATCCAAATGGCTACAGCACAAAGCGTTAAAGCACCCAAAAAAGCACCCAAAAAAACTCGCGACCCGTTGTTCTCTGATGAAAAGTACACAGGCGGCGAACCTGTATGGGATACTGAACGTGCTCTAAAAATGACGCAAGCAGAATTCGACCACTTCCTGCGTAAAAGTTTTTTCTATTACAATTATTTTTATACCCAAAAAGATCTCAAAAAGCATGCAGTAAGTTGGATGCAAGAACAAAAATACAGCAAGGCAGATGTTAGTGCCTTCATTCGCAGTCCTGACCGTGCGATGCCAATGACAGCATACGGTCTTCTTATGTCGCACAAGCAGGGCATGCCGTTCCGCGAAAAAGAATTAAATTATTTCAAACAACAAATACACAATGCAATTAACTCGGCAGATTCTGAACCGGCAGATACTGCAACTGGTGCAAAATCTCCAGAGCCAGCACCAGCAATCAAGGTACCAACAATTCAAGACCGCTTGAACGAGAAGACCAGCGAGCATCTAGCACACTTCGAAGGCTTGTATGACGAAGTCGTTTTGGGCGGCACAGTGGATCCCAAAGCATACGACTACTTGGTGTCTAATACAGTGCCACAAAGTCAGATTAAAAAGTTCGAAGACTTGTTTATGCGCCGTAAAACAGAGCTAGGCGAAGCGTTGGGTAAGCTTGACGAACAAGTGATTGAAGCATATAAACATTACAAAGCAGCAGACTTCAAGCGACACCACGCCTTTATCCAAAGTATTTTGGATGCGCTTGACCAGTATCGTAATGTCAAAAAAGCAACTAAAAAGGCTCGTGTTAAAAAGAGCCCAAGTAAAGAAAAGCTCGTGGCCAAACTCAAGTACATGCGGGAAGAAAAGACGCTGAAGTTGGTGTCAATCAATCCTGTGGACATTATTGGCGCACAAGAGCTGTGGGCTTACAATACCAAAACTCGTAAACTGTACAAGTACATTGCCGACAGTTTACATGGTCCATTGGGCGTTAAAGGTACCAGTTTGACTGGGTTTGATGAAACAAAGAGCGTGGGCAAGACTTTGCGTAAGCCCGAAGAAAAGCTCAAGGAGTTTGCTAAGGCTAGCAAGGTACAGCTACGCAAGTTCCTAGACGAAATCAAAGCAACAGAAACTATCGGGAACGGGCGTATCAATGCAGATATGATCCTACTTCGAATCAACTAAGTCCTGGGTGTCCTGGTAAATACATTACTAGGACACCTAAATGGCTACAGCAGATACAACTAATTTTTACGCTAACGGCGTAATGGTCACAGACAGTCTTTACAATCCAGGTACTGGCACAGGTACCGGGCATATTGCTTACGATCCCAATGAAAATTTGGGTTCAATTACAGCACCAGAGCTAGACACTGTAAACAACAAGCGCACTGAAATCACTGATTATATCCGCTTGCGTCTAGCAGACGGGATTGTTGATGTTGAGTTAGACAAAGAACACTACGAGCTGGCTATCAAACAAGCTCTAATCAAATACCGTCAACGAGCTTCAAACAGTCAAGAAGAATCCTACGCTTTCTTAAAGCTCAAACCAGAAACACAAGAATATATACTGCCCAACGAAGTGATGGAAGTTAGGGCAGCATACCGCCGCGGTATTGGCAGCGTGACCGGTACAACAGCAAGCCAATTTGAGCCATTCAGCTCGGGCTATTTGAATACATACATGTTGGTAGCAGGTCGTGTTGGCGGGCTACTGAGCTACGAACTTTTTGTTGATTATCAAAAAATGTCAATGAAAATGTTTGGCGGTTATTTAAATTTTTATTTTAATAAGACATCAAAAAAACTAACGTTGATACGTAAAATTCCCTATGCCGGTGCGAATCAACAAGAAGAACAAATGGAAGATGTATTACTGCACTTGTACAACTACAAGCCAGACTCGATGCTACTAAACGACTTCCAAGCATTTCCGTGGATCCAAGAGTATGCTTACAGCTTTGCCAAACGTATTTTAGGCGAAGCAAGAGAAAAGTTTGCAAGTATTGCTGGCCCTCAAGGCGGTACACAGTTAAACGGTGCCAGCTTGAAAGCAGAAGCACAAACAGAGATGGATGCTCTTGAGCAACAATTAAAAGATTATGTAGATGGCAGTATGCCGTTAACTTGGGTAATTGGATAATGAAAATTAAAGAAATAGTGCTAGAACAAGCCGGGGTATTAAAGGATAGGCAGCGACTGGCCCAACGCGGCATGAACAAATTTTCTGATGCTAAAAAATGGAATGGCGATTATACTCTTTATCGTTTAGGACTAGCAGTAGCTAGCACAGATGGCAAAACCATGCCCGATGTAGACGACGAGTCGTGGGTAGGTAAATGGAAACTGGCAGCACCTTACACTCAACTTGAACAAGACATGTTAAATTTAGCGTATAAAGCAGTTGATGCCAACGTAGAAGATATCAATAAAGGTGATCTACGCAGTCAAGAAGGCCCAACAGTTAACCGAGCAAGCCCCGTAGCATCTAAGAAAAAGAACAAATATGGTGTTTGACTTTTGACAACAAATAAACTAAAATGCTCCTATAAGGGGCATTTTTTATGATCATAGGAATTACAGGATTCATTGGTTCAGGTAAAGATACTGCGGCCAACTACTTGGTAGCCAAACACGGGTTTGTTAGAGACAGCTTTGCTGGCACACTCAAAGATGCAGTAGCAAAGGTATTTGGGTGGGACAGAGAACTACTAGAAGGACTCACTCCTGAAGCCCGTGAATGGCGCGAACAAGTGGATCCGTGGTGGTCTAAAAGATTGGATATGCCCCGACTCACTCCCCGATACATGCTGCAACTTTGGGGAACTGAAGTGTGCCGTCGAGGCTTTCATAACGACATCTGGATTGCTAGTCTAGAAAACCGACTGCGTAAAACTACTGAAAACATCGTGATCAGTGACGTCAGATTCCCTAACGAGTTAACAGCTATACGTAAAGCTGGTGGCATTTGTGTATGGGTAAAACGTGGCGAATTGCCTGAGTGGTACGATTGTGCTTTAACAGAAAATACCACCCACGAAGATGAGCAATGGCTACTGGAAGATGCAGAGCAATTGATGCCCCAGCGGTATCCTAACGTACATCACAGCGAATGGGCCTGGATAGGACAAACGTTCAACTACGAGCTTGATAATAACGGTACAGTTGAAGAACTATACGCTCAAGTTAATAATCTGCTACTAACGGACTCTCGCGCCAGGTCGTCTTAGTATTGTGTATCTCAATCCTACAGTTTGCACACACTGATTTAAGATTGCTCCAATCGTTGTTCTTTAAATTACCATCAATGTGGAACACGAATATTTGATTGATTGATTTGGCTTTAAAGCCACATTTATCACACACAGTTTTCTTCTTGTAGCCTGCTTTAATCCACCCGGGTAAAGCACGAGTGCGTTTTCCTTTGCGAGCACAACTGGAACACAGTTTCCTATAACGTACTTTTCCCTCAGAATGGTAATTGATTGCAACAGGATTGCCATGACATATGGTACATAAAGGTCTATTCATACAGATATTTATAGGTAAACCTTTCGAAAGGCACCTCTAACCACCAAAAATAGATATCCTTTTATAAATACTACAAAATGTTTGTTAAAGGATAAAAACATGGCACTAGTATCTCCAGGTTTAGAAATTAGCGTAACCGACGAAAGTCAATACGTACCAGGCGCAGTTGGCACTGTTCCATTAATTGTAATGGCCACTGCACAAAATAAAACAAATCCATCAGGTGCCCTAGCGTCTGATACTACCGCTGCTAGAGCAGGTAGACTATTGGCATTTAGTAGCCAGCGCGAACTTATTAGCGCAATGGGATATCCTAGCTTCAAGCAAAGCGCAGCAGGCACTCCTTTGCATGGAGATGAGCGAAACGAATATGGCTTAATGGCAGCTTATAGCGCACTAGGCAACGTGAACAGAATTTATGCTATCCGTGCAGACGTAGATCTTAATGCACTAGAAGGTACTAGTGTACGTCCAACAGGTGCTGTTGAAAACGGAACTCATTGGATGGATCTAGCAGAGTCAACTTGGGGCATCAATGAATGGGACGCAGTAAACAATGTGTTCAGTTTAAAGACTCCATTACTAATCACCGACAATGCAACTGACGCTACTTTATCCGGTGGTATTTACGTTCCAAAAACCAGCATTGGTCAAATTGGTCAGTACGCTGTAGCATGGACAGGCACAAATGCTAACCTATTCTACAAAGCAGGTAATAATTTACGTACAGACAATGCAAACTACAACACTTGGGTAAGATTGGGAACCACTGCATGGCAAACTGCTTGGCCAGCAATCAAAGGTACAGCATCTAATCCATTAGCTCCTGTAAACGGAACTTCTTATACAATTACTATCAACACTGAAACTGTTGATTTACAGAACACTTCGGTCACAAGAAGTCTAGATTACATTGTTAATGCAATTAATACAGCAGCAATTACTGGTGTCACAGCAGCCAATGTAAACGGAAAAATATATCTATATGCAAGCAACTTGGCACAAAGCAACGGTTCAACTGCTGATGGTAAAATTGCTATTTCGTCTAACTTGTCAGGTGCTCCATTAACACTGTTAGGAATTACAGCTGGTACATATGCTAATCCTATTTTAACATACGGTGATTTTGCAGCCATGCCAAGCTGGAGAAGCACAGACACAGTTCCTCGTCCAAGCGGTAGCGTGTTTGCAAAAGTTGGCGCAACTGGTAGCGGTGCAGATATTGTTGTCAAACGATACAGTTCCAGCACCGATACCTGGGCAACTTTGGCAGCACCATTCTACAATCGTGCAGAAGATGCAATTTATGGATTAGATTCTAGTGGCGGCGGAAATGGTATCGCAGCAGGCACCTTATGGGTAGCATACGATCCATTACGTACTGATACAGGTGGATACAAAGTATTCCGTAGACGCACCAGCGGGCAAACTGTAATTGGTGGTACCGCTGTTGGCGCAAACCCATTTACAGCAAGTGACGAATTGGTAATTGGTGTCACTGAAATTGGATCAGCTAATATCATTGAATATACTGTAGTTCTAACTGGTACATCACGTGCATCGTTTGTTAGTGATGTGTTGGCTTTAAATATTCCTGAACTTAATATCTCTGTTAGTACCAGCGGTGTAATCACATTTACACACATTTACGGTGGTGACATTTATTTGACAGACAGTGTGGGTACACCAACTTCGGATGCAGGATTTAGTGCAACCACAGTAGACGGCAGTACTGGTATTTTACAATACGGCAGCACATTGGCATTGACCAACTGGGAAATTCCAAACACTTCGTCGTTTGTATTGACTTACAGCACCACTGAGCCATACCGAGCACCTGCAGAAGGTACTTTATGGTACTACAGTGATCCAGCATCAGTTGACATCATGATCAACGAAATTGGTGGATGGAGAGCATATCATAGTTCATACTATGATGGTAGCACCACTGATGCACGAGGATATGATTTGTCAGCTACAGACACAAACGGTGTTATTATTAGCGCAAGCGAGCCAACAAAACAAAGCGACGGCGTGACTTCTTTAGTTCCAGGTGATCTATGGCTAGATACCGGCGACTTGGAAAACTATCCTGCACTATACAGATACGACGACAACAATACATGGATCTTGATTGACAACACTGATCAAGTAAGCCAAAACGGTATTGTGTTTGCTGATGCACGTTGGGACACTGACGGCACCACTGACATTATTACAGGTTCATTGCCTGCAATTACTGATCTACTAGAAAGTGATTATCTAGATCAGGATGCACCAGACTACAGACTATATCCACGTGGTATGTTGTTATTCAACACCCGTCGTAGCGGTTATAATGTAAAACAATTTGTTAGCAACAAGTTCAATGCAAACGCTTATCCTGATCTACCAGCTGTTCCAGGTGCAGGCAGTTCTTTACCGGCTGTCAAAGATACATGGCAAACAGCTAGCGGATTGAAGGATAACGGCAGTCCTTATATGGGTCGCCAAGCACAGCGTCGCATGGTCACAGCGGCTATGCAAGCAGCAATTATTGCAAACACAGAAGTAAGAGAAGAACAGTATGCATTTAATATTATTTGTGCTCCAGGTTATCCAGAACTAATTGATGAAATGGTAGCATTAAACAATGATCGTGCAAACACTGCATTTATCATTGGCGACACTCCAATGAGACTGGCACCTAATGCAATTGACATTGCAAACTGGAGCAATAATACCAACGGAGACGGTCTAGCAACTGCTGATCCTTACTTGGGCGTTTACTATCCTTGCGGTAGAAGCAGCGACTTACAAGGCAATGACATTGTTGTTCCTGCAAGTCATATGGCATTACGCACAATGATTTTTAACGATAACGTTGCATATCAATGGTTTGCACCAGCTGGTACACGTCGTGGACTAGTTGACAATGCAAGCAGCATTGGTTATATCAATGCTACCACAGGCGAATTTGAATTCAACAGTATTCGTACTGGTTTACGTGACACATTATACGAAAACAAGATCAATCCAATCACTAACTTACCAGGTGTTGGCCTAGTTGTTTGGGGTCAAAAGACTCGCAACCCAACTGCAAGCAGTCTTGATCGTATCAATGTTGCACGTCTAGTTAACTACATCCGTACAATACTGGCCAATGTTGGCAACGGATTCTTGTTTGAACCTAATGATAAAATTACTCGCGACCAGATCAAGAATATTATCTCAGGTGCAATTAATGATCTTGTAGCTAAACGCGGTATTTACGATTATCTAGTTGTTTGTGATGACACCAACAACACACCTACACGTATTGCTCGTAATGAATTGTATGTAGACATTGCGATCGAACCAATGAAGGATGTTGAGTTTATCTTTATTCCAATTAGATTAAAGAATCCAGGTGACATAGCAGCAGGCGTATAATATGGGTAGGGGGTAATTTTTACCCCCGAAAAATTTTGGAAAAAAATTGATAAATACCTATAACAGGAGAATATAAATGGCAATAGCCTCATTAAACAGATTTACAGTACCTTTAGCAACTAATCAGAGTGCTAGCACACAAGGTCTGCTAATGCCTAAGTTAAAATATCGCTTCCGTGCGGTATTTGAAAATTTTGGTGTAAGTAGCGACAGAGTAGAATTAACCAAACAAGTTAATAGCATTAGCCGTCCTAATGTAAACTTCAATCCTTTTGTTATTGAGGCTTATAACAGCAAGGTTAACTTAGTTGGTAAACCAAGTTGGGAACCAGTGACAGTTGTATTACGAGATGATGCAGGCGGCAACGTGTCTAAGTTAGTTGGTGAACAGATTCAGAAGCAGTTTGATTTTATGGAACAAGCATCGGCCAGCTCTGGTATTGATTATAAATTTGTTCTAAAATTTGAAATGTTAGATGGCGGCAACGGAGCTAATCAACCTAACGTATTAGAAACATGGGAGCTGTATGGCGCATTTGTTAACCAAGTAAACTACGGTGAAATGTCATATTCAGAAAATAGTCCTGCAGATATCACACTAACAGTCACATACGACAATGCAATCCAAACTCCAACTGGTACCGGAGTTGGAACAGCAGTAGGACGTACTCTAGGCACATTGATCACAGGCGTGACCTAATTAAAAAAGTTTTACTTTTGAGTACCCGGAGAAATCCGGGTATTTTTTTTGGCATAAATATTTTAAAAGGTATATTATGGGAATTTTTGACGGCTTTTTGACACAATTGGCCACTGGCGACCAGATTAAAGATTTTAAGCACGCCAGTAGATTGTATGTTGACAACAACTACGCACTGAGCCCAAAGTACGACTGGTTGTATCATGTTTATTTTGATCTAGATCCTACACTGACAAAAGTTGCCAGAGATCGAGTACTTGAAGCTGGCATGCTGGTCAAATCAGTTGATCTTCCCAAATTCAGCATTGACACAAAAACATTCAACATGTACAACAGACCAGAAGTTGTACAAACCAAAGTAAAATACGACACAGTACAAATAACATTTCACGACGATCAGTCTGATGTAGTTAGAAATCTATGGTTTGATTATTTTAATCACTACTATAGAGATATGGATGCTAGCTATTCAGACAGTGCAGGAACCGTGCATCCTTTGTATCATTCAAAAAGTCAGTATAGACTTGGGCAAAGAGATATTTTAAATAATTTTGGATATACTCCAAGAAACGGTGGTGGAGTTAACGGTCCGCAGTATATCCAGGCTATTAGAATTTATAGTTTACACCAGAAAAAATTCAGCGAATACACATTGGTTAATCCCATGATTGTTCAGTTCAGTCACGGCAATCACAATGCCAGCAGCAATGGCGGACTTGAACATTCAATGACACTAGCGTACACCACAATGTTATATGCCAGTGGTTATGTGACAAAAAATACTGTAAAAGGATTTGCAGATTTACATTATGACAAGTCGCCTAGTCCGTTAACGGCAGCTGGTGGAGGTACTAACAGTATACTTGGTCCAGGTGGTATAGTTTCAGCACTTGATGGATTTGTTAGAAATCCCGCCGCGGGAGCATTTGGCCTATTCAGATCATACAACAAAAACAAAAATGTTGACCTCAAAGGTCTTGCCAGTGCAGAGCTTTTAACATCCGGCATGGACATATTAAACGGAAGAGACCCAAGAGATAGATTCTTTATTCCAGCTGCTGGAAGTTTAGCAAATAGACCTGGCCGAACTCCATCAACAACACCGGGCGAAGCCGGGGTAGCTCCTGGCAGCGTTAACAGCAATGGATCAAGTATCAGTCTTGGTACAGGACTAATAGGAGGTGGCGCAGCATTGGCCATTGCCGGTAAACCAGAAATAGGAGCCGGTCTTGCTATAGCTGGTCTATTGGTCAACAACAAGAATCAGATCACCGGTGGCTCATTGGATAAAACAGTGAATATTGAAAAACCCGCAGAAACCAGTAATACTGAAGCATTACAAGCAGTGTCTAGCAGTTCGCCGTTGGACTTCTTTAGCTTTGGCGCATCGCTGCAGAAAGTGGCAAAAGAAAGAGAAGCCAAAGCAAAAGCCGAACAAGAAAAGAAGAACAAAGAACAGGCTGATGCTTATAGATCATATTATACTACAGGCCCTGGTGCAACCACACCAACGTTTACAACTGGTACAGCGACTGAAGTGACATCAACCAGTCCATTGGCACAGACACCGTACAATAGAACAGTGATACCAGGAACCAGTACCACATCAGTGGCATTTACTAACTTGGCCAGCAATGAAGCCAAACAGTTTGTAGATAACGGTAATCCGCAACCGGCACTTAGCTATGCTGGCAATCAAGTGGGACGCTCAACTAACCCAGAGAACACATAAAATGACAGCAAACAGTCAAATTTTTTCAACTACACTATTTGGAAATAGCAGCGGCCTTACTGCAGAACAGCAGGCAAACGCAGATCGGATCACACAGGAAAAATACCTGGAATCAACAAATACCAGCTCAATGGGTACCACTATTCCTCGAGTGCCCAGCAATCAAAAAATAATGAAAGATTGATATGGCCAATTTAATACGAGCAAAAGAACCTACCAATCTAGGACAAATCAATTTAAATGCTATTGAGACAAAAGATACCAACAAGTATTTTAATAATTTTTTTGAAATACCAGTTGAAGTCAGCAGCAACGTTGATTCAGCTATTGTGGCATATTTTGAACAAGTCACAGACAACAAAGAATCGGCTCGAGCTCTTGCCAGTGCGGTTATATATACCAGTGTCAAGCAAGGACTTAATCCAATGGAAACATTGAAAGAATTTCAAAAACTGCCAAAAGGCGAACTTGATGCATACACAGCGATGTTTTTAAATTTTGAACGCAAAGGTACCAGCTACCTAGGGTTAAGCAACCAGCCTCAAGTTAACAAATATATACAAAGATCTATTAGACCATAATGGCTGCAAAGTTTGCAAACGGGTTCTATCAAATCATGAACCCAGACAAGTATGTGGGAAAGAAAGTTCCGCATTTCAGAAGCAGTTGGGAACATACTTTCATGCGCTTCTGTGATACCAATCCAGCAGTGTTGCAATGGGCCAGTGAAGCTATACACATTCCCTATCGTAATCCGTTTACAAACAAGAACACAATCTACGTACCTGATTTCATGATCATGTATGTAAACAAAAATGGTGAAAAATTTGGCGAGCTGATTGAAATTAAACCAAATAAACAAACAAACTTACAAGAAGCACGTAGTGCTAGAGATCAAGCAGCAGCAGTATTGAACATGTATAAATGGCAAGCTGCACAAGCCTGGTGCAGCCAAAACGGACTGCGATTCCGGGTACTAACAGAAAATGATATGTTTCATCAAGGACGAGCTCGGTAAATACGAGCATGACCAAAAAATTATCTGAACTATTTGATCTACCCACAGATCTCCCGTCAACAGATTCTGCAGAGTCCGATGACGCACTCAAAACAATTGCCGAAAACAAAGACATCATTGCCAGGGTTGATGATGCTATAGACAAGATTGATATAGCGTTGCCCACTGTGCGCGATCTTGAAGCCAGCGACGAAGAAATGGATGAACTGGCTGACTTAGCAAAAAGCAAGTTTGAAGATCTAATGGACCTAGGAATGAATATGGATCCGCGTTTTGGCGGGGTAGTATTTCAAACTGCCGGCACACTGTTGGGGCATGCTATTACTGCAAAAACAGCCAAGATGGACAAGAAGCTGCGTATGGTACAATTACAGCTACAAAAGGCCAGATTAGATCATCAAATGAGCAAAGATAGTCCCGAGGATCGTCCTATAGATGGACAAGGTATTGTGCTGGATCGCAATGCACTACTGGAACAGATTCTCCAAAAGAACAAAAACACATAAATACTCTATAAAACAGGATAAAACCTATGAAAAGTCTTCACGATTATATAGCCGAACGAAATTCAAATTATGCTTTTAGGATCAAAGTAGCAAAGCAAGATCCTAAAGATATTATGGAAGAAATTAAGAATGCTCTTGATGCGTACGAGCTGGTAGATATTACCGCACCAAAAAGTATGCCCGTACAAGAACACAGAGAGTTTCCAAAATGGGGACCTTGCGAATGCTGGCAGTTTGAAGCCACAGTTGCTTACCCCACAACCAGTGTACAAATTGCACAACTGTTAAAAGAGCGCACCGGCATGCAAGCTGAGTGGGTTTGTGTTTACGGTAAACAACAAGCCGATCAAAATGATTATGCTGAAGCATATGGCAAAGACCACGAAGGGTCATTGCTATTGGACAGTGAACTTCAAGACGTTCCTGGCGGACAGGACCTAGTGGGCGACAAACGCAAAGACAGTTTATTAAAAGAACTAGACGCACAGTCACCTAAGTTAACTGGATTTAAAGAGCCAGAATTAACTTCAACCCGTGCCAGCGAAAGAACCAAGCCAGCGCAAACAACTAATGCACTACCACAAGGCACTAAGAGCCCGGTAGGAAGCCAACAAAATAAATTACCACCCATTAAAGGAAAAAACAAATGAGCAACAATATCTATGACATCTTAAAGAAGATGGAAAACCTAGAAGCACCCAAGCAGAGCCTAAATGAAGGCAAAAAAGCCAAGCCTGATTTCCTTGATAAAGATAGTGACAAGAAAGAACCATTGAAAAAAGCTGCCAAAGAAAAAAGTAAAGGTGCTATTGGCGAAGCAGTTGCTCGTGTTGAAAAACAGTTGGCAGAGAAATACAACAATCACAAAAAACAATTGAGCGAACGCGAGATGGAAGAAAGCGGCTTACAAGCTTACTTGGGTAAAAAGAAATACGGCGAGCAAGGCATGAAGGCCCTACAACAAGCTGGGCGCGATGGTGCTAGCAAAGAAAAAATGGCCAAGATTCGTGCTAAACACGACAAGATGGATGAAGGTGAATACAACGAAGACATGCTGTCACCTGCACAAAAGAAGTTTGCAGCGTTAGCTGAGCCCAAAGACAAAATTACTTACGCAGACAAAATTGCAGGCGCCAAGAAAGACAAGAAAACTGAAGGTAATAAGTTTTCAGGCAATCTTGCAAAAGCCAGAGCACAAGGTTTAAAGCAAGCTGACCTAGACGGCGACGGCGAAATGGAGCCAGTACACGAGGGATGGGACGACATGATGAAAGCTGCCAAAGAACGCAGCGGCCCTCAGCCCAGCGGCGGTAGTGGAATCAAAGCCGGTAAACGTTATGGTGGATCAGCACAAAAAGACGAACCAGACACAGACAATGAAACAGGTGAGGTAGCAAAGAAAGGCCGTGGCCGTCCCAAGAAAGACAAATTTGCAAAATGAAAATCCATGAAATAGCCAAGCAGTCGCCTCTTAACGAAGGGGATGCTGTTAAAGTTTTAAAAAAGTCAGCCCCGGGTGTTGGTTTTGTTGATGCTGCAATCAGAGCAGGACAAGGCGATTACCTTGGTGCAGGCATTGCTGGTGCAGCCACTGGAATTGGTTTTATACCACACGGAGGTGCTACTGCGGCTAGTTATGGTCTTGATGCGCTAAACCAATTGCGTGATTATGCTAAAGAAAAAGGCGGCTGGGTAAATCTTGGTAAAGAGTATTACGATTCAATAAAGAATCAAGAATACGATCCTAGTTTTTTACCTGAGGGATTTGAAGAACTAGATCGTCTTGAACAGTCAGGTCAGCTTGACGAAGCCGGATTGAGAGACATACTTTTTAATCCTAAAAAATATGGCTCAATGGCCATGGACTGGATTAAAAATCTTAGAAAAGGTGCACCCGAAGCTCCTCCTCGTATTGAACCCAAGCCACCTTTAAGCGCAGCTGAACGCGATGCTATTGCTAGAGCAGAAGAAGAAGCAGCACGTCGAGCAGAAAAAGAAGTTAAAGTTATTGATCGTCGCGGGAAACCAAAATCAGATGGCGATACGCCAATAGTCGGAGAACCATCAACAACTGTAGAATTACCAAAAAGAGGACGTCTTGAGACTGATAAGGCCTACTCAGATAGAGTAGCGGCCATGGGACCAGAATATGCAGCCAAACACGCTCAACAGTTAGACACTCTTTTAAAGATGCGCGAACTCGAGCGCGGAACATTGACAGGTGCAGCAAAAGAGTTTGGCAAAAAAGCATTAGGCACAGGATTACGGTGGGGTGGGTCTGGTGCGGCACTGGGCACCGGATTTTATTATGGACCAGATGTGGTTCAAAAAGGTATAGACTGGTGGCGCCGAGGACCAGAAAAAGATATTATTAAAAAAGGCGAAGAAGGCGAATTACTGTCTGACATTATAGATAAACAAAACACGCAACAATCAGCACCAGCGCCTGCACCAGCGACAGATCAACCGGCACCGGCATCGCCTGCACCTCAAAAACCTGCAGCCGAACCAGAATCTCCAATCAAAGACTTGCCGCCACAAGGCAAAGCACCTGCGGGTAAAGAAAAAACATTAGCAGAAAAGTATCTTGATTACAAAGCTCAACTGTCGGAACGAAAGGAACTAGATTTAGACGATCTTAGAACAAATCCTAATATCCGTGTTATGCTGGATCTAATAGCAAGAGCAGAAGGTAATACCAATTACAATACACTTGTAGGTGGCGGCAAATTCAACGACTTCAGTTCGCATCCTAACAAAACAGTTTATTTAAAATCACGCGGTAAAACAATACCTAGTGATGCAGCCGGTAAATACCAAATTATGGGAGCCAATTGGGGTCCTTACTCTAAAAAATTAGGCCTTAAAGATTTTGGACCGGAATCGCAAGACAAAATTGCAATACAAATGATTGCCGACCGAGGTGCATTAGATTCTGTACTAAAAGGCGACTACACAAATGCAGTAAAAAAATTAAAAAGCCAATGGGCCAGTTTACCTGCAACAGAAATCAAACAAGGATACGGACCAAAAAGTTGGAAATGGGTAAACGATCAAGTTGCTGATCTTAAACAGATTCACGGTATTGATACCAGCATTGATGGAACACAAGTAGCACGAGTTGATCAAAAAACCGCAGAACCCAAGCGGGACACCAAAGCAGCAAGACCAGGGTATTATGCTGTGGGCGACAGTCAAGCACAGGGTGTGGCTGGTTATGGTGGCGAACAGTGGGACAAAAGCATGGCCTATCGTGGAGCCAGTATACTAGATCCCAAGCAGTTTAAAGTTCATTTGGCCAATATAGAAAAAATTCCTCCAGGTAGTGTTGTGGCCATTAGCGGAGGAGGCAACGATGTTGCGTCGGCCAAGCCAGAAGTTATCACCAGTCAAGTAAACAAACTGATTGCTGCTGCCAAAGCTCGTGGTCTTCAAGTGGTTCATTTATTACCTACTGCCACTGACAATCCCAAGACAAAGCAAATGCGCGATCAGTTGCGCCAAGCAATGACACAAGGACAAACAATAGCGCCAATAGTTGATTTGGGACCTGCCTCAAAAAAGGATCCAATGAATTTGCATCTTGATCCCAAAGGATACAAAACTATTGCTAAAAATATCACTAACATGCTACCAATTGGTAGTGCAGTTGCTGGTGAACTTCCATCCAATCAAGGTGGGCCAGAAAAAGCCGATCGCTCCGGGAAGACTCCAAGAGCCCCAGATGCAGCAGAATTGGCAAAAATCAATAAGCAATTACAAAATTATAAAGATCCTGTTAAAGAGCTTGAAAACATTATTAAACAAGCAGAAGCAGCAGGAAAGAAAACAGGCGAACTTAAACAACAGCTAGAGAAATTAAAGCAAGATTACGCAAAGGATAAAGCAGCTTCAGACAAAGGAACTGACACTAAAATTTCTATAACTACAGAACCAGGATCTATCGCCGACAGACTTCAAAAATGGTGGAATGATGAAAAAACACAAACACCTAAAAAGTCGTCGCCAGTACCTAAAGAGATGCCAGCAGTTGATGATTTTGGCAATGTAATTGAACCTGGTAAAACAACCAAAAAAGCAGAAAAGACAACAACGCAACAGTCTGTGTCTGGTCGCGCTAGTAGTGTACCTGCTATAGGACCGCAATCTGCAAAAGCAGACTCCGACTTAGCTAAGCCTGCAAAGGGAGTGAGTACAGCAACAGTTCCAGCCAAATCAGAACCTCCTGCGGCAGTACCTGCTTCTGTAGCAACAGTAGATAAGAAAGAAAAGAAAAGTACAAAGGTAGTGTCAGAACCAAAGGCAGATGCCGAACCTAAGGCAGATGCAGATACCAAAGTTAATGTTCGCAAAGAGTTTGAAAAAGCATTTGCAGCAGCTAGAGCAAAACAAATTCAGGACACTGGTAAAGGCAGTGGCGGAACATTTACTTTCAAAGATCCGGTCACTGGTAAAGAAGCACAATTCACAACTGACTATGCTGATGAAGTTGCTCCCAAGGTAAAAGTCAGCAGACCATCACAAGCAGACTTAGATGCTAGTGGTAGTAAAATTGGCGCAGGTTATAAAGCAGCAGCAGACGCCCAAGCAAGTGCTAGAGCCAAATTACGCCGTGCAGATGATCTAGAAAGAATATTAAGCCAGGATCCTGATGTGAGACCCGCACCGCGTACCGCCGATGAAATAAAAAGCGACGAGTTGTGGGATCCTATACGAAAAGAAATGGATGCATTATCTCCAGAGGAACGCGAAAGAAGACTTAGAGATGCCAAGTTATGGATACACGGATTTGATGTATCATCCGATGATTCTGCCTCTGCAGCTAGTCTAGCTAGTAGTAAGCCCGCAGATGTATTACGTTCCACCGACGGCACTCCTGTTGTTTCTGGAACTGGGAAGCCATGGGGAACAGGCACAAGTGACAAACAAGATATTGAGCGTGCCAAGGCAGAACTACAGAAAAAGATAGACGACGAAAAAGCCAGAAAAGAATTAGAAAAAATCAGTCCAAATCTATCAACTCAAGAACCAGAATCATTTGTTGATAAATGGAATCAAGGAATTGATACCCTTACTGGTAATCGACGCCCGCCCGCTGATCGGGAAACAATACGAGTTCCCGAATCGGTAAATACTGAACTTAAAGATATTTTATGGTTAGCTGGAAGGGCAAAAAAATAAAATGAACATGCGAGACTTAATAGACTTATTCGAAGCGCCGGCACAAGGCGCAACTGGGACAAAACTTGCACAAACAAGCGGCGGCCAGTTCATGAACAAAGCAGATAGATTGAATCAAGCCAAAGTTGATGCAGCACTAGGTCCAGGGTTTACAGCCGGAACAGCCGCAGCTAACATGGCACTAGCAAAGAAATTCAGCCAACCGCAGCCAGCCGGTACAGCGGCTGTTGCACCAACTATCTCAGATCGCGCTGCTACAGATATCAACGTTGCCGGAGTAGCAAAACCTGCAGCTACAGATACCAATCAAGCGGCACAAACAGTGCCAGCAGATCAATCATTAGATGCTGGCGAAGAAGTAGTTGACAATCCAGCAACTGACACAAGAGGCGCAGCAGCTATGGCAAGTAAGTCTGCACCAACACAAACCTCGGACCAGACTGCTACAGCAGCACTTAATACAGCACCAGCAGCAGATGCCAACGTAGATCAAGAAGCAACTGCCGCACGAGATAGACTGCAAGCACAAGTAAATAGCGGTGCATACAAGCCAGTTGCACAAGTAAATCCGCAGACTGCACCAGCAGCGACCAACACCGCTACTGCCTCTAAAAGCGATTATCAACCTGTTGCAGGAACCACTAATGTAGTGTCTAGAACGTCAGACAAAATTGCAGCAGATCAAAAAGCTGGCGGTCTTTATGGACAACAAAATCAAGCAACAAAAAGCTATGCCAGCTTTGGAGATTTTGCTAGTGCAGTAGGAGACAAAGTTAAAGGAATGTTTGGTGGTAATCAGCCAACAAATAATGCCGCTACCGCAATGGCAAGTAAATCAGCACCAACACAAACTTCAGATCAAGCGGCCACAGCAGCACTGAATGCTGCCCCAGAACCTGCTACAACTACCGCTACTAAACCCGCTGGTGGCTATGGACAATTCGCCGAAGATGAATTAGAGGAACAAGATAACATGGAATTAGAAGAAATGATGCGCCTAAGTGGACTTGCATTAAACGAAAAAGCTGTTAGTAAACAGCAACAAAAATTTATGGGCATGGTACATGCTATGCAAAAAGGTGAAAAGGTCAAAGGCGCTAGTCCTGAATTAAAGAAAGCAGCTAAAACTATGAGCAAAAAAGACACAAAAGATTTCGCAAGCACCAAACACAAAGGCCTTCCTAAGAAAGTCAACGAAGATGTTATGTTAGATGAAGGTGGCAATGCACTAAAGCATATTGCTAATAGATTCAAACATGAAGTCAAAAATTTCATGAACAATGGATTTATGGCAGAAAATCTATACGATGCACTGTACGATTACTATCTTGATACAGGCGAAATGCCATACGGCGTTGCTAAAGGTCGCGAAGGTGATCCGTATCAGTGGGTTGAGGAGCGTTTCTATGCAGATATGGGCAGCAGCATGAGCGAGTCTGTTGTGACCGAACAGCCAGTTGTGGATAATACTTTAAGTGAATTGGCTCGCTTGGCTGGACTAAGTGAAAGCAAATTAGACGAATGCGGCGACATGGGTATGAATAGTCATGACACTATGAATGTAAGCACCAATATGAGCAGCAACGGCACAAAGAGTGTAAACATCTCAGCTCAAGGCGACAAAGCAGACGAACTATTATCAATGCTCAAACTAGCAGGTATGAACAGTAGCGATCGCCCAGCAATGGTTGTCATGTCCGACGGCGATGAAGAAATGATGGAAGCTGATAGAGAAACAGAATACGAAAACACTCCAGAAGAAGAATATCAAACCGTGGACAGCATTATTCGTCAAGGCAATGATCTAAATAGAGAAAAGCGTCAATATGCAGACAAGCCAAAGTTGGGGGACAATCCAATGGCCGAAAGTACGCTTGATGCAGATTTGGATGCCATGTTGGAAAGTATCTTGATTAGGGACAACAAAGATGATCCTGAAATCAAAAAAGATCCAGAAACAGGCAGAGTACGTGCAACATTTCCGCCACCAAAAAAATCTGGCGCCCCAGATCAATCCAAACTTCCTTTAACAACTCACTCCTCGGATGATCGTGTTGGTGGCCCACGCCATGTCACAATTGGTAGCGGTGATGAAAAAGAAGTTGACGAAGGATGGGACGACGTTTCAAACTTTGTTGGTGACCTAGTAGGTACAGAGGCCAGCAAGCTAAGAACCAGTCAACAATTACGTGATCTTGACGCCATGCGTAAGCAGTACAAAGGTACCGAGTACGAAAAACAAGTCAATGATCGATATGATACACACTTAAATAGACTCCAAGCCGACAAAGGCGAAGTAGTTGGTAAAGATGGAGAGCCAATTAAAGTATTACCACCTCAGCAGTGGAAAGGCAAGTGATATGAAAAGTTTTCGTGACTATCTAACCGAAGCAGAATTAACTGAAGGTAATCCTGCGGTAGGTGATGTGTTTGAATTAGAAATCGCTAGAGACGAAACTTTGATTGAAACATACATTGTTGATGTATTTGAAGATGGAATAGTATTAGAAGCAGACGACACAATGATGAAAATTTTAACGCATGCGGGATACATTACAGAGAATCCAACAAACATGCCCCCTGCTACTCAAACTATAAGCCCAATACATTCAAATGTAAACAAAGATAAAAGCGCCGATGACGATCTTGAAAACAAGTACATGTCCAAAGATACAGGAGCAACTGCTCCAAAGAAGCCTACAAGAAATCCTGTTGATACAAGTCCGTTAACTGAACCAAAAGCAAAAAAAGATCCCAAGGATTATATGGTTCATGAAGATGATTTCAAGTGGGGGCAAGATAGCTGGACTGACAAGCACGGTGGTGTAAACAAGTACGATCCCAAATCTGACAGCTATAAGTCAACAAGCCCAGTGGTTCCTAAAGACAATAAAACTCTGGTATCGGCCTATGCAGATCAAAGAGCCACATATTCTAATTCTAGTAAAGGTGAACCAAAATTCAGTCAAGAGTACACTTCTCGCACCTTTGCTAGAGATCCCAAAACTGGTGCCGGCGATTATCTTATCAATAAAATGAAAGACGACAGCTACGAACAAGAGTTTCAGCAGGATGTAAGTAAGCCTTGGATGGACTACACTGAAAAAGGTGGACAAGGCCCAATGGCACAATTTCGTGCCACTACCAATGAAGCAAAGTACAGAGGCCGCACAGTTCCACTGGGCAAGAAAATGCCTGGTGATGTTAAGAAATCCAAAGTGTATGTAAGAAAGCCAAACGGCAACATTGTTAAAGTTGAATTTGGTGATCCTAACATGCGTATCAAAAAGTCAAACCCTAAACGTCGTAAGAGTTTCAGAGCAAGACACAACTGCGCTAATCCGGGACCAAGATGGAAGGCACGTTATTGGTCGTGTAGGAGTTGGTAATGTCTGACCCAAGATTCTTTAGACGATATTTAGATATTCTTGATGAACAAGACTCTGCCACTTTAGATCTTGGCAATGCAAAATTTACAGCAGACAAACCTACTAAAACATTTACTGGACAACTTGATGTAGATGATACTACGCAATTAACAGCAACTCGAGATTTCAATCCTGGTGGTGCATCAACTGTTGGAGTAAAAACAAATATAAATGGTGTAGATCTTTCAGCTCAAAAAAGCACCCCGGCTTATAATAAGGGGCAAATGGGAGGTACCACAAGTGTCTCTGCTGCATACAAGGATACAACAGGAGCATTAGGTACTCCTGGACAGACACACACAGTTAGAATGGATAAAGGCATTGGATTTGGTGGAGTAGGAAAAGACATCAAACCCGGCGGCAATTATGTAACAACTTACACAAAATCTTAAAGGAAAAAATCAATGAAAAAACTATTCGCAATTCTATTACTAGCACCTGCTTTAGCATTTGCACAAAAGGCACCACAAGGCGTCACATATGATGCACAAATTGTTCGTGTCAATGACGGCGACACAGTTGTTATTGCAGCACCATTTTTACCACAGCCACTCAAGCCTGAATTGGCTGTTCGTGTGTATGGAGTTGATACACCAGAAAAAGGACATCGTGCTCAATGTGCTAGCGAAGCACAGCGAGGTGAAGCTGCAACTGCATTTACCAAGAATGCAGTAGCCAAGTCAGTCAAGCGTCAAGTGATCCTTTACGGTTGGGACAAGTTTGGTGGCCGTGTACTAGGCGACATGATACTAGATGGACAAAGCTTACGTGCTCAATTGATTGCCAATGGATTTGCTAGAGAATACTACGGCGAAGCCAAGCAATCGTGGTGCCAGTAATGGGCAACGAAAACCAAGATTCAGAAAATGATCTTCCGGTGGTGCCATATGGCGAACACTGATGAAGTACGTTTTTGTTTTAATGGTTTTGGTTGCTGATGATGGACAATGGCGTGCCTGGAATTCTTATCCTACGCTCGCCCAATGCGAAGAAGTGATATCTGTTATAACGTATCACAGAGAAGATAAAATTAAGGCCTATTGTTCGGCAAAACAATTAACACCATGAAAACAATTATTTTTTTATTTTTTTGGTTTTTAACAACTTTTGCTATTAGCAGGGGCGATGCGATAGGAATTTTTTTATCTACTGCCGGCTTCTTATTTTTGTTTACTATGGCAGAAGAATTAGAAGAACACAATGAACGATATTGAACAACTAAAGGTACTTGCAGGCATTGGTAATCGTGCAGTAATGCAGGAATACAAAGGCTTTGCTGGTAGCAACATATCAGTCACAGGAAATGAAAAAGGCGAACTCATGAAACGACATGATATTCGCCCTGGGACTGAAGAGTGGTTTAAATTGTGGTTCAGTAAGCCTTATCTAACAGGCGAACGGCCCATTTAAGCAGCTTCTGCATCTCTACCCAAATACTGATTCCACTTAGGATCCTTAACTCTAAACGGACTGTTCTTCCAAGCAGCAGCCAATGCCCAATAATCCGGGCGATACGGCTTGCGTATAGGACGCATTAACTTATCTGCTTTTTTAAAGTTGCAAGGTTTGCAACTAGTCACACAATTTTCCCACGTAGTACCGCCACCGTGGCTTACAGGAATAACATGGTCGATGGTTAAGTCCTTAAAGTCGAACGTATCTTCGCAGTATTGGCACTGGTACAAATCACGCAAGTACATATTATGTCGAGTAAAGTTTACTTTGCGTTTGAAATTAAAGTACTCTCGAGTAATAGCCACACTGGGTACATTAATAGATAGTTTTTCGCTGTGGATCATCCAGTCTGGGTAAGTTTCGATAACCTGAATACGTCCCAAAAACATAAGCTTAACAGCATGTTGCCAATGGATAACACTTAGCGGAAGTACGCTAATTGGTGTATAATCTTTGTTTAAAAGTAAAGTGTGGCTCATAAGTATTATTATGAAAAACGATGCAAATAGTATTATAAAGAGTCCGTATCAAAAAGTCAACATGACCGAGGACCAGATTCTGGAATTCGCAAGGTGTGCTGATCCAGTTGACGGTCCGCAATATTTTATGGACAATTATTTTTATATACAACATCCCGTTAAAGGGAAAATGTTATATCACCCGTTTGAATATCAAGTAAAGCTAATAGATACTTATCATCACAATAGATTCAGTATCAGTCTCATGCCTCGACAGACCGGTAAGTCTACGTCGGCAGCAGGATACTTGCTTTGGTATGCAATGTTTAAACCAGATAGTACAATCTTGATTGCAGCACACAAATATACTGGCGCCCAAGAGATTATGCAACGTGTGCGTTATGCATACGAACTGTGTCCGGATTTTATTAGAGCCGGTGTCACCAGTTATAACAAAGGCAGTATAGATTTTGAAAATGGTTCGCGTATTGTTGCACAAACAACAACAGAAACAACCGGACGAGGTATGAGTATTACACTACTATACTGTGACGAATTTGCGTTTGTGCGCCCCACTATAGCCAAAGAGTTTTGGACTTCCATATCACCTACACTGAGCACTGGCGGTAAAGCAATTATTACATCAACGCCAAACAGTGACGAAGACCAATTTGCTACAATATGGAAACAGGCCAACAAGTGTACGGACGAATTCGGGAATCCAACAGCAATAGGCATAAACGGATTCAAAGCATACCGCGCTCGCTGGGACGAACACCCAGATCGTGATGAGAAATGGAAATCTGAAGAAATTGGCCGTATTGGCGAAGAGCGTTTCAGACGTGAACACGGATGTGAGTTTTTGATTTACGATGAAACACTAATTAATGCATCTACTCTTGCCGAACTTGAAGGACGCGAGCCAATAGAACGACAAGGCCAAGTACGTTGGTATCAAAAACCACAACGTGGCAAAACTTATGTGCTTGGGCTGGACCCAAGCTTGGGCACCGGTGGCGACCCTGCTGCTATACAAGTGTTTGAATTACCCACAATGATTCAAATTGGTGAATGGCAGCACAACAAAACCCCAATTCAACGACAAATTGCTATTCTTAAAGAAATATGCGAATACTTGTATGATTCGATTGGGACACAAAACGACATCTACTACAGCGTTGAAAATAATACCCTGGGCGAAGCGGCACTGGTTGTTATCAACGAAATAGGAGAAGAAAATATCAAAGGAACATTCCTAAGTCAGCCAGTCAAAGTAGGTCAGGCTAGAATACATCGCAAAGGATTTACTACAACCAATAAAACCAAAATTGCAGTTTGCGCCAAACTCAAGAATCTCATTGAAAATAAAAAGATGACAATTTCAAGCAAAAATTTAATCAGTGAGCTAAAGACTTTTGTTGCAAATGGACCTGGATTTGCTGCAAAAATTGGCGAAACCGACGATTTGGTGACTTCAACCCTGCTGGTACTCAGAATGGTGCAGGGCTTGCAAAGCTATGATTCGGAACTGGATGAAAAGCTAAAAGACAGCATTGATGACTATATAGCGCCTATGCCCTTTATAATGATTTAACGATAAATAATATACTATGCGAGAACTAAACAAAATTTCAGCTGCTTTATTTGATAAAATACGTGCCCGTTTTGACCACGTCAATATTGGTGACGAAAACGCTCAACGAGTCACCGATCCCGAACAAGCCCGTTTTTTTAATTTTGATTATATCAGCGAAAGCGGAGAAAACTTTGGTAATGTCACTGTCAGTTTAATTGACGAAGACAGCATCAAAGTTTATTTTGGATCAAACATTACCAATGCTTTAGATGAAGAGCAAGAAACAGAATGGTATAGATTTCTTCGCGGCCTGAGAGAATTTGCACGACGCAACATGTTATCGTTTGATGTAAGAGATATCAATCGTAGCAATTTAGATCTCAAAGACATCAAACAGCAAAGTGTATCTGATGCCACATACGACAAAGAAGAGCTGGCTATAGCAGAAAGCAAATTGTACGGACATGGAAACAACCGCAGAGTCAGCTACGGTGATGTTGGAACACACAAGCTAATAATTAAACACAAGGATCAAATTGATCCAGAACGCCACGGTGCTCGTGGACGTCAGATTGAGCATGTGTTCGTAGAAACTCCATTAGGAGAAAGATTCTTATTGCCCCATACAAACTTGCATGGCGCTAGAGCTATAGCCAATCATTTACGCCACGAAGGACGCATGGATGACGAAGGCGCAGCATTAATCAATGAAATGGTCAAGGAAATGGCCAGCATGAAACACTTTGTGCGTTCAATGCGTAATCGTACATTTGAGGACGCAGAAACAAGTGGCATGGTTGAATCTGCTATACATCGCTACAACGAAGTCAAAAACAATTTAAAGCGTTTACAAGGTCGCAAAGGACACGAATTGTTAATGAATATGTGTGGTCAATCGCAGGAACTAGATGAAGTTGACGTTGATTCATTGCGCGAACGTTTTGTTAAGAAAATTTACGATGACAGATTCAACGAGGCATTGCCTTATGTGTATCGCGCCTACAAAAATAAACAAAAAATGGACACCCCAATGACTGTGGAATTTGAGTCTTGGGCCAACGACATTACAGAACAGACCTGGACCGACGACACCGATGACAGAGATGAACAAGATCTAAGCGATCTAATGCAAACTCCAATTGCAGTTGGTATTGACGCTTCTGACGCTATTGCAGCTCTATCAAATATCAATTTTCTTAATAGCGAAGATTTAAATCAAGCCTTGATAAAATTAAGTAAGGTACAAGGACCGGATGCAGATGCTAGAAGAACCATTATTGGTTGGTTAGCATCAAATGGAGAAAACGCATTGGCTAACCAGTTTATGCAGATAATGCAGCAACAAAATGCCAATACACAGCCGGCTCCACAACAGCCTACACCGCAGCCGCAGCCCACTGGTGCAACCACAATGGATGAACCGGTAGTATCAGAAGATTTGTCTTTTTTACGTCGTCTAGCTGGCTTAAAATTCTAATATGATTATTAAGCCGGTAGACAAAGACTACCGACTATTCTCCGTTGAAAATTTTTTACCAAACGATTTGGCTGAACGAGTTCTTGATACAAACTGGGACAATATTCAGTGGACCAGAGGTGAACAACAAGAAACTTGGCGACGTCGACAATTAGACATTTCAAATTTTGAACTTTTTCAAAAATTTGATGATCAAGTTTTAAAAAATAAGATTCAAATTGAACAAGAATTGGGAATTCAATTCGAGTATTATCCGTTTACCATGTGGTGGTACGACGAACCAAATTTTATTGTTCCGATACATACCGATGGGCACCTGCCAGCTAGTATGCAAATATATTGGGCCGCTGATTCTGACAATTACGGTACTACATTTTTTGAGTTCAAGAACGCAAATTGTGTAAAATATCAATGCAAGTTCAAAGCAAACTCTGGGTATCTAATGTTGAATGGACCAAATCAAGATGGAAGTCAACCATTACAATGGCACGGCATGCTCGCACCGGTGCAGCAATTTAGAGTTTCAAGCTATACCAATTTTGGTACCTACAAGTTAAAAAAATAAAAAAATTCATTTGACAGCATAAATAGTATTGTTATATAATTGCACGGTGCAGTTGTATATCTAGGCACACACATTATGGCATTTTATAAGGAGAAACATTATGGCCACTTCATTAGCAGAAATCCGCGCAAAACTACAAGCGCAAGAAACTCGTTCGCAAGGCGGACAATCACAAGGCGATAACGCCATCTACGCACACTGGAACATTCCAGAAGGTTCCAGTGCAAAAATCCGTTTCCTACCAGACGCAAATACCAAGAACGACTTCTTCTGGGTTGAGCGACTAATGATTCGACTGCCGTTTGCAGGAATCAAAGGACAATCTGATAGTAAACCTGTTGTTGTACAAGTACCTTGTGTTGAGATGTATGGCGACGCTTGCCCCATCCTAGCCGAAGTACGCACATGGTTCAAAGACCCTGGTCTTGAGGAAATGGGTCGTAAGTACTGGAAGAAGAAATCGTATCTGTTCCAAGGTTTTGTGAGAGAAAATCCTCTAGCGGATGACAAGTCACCAGAGAATCCTATTCGCAGATTCGTTATTAGTCCACAGATTTTTAATTTGATCAAGGCTGCACTAATGGACCCAGAACTAGAAAGCATGCCTACTGATTACACCGCTGGACTGGATTTTACTGTCACAAAGACTAGTAAAGGCGGATATGCAGACTACTCAACCAGCAAGTGGAGCCGCAAAGAGACTGCTCTAACTGCACAAGAGCAAGCAGCAATTGACTCACACGGTCTATACAACTTGAGCGACTTCCTACCAAAACGTCCAGGTGAAGTTGAACTCAAAGTGATCAAAGAGATGTTTGAAGCAAGCGTAGACGGTCAAGCATATGATCCAGATCGTTGGAGCCAATACTTCAAGCCTAGCGGCTTTACTGGCGGCAAGAGCAGCGATGACGCAGCTGAATCCGCAGCACCTACTCCTGTAGCAAAGGCAGCACCCGCTGCTCCATTCGTGCCAACAGTGAGTCCGGATCTTGAGGATGACGAGCCACCAGTAGCAACTGCACCTGTGCAAACACCGGCTGCAAAACCTTCAAGTCAGAAAGCCGAGGATATCTTGGCCATGATTCGAAACCGTAGCAAATAAGGCGTTTAATGTTATCGCAGCTAGATAACATTATATTCCCGGACCGTTGTGATGTGCTAGAAATAGTACCGTCACAACGGTATGTCTATCCTATATATAAAAACGGCAGTAGCAGTTTATATAATTCAGGATTTAGACTTGTGAATCATGATGAATTGCCCAATATTTCAGTAGTGGACATTTATGTTCGCAACCCTTACGATCGCTTTGTCACTGGTGTAAATACATTTTTACAGCACAACAACAATCTTGATAGAGCCACAGTACTGCACTTCGTTAACAATTATCTTTTTCTAAACAGACATTTTTGTCCGCAGTTTCATTGGCTAGTAAATTTGCAACGATTTACTCGTGCCAAAATTAGAATTAATTCTATAGACGCATTGTCGGATATTACCTCACTAAAATTTAACCAAAGTCAAGATCCATTGTTAGATGAAGCTGTTAATACAGAAAAGCTACATTTTTATTTGTCCATTGATAAAGTATTAACTGAAGACCTATTGGGAAAAACTGTACCATTTAAATTAATTGTACAAACGATTCAACATCGTTATCCTGAAGTATACAAAGAAGTTGTTCAACGGAGCATGGATTTATGCGATGTCCTAGACTAAGTCATTTTGTTCGATTTAATTCTAACGGAACAGTGAGTCGTTGCGGACACATGGTCAATGCACCTCAATTTGATTCCATGGAAGAAATGGATCAAAGTCTCTGGCTACGCAATGCAAAATTGTATATGCATAAGGGGCTATGGCCTGCAGAGTGTCTGAGATGCAAGCAGACCGAAACAGCCGAAAATACCAGCATCAGATTGAATGCGATTCAATTTGATCAAACACAAACACAACCAGACTATCTCATTGTGGGCGGAGTGCTTGACAATATTTGTAATAGTGGATGCATGACCTGCAACGAAACCCACAGTACCAAGATTGGTAGTTTAAAATCACGAATATATCCAATTGTGGACAATTCCTCTAAGTTTTGGAATTTGCCAATGGATAGAATAGTACATCTGGACGTCAATGGCGGCGAACCCAGTGCAAGTAAAAATTATAAGAACATTTTAAAAAATCCTCCTCCCAATGTTAAATCTATTAGAATCAATACCAACGGTTCAATAATAATTGATGAAATAGAGGAATTGATCAATAGAGGAATTAAAATAACTGTCACAGTCAGCTTAGACGGGATTGAAGAAACACACGATTTTGTACGTTGGCCTATCAAGTGGGATAATTTTTATAAAAATTTAATGCATTACCAAGCAATAGATAAGTTAGATTTAAATACATGGACCACAGTCAGTGCATTAAATATCCATAACTTTACAGCTATTAAACAATTTACAGCCGATCATCAACTGGCACACTCGTATGCATTTTTGCATAGCCCTGATCCAATCAATGTCAAGTACGAAAATAATTTAACACTTCCGTACAAAAATATTTTTCCAGGTATAGTATCAGTAGACAAAAATAATCAAACAGAATTGGATGCATTTATCACTGAACAAAAAACATTGCGGGGCTTATAAATGAAAATAGCGATAACAGGTCATACAGCAGGTATAGGTCAGGCATTGGCAGAAATATATGCCAGCAACGGACATGAAATTGTTGGCTTGAGTAGACGCAACGGATATAACATTAGAAGTATTACCAAAGTGGCTTCCGCAATTGAATCTTGTGATATTTTTATTAACAATGCACAAGTAGGGTTCGCTCAAACTGAACTACTGTTTGCAGTGTACAAATTGTGGCAACAGCAACCCAATAAAAAAATTATCAATATCAGTACCATGCTCACTTCTTTGCCTGTGAGTGTGTTGCCCGGAATAGAAATGACCGAATACTATGTGCAGAAAAAATCTTTAGAGGAAGCTGTTTCGCAATTGAAAAATTTTCACACTGGTCCAAAAATTTGTTTGGTCAAGCCAGGCGCAGTTGCTACACAGCCAGGTCAAACTGCCCCCAGGCCCTATGCCGATGTAAACGAATGGGCAGCTCAGTTGATAGCAATATTAGATGCTGGTCCTAACTTGGAGGTAAGTGAAATATCTTTGGGCGTAAATTATGGATAGCAAAGAATATCTAACCAATCGTAATTTTTGCCCCATGCCATGGACTGGGCTGATGTACAATTTTGATGGCAATGTAAAAAACTGTATCAGGAGTGCAGGACCAATTGGCAATATTCAAAACAATTCTATACAAGAGATAGTAAACGGATTTAAAAATACTGAAACTCGAACCAAAATGATTGGTAATAGTCCTGGCTCAAATTGTTTTCCTTGTTATGAATTAGAGCAGGAGAAAAATAAATTTGATATTATCAGTGACCGAGTATTTTATTTGCGAGAATTAAAACAAGTTCCGCTGACTCTTTATCAACAGCCAGATAAATTTGATTTACACACAGTTGATGTACGTTGGACCAATTTGTGCAATATGGCCTGTGTTTATTGCGGACCAGATTTTAGCAGCCGATGGGCTAACGAATTAAATGTAAAAATACCTGTACCTACCGATCAACAAAGACAACAATTCAAAGACTATATATTAGGCAGCGCCAAGAAACTAAAGCACGTTTATCTAGCTGGCGGCGAGCCATTGTTAATGAAAGAAAATTTAGAATTACTCGAACATCTGTATGTAGATAATCCAGATGTAAATTTACGTGTTAATACAAATTTAAGTAAAGTCGACACAAAAATATTTGAATTGATCTGTAAATTCAAAAATGTGCATTGGACAGTTAGTGTAGAAACTGTTGAAGAAGAATACGAATATATCAGATACGGCGGATCATGGCACGACTTTGTTGATAATTTAACTACCATTAAAAGTTTAAATCATAAAATTTCATTTAACATGTTGCATTTTTTGTTAAATCATCGATCGCTATTTGATTGTATTGATTTTTTAAAAGGATTAGGATTTCATAATAACAGTTTTATTATTGGACCAGTGACCAATCCTGGATATCTAGATATACGGCATCTGCCAGACAGTGTGTTAGACACAATTAAAAACGAGCTGCATAATCGTATAAATCAATTGCCAGGATTTTTGTTAGAAAACAGTTATAGAAATCTTGCATTGTGTCTAGATAAACCCATAGTAAAAAATCTAGCTCAGGCATTTGAAATGATTGAACAGATTGACACTCGTCGAGGACTAAACAGTAAGAACATTTTTAAAGAATTGTATCAATATGGATGAAGTAAATTCAATAGCATTTGCACTAGATCCAACCAATGTTCCTGCATTTTTACTGGATTGGGAATTGACCAAGCTTTGCAATCTTGATTGCAGTTATTGCGCTCAAGGTATCGATGGTGGACACGATAACACAACCAAGCATCCACCAAAAGAACAATGTTTACAAACTATTGATTTTATGTACCAGTATGTTGATTTATACATGCAACATAAAAAACCCAGCCAACGAAAAGTTATACTAAACGTCTACGGTGGTGAAAGTTTGTTTCATCCAGACATAGTTGAAATATTAAAAGAATGTAGAAATAGGTATCAGCCGTTCAAAGACAAATGGCATCTTACTATTGCATGTACCACAAACGGGGTAGTAGGAAAAAATCAATGGGAACGGATAGTTTCGCTAGTTGATGATTTTACAATGAGTTATCATTCGGAAAGTTTACCCAAACAAAAACAACAGTACAAAGATAACATCATGTATCTCAAGTCGCAAAACAAGCGATTTAAATGTGCTGTTATGATGCACAACAACAAAGAATTATTCGAAGATGCTGAATCCTTGGTACAGTTCTGTAAGGACAATAATATTCGATATGTACTAAAACCGCTTGACAATTCTGGACCAGAATGGAAATACTCGGCTGAACAATTTTCAAAATTAAAAACATTTTGGATTGGTGAAGTACCGGAATCAAAAAAAGATCAGTATCAGAAATTTATCAACATCACAGAACAAAAAAGTGAAGTATCAAGCATTGATCAAGGAAGACCTTGTTGTGGTGGCAGAAAACTCAGTCTCAATGGAGATTTAAAATCTTGTGCGTCGTATGTACCAAAACAAGGTTTCAAGGATTGGTATTGTAGTGTAAATTGGTTTTTTCTATTTGTAAGGCAACTGGATGGCGCAGTATTCACAAACAAAGATTGCAAAACCAGCACAACAGGTCGGGTCGAACCATTGGGCAATCTAAATAATTACCAATCTATATTAAAACAATTAAAAATACAACTTGACAGCACTGAGCCTCCTATTATAAAATGTGTAAAAGACATTTGTATGTGTGGGTTCTGTGCCCCAAAAGCACAAAGTTTAGAAGAGTACAAAAAACTACTAAGTAGGAATTTATCAAAGGAAAATTATCATGGCTAAACCATTTGACGTAAGCAAGTTTCGCAAAAGTATTACAAAAAGTATTGACGGTATCAGTGTCGGATTTAACGACCCAACAGACTGGATCTCCACAAACAATTACGCTCTCAACTATCTTATTAGCGGGGACTTTAATAAGGGTATTCCAATGGGTAAGGTTACTGTATTTGCTGGAGAGTCTGGTGCAGGCAAAAGCTTTATCTGCTCAGGAAATCTGGTTAAGAACGCACAAGAACAAGGTATATATGTTATTCTTATCGATACTGAAAACGCACTCGACGAAGCCTGGCTTCACGCACTCGGCGTCGATACTTCTGAAAACAAGCTTCTCAAACTCAACATGGCAATGATCGATGACGTTGCTAAAATGATCACAGAGTTTGTTAAAGAGTACAAAACACTACCAGAGACTGAGCGTCCTAAAGTGTTAATCGTATTAGATAGCTTGGGTATGTTATTAACTCCCACAGATGTTAATCAATTTGAAGCCGGTGACTTGAAAGGTGACATGGGTCGTAAGCCCAAGGCACTGACAGCTCTGGTACGTAATTGTGTAAACATGTTTGGTAGCTTGAACATCGGTCTGGTTGCCACAAATCATACCTATGCTAGCCAAGACATGTTTGACCCTGATGACAAGATCTCGGGCGGACAAGGCTTCATTTACGCAAGTTCAATTGTTGTTGCTATGCGTAAGCTCAAGCTCAAAGAAGATGAAGATGGCAACAAGATTTCGGAAGTTAAAGGTATTCGTGCCGCATGTAAAATCATGAAAACACGCTATGCCAAGCCTTTTGAAAGTGTACAAGTCAAGATTCCTTATGAATCTGGTATGAATCCGTACTCAGGGCTAGTAGACATGTTTGAAGGCAAAGGTTTATTGCAGAAAGAAGGCAACAGTCTTAAATACACGCTAGCAGACGGTACCGTTATCAAGCAATTCCGTAAGGCGTGGGAGCGCAATGATGACGGCAGCTTGGACAAGGTCATGGAAGACTTTGCAAAGAATCCGCATAAAGATACTGCTGCTGTTCAATCAGAAGAGGAAACTGTAGAATGAGCATTGATGTAGAAGTGTTAGTTGAGTTGTACACAATTATGAAATCTTATGTCCCAACAAAAGATCGCCAAGAGTGTGCAGACAACTTAATGAGTGTTATGGTTGATATGTTGTCCGATGAAGAACTCAAAGTGTTTGGAGCCACAGATGCTGCACTTGCCAGAGCATTAAAAGAATACGTGGTTGATGAGGAACCCGACGACTACGATGATGAATAAGGAAAAAAAATTTTTTCCTATAAACACAGAAACTGCCTGTAAATTAAAGTGGTCCTGGTCAACTCTGTACCTCCATAATGGGGTATCGTCCAGTTGCCATCGGACCACTTTTCATCCATTAAATAAAGAAAATTTTTTTAATTTTCACAACAACAAGCATGTGATAAAAGATAGACAACACATGCTTGCTGGTGAATGGCCGGAACACAATTGCAGTCATTGTCAAGAAATAGAAAAAGTTGGCGGATTCAGTGACAGGATGCAACATCTTGCAATTCCGGATCAAGTGCCTGTAGAACTAGAGAATGATCCCACTGCGGTTATAGTAAGTCCTAGAATTCTTGAAGTATATCTAAACAATGTTTGCAACCTGGGCTGTCTATATTGCAGCCCATCTAACAGTTCAGTTATAAATCAAGAACACATCAAATTTGGCAATTTTGATAAAAACGGAATAACACTAAAACCAATTGCACAAGATAATTCTGCAGAATTGTTTCCTTTATTACTCGAATGGTTAGATAAAAACTATTCTAGTCTAGAAAGATTAAATGTACTTGGTGGAGAACCATTCTTTCAACGAGAATTTGTGATACTGCTTGATTTTTTATCACAACAAAAAAATTCCAATTGTGAAATTAACATCGTGACAAATTTAATGGTTCCTCATGAGATGTTAAAAAAGTTTATTGCACAGTTTCAAAACATGCTGGCAACTAAAAAAATAAAAAGACTAGACATCACATGCAGCATAGATTGTTTTGGTCCTCAGCAGGAATACGTTCGCAGCGGTCTAGATTTAGAACAATGGAAAAAGAATTTTGAATATCTAATTGATCAAGCTTGGATCAAATTAAATATCAATCAAGTTATTACAGTATTAACTATCAAAACCATGCCAGAGTTGTTGGAATACTTAAATGAACAAAGTAAAAAGAGAAAAATTGGACAGTATTTTACAACACCATCGGCACAAACAGGGCCAACTTATATGCACCCAAAAATATTAGGAGGCAGCGAATTTCAAGAGTCGTTCGCTAAAATTTTAAGCCTAATGAAAACAGACTCCGAAGAAGAAAAAACTGTAGTAAAATACATGCAAGGAATAATGTCTGAATGCCAATGTAGTGTACAAAACAATGAAGAACTAGTAAAATTGTTTACGTTCCTTGATGAAAAAGATAGACGGCGTAATACAAATTGGCGAGTCTTGTTTCCATGGTTAGAAAAATATGTGGTATAATCGAATAGTTGCAGATCTTGGTAATATACCTGACTTCATAAATTATTACGAAGGTGAACTCCAACAAGCAAAATATGATACAGCTATTAAGGGAAACCTGGAGAAGTCCACCGCGGGCCTACCAGGTATTACGGAACACAGGTTCAACCAACTTCAGGAAATCGAAGCTGTACTTAATTATCTTAATATACAACTTCGTAAGATACGACGCAAACACTTTCAGAAATATCTTGAATCCTACGCTCGTTCGCTATCATCCCGGGATGCCGAGAAATATGTGGACGGTGAAGACGAAGTTATTGATTATGAAACTATTATTAATGAAGTTGCTTTTCTTAGAAATCGATGGCTCGGAGTCATGAAAGGTCTAGAAAGTAAAAACTTTATGTTAGGCCATGTTGTTCGTTTAAGAACAGCAGGAATGGAAGATATCACACTTTGATGGACTATAAAGAACATGCAAAGAACATATTATACGAGTGGGCTCTGTGCTCTAGTGCCAAGCCAAAATACAACGCAGTAGATATTCAAATCGAAAAAGATGTGTGTGGTAGATGGGCAACTCATCTGATACATGCATTGAATTGGGGATCAGAATTAGAATTGGCCGAAGCATGCAATCAGCTGGAGTCTAGATTAAAACCCTTAAAAGAAAAAATAGTTATAGAGGTATTAAAAAATGGTTCCGTTTAAAAACGCATATGAAAGTCATGAACACAGTAAAAAGACTTTAGATTTACTGTATGGCTACGATAGCTTTCTTGACAGTTTAGAATCAGTGGCTGACTTTGGATGTGGATCTGGGCTAGACACACGTTGGTGGGCTACCTTGGAAACGCGAGATGATCCGCCAGAGCCGCGAAATTATCTAACATACGCAGTTGACAGAGATTTTAAATATCTAGATCCTGATCTAAAAAAACTAGAGAATGTTTATCTAGTCAACAAGGATATTGATGGTGACGAAGTTCCTATCAGCAGATCCATAGATTTTATTTGGTGTCATAATACTTTTCAGTATATTACCAATCCTTTGTTGACGCTGAAAACATGGAACAAGCAGTTAAATGTCAATGGCATGCTGTTGATGATTTTCCCACAGGCCATTCACTACTCCTACAACAGACTTCAAACACACAGTTATAACGGGTGTTTTTATAATCACAACTTGATTAACTTGATGTACATGTTGGCCGTAAATGGATTTGATTGTAGAGATGCTTATTTCCTAAAAGAAGAAAATGATCCATGGCTTTCTGCTGCGGTATACAAAACAGACATAGAACCCATGGACCCAAAAACCACATCGTGGTATGATTTAGCTGATTTAAACTTGTTAAATGACAGTGTTATGAACAGCTTAAACAAGTACGGTTATGTAAAGCAAGATGAAATAATTACAACCTGGTTAGACAAAGATTTCCATTTACCCAAAGAATGAACGCTGAACGAATTGTAATATGCACTGGCGGATTTGATCCAGTACACAGTGGACACATATCCTACCTCAACCATGCTGACCACTTGGGCGATTGGCTCGTGGTTGGGCTAAACTCAGATGCTTGGCTTGCACGTAAAAAAGGGCGTTCATTTATGACCTGGCACGAACGCATGACAGTGCTAGACAATTTACACATGGTCGATCGTGTAATTGAGTTTGACGACACAGACGGAACTGCTTGTGATGCTATAAGACGAGTCAAAGAGATGTTCCCCAAAGGAAAAATCATTTTTGCCAATGGCGGGGATAGAACTCAAGATAACATTCCTGAAATGATTTTTAGCGATGTTGAATTTGTGTTTGGTGTAGGCGGTGATGACAAACTAAACAGCAGCAGCGATATTTTAAAGCGTTGGACTTCGGTTGAAGTTCAACGTGCTTGGGGCAGTTATACAGTACTAAATGAAATACCCGGTGCCAAAGTAAAAACATTACAAGTAATGCCCGGGCAAACACTCAGTATGCAGCGCCATCAACATCGCAATGAGTACTGGATGGTGACAGAGGGCACCTGTATGATCAATATGGCCTTGCCCGGAGATATGCAAAATCCGCCTAAAATCTTAGGAAAGTACGATGAATGGCGTGTACCAAAAAACACCTGGCATCAACTGACTAATCCGTTTACGCGACCTTGTACAATTGTTGAAATTCAATACGGCGAGCAATGTGTCGAAGAAGATATTGAACGATTAGATTCCGGCAGTCAAGCAGCGCAGATATAAATCTGCTTGACGTTGTCTTGCTTCGATTAAGGCTTGAATAAATCCGCGCATCATAATCCTTGATATTTTTGACTACTATAAGTCCACTGCTTCATATAATGTTCTACATCAGCAGCATTCTTTGGATTTTTGCTTTCAATATATTGTTCGATGTCGCTTTTATATTGGTTCGGGAACATCTCTCTTAGACGTTCTTTGATACTTTCAAAGTCGATGGTCATAGTTTCCTTTAGTTGTTGTGTATATTTATTGCAGTGCAACATGAATTAACAGAATATTTAAAACCGGTAAATATGTTATTATGCGCGATCTTATAAACATTATTCTTAACGAAGTGACCCTAAGCAAGTACGGCCCAGGGCAAAAATTTATTGTCAGTAATAGTCAGTCTGGGCAAATGTTGTCGGGCTTGCTTGTACAACAAGGGCTTGAAATTGTTGGACCAATTGAACTTACTAACAAAAGCTTAGGAGATCAGGCACTTACCCAACGTGGCGAAACTGTGGTAGTAATGGGAAAAGGCAACGATGTTTATGAATTTAGAACCGAAGATAACATATATTTTTATGTACAAGGTACAACCAGTGCGATACAAGGTGCTTTAAATCACAGCAAAGAAGCAGCTATCAGCAATAGGGGTGAAGTCAGTGAGGGTATTCTTGGTGCAGCCATGTTCGCTAAATTTACAAAACGCCAACCCAGCGAGGAAGTGGGCACTGTTAGTTCAGCAGACATTACCAATGTACTTGATAGTTTACAGTCACAAGGTGACGATACTTACAGCGTCACTGTTAACGATGCCGACAGTGAAGTAGCTGACACTATCAGTTTTGTTCTAAGATTAAAAACAGGACCGTATCAAGATCTAATGAATCCCATGAAGCGAAAGCTTCTTGTTAACGAACTCAACAGTGCAGCGGCTTATGTTAATAGTGCAATGGCCGAACGCTACAGCAAGTACTTCTACCTTAACGGTAAAGCAGATGAGATCAATATTGTTGCTGATGGTGCAGCTAGCGAAACTGAAAAGAAGTCTGATGTATGGGTAGGCATCAGAGATCAAAACGGTGCTATGCGTACCTTAAAACTTAATGCTAGTTTGAAGGTCGGCGGCGTTGCACAATTTGGGCAAGTAGGCGGTAGTGACACACAGTCAATGACCAAACTATTTGGATACTTTGGTATTGATGTTGCTCCGTATGTTGACAAATTTGAAAAACAATACAAAAAAGATCCAATCAAAGCAGTAGAGTTTATGTATCGTCAGATCACCGAAGAACTACAAAGACGACTTGCCGGTAATGATGATACCGAAGAAGCCCGCTTTGTGGATCAAGTGGCCCATGCAGTGACACATTTCGCCACACTGGGTGATCCAAATGTGGAATTGGTTGATTTTGACAAAGGCGGATTCAAGATTTTACGATTTAAAAATTTAGAATACAAATTACGTACAATAGATCTAACCGCTAGTTATACAGGCAAGACACGACCAGAAATCAGTATTCACGATGTTGAGAATCCCAAACGAGAATTGATCTCAATTCGTTGCAAAGTAGAAAATAAAAAGTCAGGACCTTATGTAAGAAATTACATTGAAAAAGGTTCCTTGCTTGAAGAAATAACCAAGGTACAAGATCGAAAGTTTAAAGAATTAGAAGTTCCAGATCCGGAACAAACGCGAGTTCAAATTAGACCAAAAGGTCGTCAAGCCGAACCACGAGATAAAGATTCAACTCCACGTCAAAAACGCGATAAGTAAAAACATGCAAAGACCTACAATGGAAATAACAACCATGATTGGTTGTTCACTGATGTGCAATTTTTGTCCTCAAGACAATCTCAGAGAAATGTATGGCAATGATGTCAAGTACATGAGTCTGGACACATTCAAAACAGCACTATCAAAGGTGCCAAAAAATACTCGAATTGATTTTTCGGGCATGGCCGAAGCCTGGATCAATCCTGCTGCAACAGACATGTTAGAGCATGCATTGATTTCTGGACACAATGTGGCTATCTACACTACTTTTTATAATTGGGACATTGAAACTGCCGAGCGAGTGATACCATTACTTTACCGGTACAGAGCACAAATTGAAGTGCTGAGTGTACATTTTCCAGATGAGTACGGAAACATGCGAGGGTGGAAATACAGCACCGAATGGGAAGCAGTATTCCATATGGTGACCACCGCAGTACGAGAAGCCAATATTAAACTTGAAGCAATGACCATGAGCAATCATGGTAAAGTACACAAAGATCTCAGCCATTTGGGAATACAGCTTTACAATTGGTTTGGTCATGACCGAGCAGGAAGTCTTAACAAAGAACAAGTCAAAGAGCAACCAGTAAATTTTATTACTCGCCATGAACGCCCGGTCAGTTGCAGCAAAACAGCAAATTACGATCAGCATGTATTATTACCAAACGGAGACGTAGTTTTGTGCTGTATGGATTACGATTTAAAACATGTGATAGGAAACTTGGTACGCGATTCTTACGATGATTTGTATACCGGATCTCCTATGGTAAATCTTATCAGAGAAAATATGAAACCTTGCTACAGTGCAGACAGTTTGTGTAAAAGCTGCACTGATGCCAAAGTTCATTGACAATAATTTTCAAATCGTTTATAATTATAACATGAAAAAAATTTATATTGCCATGGCAGAGTTTGCCGACGGAAATCGTATTTTCGAAAAAGCTTACGTCAACAAAGATCAGGCACAACAGGCTTGTGACGAAATGATTAAAGATATTAGAGATAATACCGATTGGTCAGTTGCTCCTATTGTAGAAGAGTTGGATCTAGTTGATGAATGATAAAACACAAGAAGCCCTAGATATTCTTCAAGAAGAGTGCGCTGAAGTGATTGTCGAAGTTAGCAAATGTCGTCGCTTCGGATTAGATTCCGTTCATTATAAAACCGGAATCGAACACAATCATATGCTTGAAATTGAAATTGGTGATGTTCTTGCAATGATTGATATATTGTTGGAACAAGGTGTGCTAGATCAAAAAAGATTAGATGACGCCAAACAAAACAAAAAACTGAAACTAAAACAATGGAGTAAAATTTATGACTGAGCTGTATCGTGGTTTGCTTGAAATTTTGGTAATGCGTGGTATCGAACAGATAGAATCATTACGAACACACATCAGATCCCACAATTCAGGTCGGAGCCTGACTCCAGAATTTGATATTGGTGTAAATGGTTTTTGGAATTTCATGCTTGAAATTGTGTTCACTGTGTTTACAATTTTGTTTTTATTTTTATTTGTTTGTTTAACTGCATCACTGGCAATAGTTTCTTATCCTTTCGCAGCTTTTATAAATTACAGCAGTTGGGTATTGAGAAACGTCAGAGGTTCTGCGCCTGAAAATCCAACTATTATTAAACAGAGCAATGAGCAAGAAAAAAAGTAATGTAGCTAAAGGCAAGGACAGCTACGATGCACAAATAGGCGGCGAATTAGTCGCCTTTTTTAATAAAAATATCACACCCTACGCCACCGAAGTTGGTGGTCCCGCCTTTGATTTAATTCCCGTACAAAAACAAAAAGATATAATGGTCAATGTTGCTCGCATGCACGCCGAGCAAGAGTATGATCGTATTATGGATTTGGTAAAGGTCTTACAGAAACAGGCCGACGATATAAAACGTAGATTGTACATCACTGATGCAGTACATGCAGCTGAATATCAGTTTCAGGTATACCACGGACAAACCTATTGGTTATGTTTTGATAGTAAAATAAATCGTACTAGATTGTGTCACCAAGGACCCAATGACTGGACGACTGGTGCACCGGAGAGCTATAGCTACATTGCACCAGTCAAGTGGTTAGGTGATTATACGTGGATTGAAGTTGCTACCACACAAACGTCTGGGAATAGTACTGAACAATCTTAGCCAGTTCTACTTCAAAAATAGCTTTTGGTTTCCATCCAAGAGCCTTTAATTTTTGATCGTCAATACTGTATCGAACATCTTGTCCGGGTCGTTTAATAGACAAGTCCAAATACAAATCGTAATCGTCTACTTCGTTGGGACAAAACATATCAATAATTTGCATGGCAATCACAATATTTTGTTCTTCGTGATTTCCGCTTATGTTGAAAATTTCGTTTTGAACACCAGACTCAATGATTTTTATAACAGCCGATGCAGTATCACTCACATGAAGCCAAGTACGGCGTGGCATACCGGCATCATGCAGCGGAATTTTTCTTCCTAACTGCAAACTCTTAATAGTTTTAGGAATAAACTTTTCTGTGTATTGACCAATGCCGTAATTGTTTGTAGGTCTAACAATAACATAAGGCACCCGGAATGTACGTGCCCATGCAATAATCAATTGATCCGCTGCTGCTTTTGTGGCCGAATAAGGATTACTAGGTTTTAGTAGATCTGTTTCAACATGTGCGCCTTCTTCGATGTCGCCGTAGACTTCGTCTGTACTAAAATGCAGTAGCGTGGGCATTTTGAAACGATGACGCTCTTTGATCAAGTTGAGCAAATGATGTACACCATTTACATTGCTACGTAAGAAAACATCACTGCTCACAATACTGTTATCAACATGTGTCTCGGCTGCGGTATTGATAATATAATCACAGTCGTACAGCATGTCAAGATCGTTGATATCGGAATCAATGAACTTGAACTGATCTTTATATTCTAACAGTTCTGGAAGGAACTGTACATTTGCTGCATAGGTTTTCTTGTCTACACCAATAACATAGTATCCTTGTGCTAGACATTTTTTAGTCACGTGATATCCAATAAAGCCCAGACAGCCGGTGACGTAAACTACTTTTGTTGTCATATTTTTCTTGTCAAATTTAAATAAGCAGGTTCTTTGGAACCAATAAACACAGGCCAAATATCCTCTAGTTCAGCAATTGATTGAGGTTTGTATAATTTAATATTTGGTAAAGCAGCAAGCACCTGTTCGTCATCGTGTGCCCAATGGCTAATACCATCGTGGCTATAATCCCGATCTCTACCAGAGCCAATCAGTTTAACTGGTATCTGTTCGTGATTGACATAATTGCGTAAGAATTCAAAAGGACGATAGAGCAAAAAGCTACTCATCGAATAACACACAGGTACTAGACCTTCTTGTGCCATTCCTACAGCAGCACCAATCATCAGTTGTTCGGCTGCACCAACATTGTAAAAACGTTCTGGAAAAGCATTGCGAATTTGGTCCAAAATGCCAAATCCAAGATCAGCAGTGATCACACGAATATGGTCGGTATTGACCATGCTTTCTAATAACAGACTAGCACACTCTTTTCTCATTGAGTAATCTCCTTGTAGTCTTGCTCTTTAAGAACATAATAATGTGTTAGTAGGTCTTTTGCAAATGACCATCGCGGTGGATCGCTAAATCTTAAATTGATCCTAGGTAAAAATGCTTCTAGCCGATAGGCCAATTGATGAGTATCTAACTCATCGTATGCACCCATACCATTGATGTTTACGTACACATGTAGATTAGTGATGTTATTATCTTGTATAAAACGTAATGCTTCCCAGATACTACCTTCGGCTGCTTCGCCGTCACTGATCATGCAGTAAACTTGCTTGTTGGGAGTTGCCAATGCGTGTCCAACTGCGATAGGTAATCCAGAACCAAGACTGCCTGTAGAGCAGTACAAATGATTCTCTAGATCTCTACCTGGATGGATCCCATGTTTGTGAAGCATAGCAACTGGATCAACACCGTGGTATTTTTCAAGCACCACGTATAGAGCAAGTCCTGCATGACCATTACTCAGAATGAATACTTCATCATCCTTCTTCTGAGCATAAATTTCTTCAATAATAGGCAAAGCACTCAGTGTCGAGCTGAGGTGACTCAGACGTTCTTGGTAGGTAATATCAATTACCCTACGAGCTAGTGTGTTCATTTCCATGCAAGCAATTGATCGTGAATGACCATTTCAGTTTGATACCCGTGACGTTGAAACAGTTCAGCAAGTTGCTGCCTATTTGCACCCAGGTTGCCAGGCCAGGCATTTTCTTTAACATCAGTTTGGTGAACTTCCACAAACCAAAAATTAACCCGGTCTGCAATTGGACCAAGAGTAGCATCAGTTAATGCTTGCATTTCTGAACCTTCAATGTCACATTTGATAAAGTCTACATGATCAAGTCCCTGCATGTGAAACAAAGTTTCTAGGGTCATACATTGTACTTGAGTTTCGGTGCCATTACGATTGAGCATGCTATTGGTGGTTGAGTTTTCGTTAATATAGAACGAAATCATTTCGTTGTGTGGACCAATAGCCAGTTGTAATGGAGTAATATTTGCGTGATCTCGAACAATTTCTTGTAGTACACCAAATGTTTTTGGTGTTGGTTCTACAGAGATCAGTTTCTTGCAACTGTCTGCTGCATATAAACTGAACAGTCCGCAATTGGCTCCAAGATCAAGCACAGTCATATCAGTGCGTCCAGCAAAAATAGGATCGTACATGCCGTCCTCGTTTATTTGTTTCAAAATTACATCAGTGTAATTTTCTGGATTATTGAACCATGCCGTGACATCGGGATGTTCGCTTTGATAAACAAAGTCCTTTTGTTGACTTGTTTTAATTAATCGTTCTATCATATTTTGCCTTTAATAAAAAATCTCTTATTCCTGTTTCTAATGTGTACTCGCAGTCAAATCCCAATTTGAAAGATTTGGCAACGTCACAGACCCATACGTTGTTTTCAAACGCCTTTCGCATTTCGGCCACCTTGGCCACCGGTGCATTGGTATTTTCTGTAATACGTATCCATAAGTCCAATAGATCAAAATTACTTGTTTGTGATCCGCTACCGAAGTTCACAATTTCTCCCGGAGCCAGGTCCCATTCTTGCAATACCAAATCAATTCCACGAACAAAATCATTTATATAAATGAAATCATGATGTCCTTGATACAGAGTCATTGGCTCGTTGTAATTGAACGCACGATACAACCTAGGAAACAATCTATGCGGTCGTTCACCTGGGCCATATACACTGTACGGTCTCACAATCCAAACGGGCAAATTGAAAAATCTTGCCCAGCCTTGGCACATCAATGTTGCAGCACCTTTGGTAGCTTGATAGTAATCAACTGGCTTCAATAAATCTGTTTCAGCAGTTGAGTGATCAGTTGGCCCATATTCACTGCTGGAACCAATTTGAACCAAACGGCAGTATTGATCACATTCGCGAACATATTCTAACACAGTCTGAACCATTACAATGTTCGGTTCAAACATGTGTTCGGGATCGTATATCTCGGCTGCTGAGTTAATTATAGCGTCTGGCTGAAATTTACGCAAGCATTCGTGTAATTGCTCATCTCTACGAAATGCATAGACTTCGTGACCGCGTTTAGAATAATAATCTACTAGGTTTTGCCCAACAAAACCTGTAGCGCCAGTAATAAAAATTTTCATCTGGTCAATTGTGATAGGTGATGATTTGCTCGACTGATGCGTGTGGGTTTGTATGTTCCGGGCCAATGAACAATCCAATCTCCGGGTTCCCACGCACCGCTGTTGCCTAGTATATCTCGGCTGGCGTCGCAGTAGTCGTAAATTTCCGGTTCGTAGCTGTTCATGTATTTTTGCGGAACAATTTTGACAATGTCTTGGTATTGATCAATGGTATCGATGATCACTTGTTGTTCGGCCCATTCAACATCTTTGTATTCGGCTTCACTGTCTACAATCATTTGCAAGTATGCACGACCTTGTTCGCTATTGCGAGCCAGGAAATTGCCTGAGTTTAGATTCAGTCGATCCACAGGCACAATAAAGTGATAGTTGTCATCCACACGATCCTCAATTCGAATTGTTAAATTGGTAATCATTGCGTCGCACTCACTAAACAACAGCCATTCAATTTCTGGGTGCTGTTGGAATAAGTCTAGAGTAAAATGAATTTTGTTAAAGCCAGTAATTGTGCTATACTTCATTTCATCAAGCACAAAAAATTTGTATCCGTGACGTTCGCAGTATTCTTGTTTTGGTGAATCGGTTAGTTTTGCCAAATCAGCATAATTGGCATCGTGTAGACTAGCAACGGCGTGCATATAGTTCCTTGAAAATCAATTTGTAGAGTATTTATTATACTAAGTATTGACATGAAAATCTACGACTGTTTTACATTTTTTAACGAGTTCGAGCTACTAGAACTACGTCTCCGTGAACTTTATGATCATGTGGATCATTTTGTTTTGGTTGAAGCCAGAAGAACTTTCCAGAACAAAGAAAAACCATTGTACTACAAAGAAAATGCGATTCGATTCGCTGAATGGGCAGACAAAATAATACATTATGTAGTAGAAGATATGCCTGTGGACACAGATGCTTGGGCAAGAGAACGGTATCAACGCGATGCTATTGTGCAAGCGGTAGCCGATGCCGCACCAGAAGATATTATCATGATTGGTGATGCAGACGAAATTCCGCGTCCAGAAACAGTGGATTATCTAAGAACCAGTGAAAGAAGTATTTGGGGATTCCGTATGCCCCTGTTCAATTTCCGATACAATTACATGCTGATCAACCAAGATTGCTACACAGTCTGGTCCGGCGCATTAAGAAAAAAACTATTGGTCAGTGCAGAAGATTTTAGACGCATGCGACACGCATTAAATGATTTTGAATACGGAGCCCGAGATTCCATGCTGGAAATTGTTGAACATGCCGGGTGGCATTTCACTTATCTTGGCAACGAAGATTTTGCAAAAACCAAAATACAAAGTTTTGCTCATGCAGAAACCAATCGGCCAGACATACTCGAACAGCTGGACATAGAAGCCAGTATAGCACGTGGTGCAGGTATTATACAGACCGATGTAAATTATCGTTTTGCTCCTGTTGCAGTAGATGAATACTTGCCCAAGCATGTACAAGGTAGTAGCAATATTATTGTTGGAAATTTTCCTAGTGCAAGATCTTATCTAGTATAAATAAACTTATGCAGCGCCAACGTTCTGTTGACGCCGGTTCAAAAATCGACGGGGAGAGAAACAACTCCTTTTTACTGTGTTTCAGTATAACGCCGACCGTACGTAGATCCCCTACAAGCATATAAACTAAATTTTGAGATTGTAATTTCTCTACGAGTTTATTTTGGCATCGTGATTACATTAACTTTAATTATTCTGGCAGGTATCTTTGTGGGTATCATAACAGGCTTGCTTCCAGCATTGCCTGTTTACATAGGCCCTTTCATACTGTATTACTTTCACAACGATTTATCGTTGGAGTACTTGCTGGTGTTTTGGTTAGTAGTAGTGTCTGGCAGTCAATTTTTTGGCAGCGTGGCCACTATTACAACCAAGATACCTGGGGAAGAAAGTTCTTTAGTATATCTCAAAGATCTAGATTATCTTACACTAGATGAACGTCGTGCATTGTTGTATCAAACTGCTGTTGGTAGTTTAATTGCAGGTATAGCGAGTACTGTGTTTCTCTACGTGGCTTTACAGTATGTAAACTTGGATAATTTACCATTCTTGTCCAGTATAAAGTTTCAGATAGTTTTATACACAATCACGTTATTAAGTTTGTTGTATGTAAACAAAAACTATCTGTGGACCTTATTGTTAATCTGTTTAGGATTTGCAATTAGTCCACAGAACAATTATGCAATCACAGCATCGTGGTTTGAACTAAAAACTTTATTTCAAGGGTACACATTCTTTATGGTACTACTGGGAGTAATGATCATACCGCAGGTGTTTGCCAAACACGACAGTTCAACCTATGACAGTCAATTGAATTACATCGCTCGCAGAACTCAAAATTTATGGCTGACTGCGAAGTCAACTGTACTTGGTATAGTGGCCGGACTGGTTCCCGGACCAAGTGCAACTACTGCATCAGTATTGGCCTATAAAACCACAATTGGCACTAATGATCGAATCGTTGCTGCTGAAACTGCAAACAACAGTTCGGTTATTGCATGTGCATTGCCGCTGCTGGCATTTGCATTACCAATCAATCAAAACACTTTGATAATGTCAAATCTGGCAGACTTAAAAAGTTTATTCTTACCAAGTGCTATATTTGAAAATAGTTTCATGGGCACACTGACTGTGCTAGATATCACTGCGATTTCGTTAACAGTTAGTTTGTTTGTTTACTATTTTTTGAGCACACGGCTAATAGATTTTTATGCTAGATTGATTGTGAGTTTACATTCTCGAATGAAATTTGTCATGATTGGAGTTGTGGCAGCACTGATAGGCATTGACTTGTACACAGCCGAAACTACGGTAGTATCATACTTGACTTTACTTGCATTTTTTACTACAATAGGTTTAATTTTAAAATTCAAGAACGTTAGCTCATTACCATTGTTGTTTACAATAATTTTGGGCGACAAACTTGTTTGGTTATATTTACAAGCTTACACACTTTATTTCTAAGGAGAAAAAAAATGAAATTTGTTAGTTTTATAACTGCTTTGATTTTGACAATGGGATCTGCTGTAGCTGAACCTGGTTCAGCTAACTTAGTGGAACCTCTTGTGATCAATCCAAGCAACAAAGCCAGTCCTGCCACAGTGGTGGGTCAGGCCTATAGAAGTGCTGTTAATGGAGACTGGTATCAAGCACGAGATTGCGAAGATGCTATCGCCACTTTTAACAACAATAAAAATGCTGTTATGGTTTACAACAGTTCAATTGATTTTGCTGCTCGCAATAAAAAAATCAATTGCTCATTGGCAGGCATTAAGCCTCAGCAGATACTGTTCATTGGTTATACTTATGTGAACATCTGCCGTAAACCAGGGTCAACAGTGGATTTTGGTAATAACAAAACTACACTAGGCATGGCCAGTATGTACGCCGTACCCAAGCATGAAAACAATTTTGTCAGCGCCGGATCAAGTACCAAATTGGTTCCATATCCTGGTAGCGCAGAAATTGTGACTGCTGTACGGTCTGGCGATGTTGACCTGGGTTGGATAGGATCAGGAATGGCAAAAAAACAAGGCGCCAATCTTGATTGTATCTACAGCACAGATCCCGCAGCCAAAAACTTTATTGGTAAAAAACTAAATTTACCTATTCCTAATTTCCAAATTACCTATGTGGTATACACTAATGCAACTGATCCCAATGTTCTAAAAAATCTTAGATACGCTGTTCAAAGCAGAGACTTTAACAAATTTTTAGAAACATCAGACACAGTTGCCAATTGGGATATCAAGCAAAAAGATTTAGATGAAGTAAATCAGTACGTCACTAAAATGCAGTCCAATTGGGCTGATTAATTAAACAATTTTTTTTAAGGAGAAAACAATGAAAAAATTTTTACTATTATTTGCATTATTAATTGCTGGTGCAGCGCAGGCTGAGACCAAAGGATACGTTCGCTTCGAATACTACGACGAAGAAAATGTCAACACCAGTGCCAAAAACTATGCCTACGCAATTGTACCTGGTATGACAGTAGACAAAACTTGGGATTTTTCTGTACAGATGCGTACCAGTCAAGCCGAACTAGGTGATGGCGCAATTACAAACGGACTAGAGGCTCGTGTCACTAGATTGTTTGATCTTGGTACCCTAAAGCCATATGTCAGTCTACGTACCGGACAAATTGTGAAATCAAACGACACCTTTGCACAGTACAATGTTATCGTTGGTACAAGATTTCCTATCGCCGGCTCACTGAGTGGTGATGTGGGTGTTAGATATCGTAATGCATACGACACAGCTAACAATTTTCAAACCACTAGACCACACTTTGGCTTGAACTATGCAGTCACACCTAAAGATTCAGTGGGTGTTCGTTATGCACGTAGCTACGGCGACACAGAAACTAATCAATGGCGTGTGAGTTATACACGTAGTTTCTAATTAGATTAAATATTTTAATCAAAAAAGGCACTTTTGTGCCTTTTTTTATGGTTTTGTAACACGCTTGTAATCTTGCTATGTTTAAATATTATTGTGCAATGCACATTAAATGGAGATTATAGAGTGAAAAAACTATTAGCAATTGTATTCGTTGCACTAACCGGATATGCCGGAGCAGCAGAATTAACAGGAGCAGGAGCAACATTCCCTTTTCCTATCTATGCCAAGTGGGCTGAGGCATACAAAGCAGCAACAGGTATTGGTCTCAATTATCAATCAATTGGATCAGGCGGCGGTATCAAGCAAATCAAAGGAAAAACAGTAGACTTTGGTGCTAGTGATATGCCACTAAAATTAGAAGAACTTGAAAAAGAAGGCCTAATGCAATTCCCGGCAATCATTGGCGGAGTAGTTCCAGTTTTTAACTTAGACGGTATTGCGCCAGGTCAATTGAAGTTAACCCCCGAAATCGTTGCAAACATTCATCTTGGTAAAATCACTAAGTGGAATGACAAAGCAATCGCAGACTTGAACCCAGGTGTTAGTATGCCTGCTATTCCTATCGTGGTAATTCATCGTGCAGATGGTTCAGGCACTACATTTATCTGGACTAACTTCTTAAGCAAAGCCAGTGCTGATTTTGCTAAAGGTGTTGGCGAAGGTACTGCTGTCAAATGGCCAGTGGGTGTAGGCGGTAAAGGCAACGAAGGCGTTGCTGTACAAGTGCAGCGTATCAAAGGTGCATTTGGTTATGTAGAATATGCATTCGCTAAAAGAAATAAAATTACTTTTGCACAGCTAAAAAATCGCGATGGCAATTTTGTATCACCAGATGACTCAACATTCAAAGCAGCAGCAGCCGGCGCAGACTGGGTCAATGCTCCTGGTATGTATTTGCTACTAACCTGGCAGACAGGCCGAGATGCTTGGCCAGCAACAGGTGCAAGTTTTATTATCATGCACAAGTCTCAGGCAGATGCGCTAACAGGTCGTGCTGTTCTTAAATTCTTTGATTGGAGTTGGAAGAACGGAGCCAAGATGAGTGAAGAACTAGAATACGTTCACTTGCCACAGGCGGTTATAAAATTAAATCAGGACAGTTGGAAACGTGATCTAAAAGGTCCCGATGGCAACCCAATTTGGAAATAAGGAACAGTAATGAAAACATTTACAAAAATTGCATTGGCGTTAAGTTTGGCATTTAGTGTGCCGGCATACGCAGACGAGTACATCGACACGTTAAATATCTTACGTGAAAAAGGTATCTTGACACAAAAGGAATATGATGTCAAAGTTGAAGAATACAAAGACAAAGCAGAAAACAAAAGATTTGCAGAACAAAGAATCGACAAAGATGTTAGTGAGTCAGTCAAATACAGACAAGCCAGGGCCAGCGATGGTGCAGTCACCGAAAACGGAATCGGGCTCAAAAGCAAAGATGGCAACAATACCATTCAGCTTACAGGTCGATTACATATGGACTATCGTCAATACTCCCCGTCTTACGGTACAGGTCAAACCACAGATTCGTATCAGAACCTAGCAGAAGTTCGTCGTGCTAGATTTGGTGTACGTGGACAATTCCAGAAGGATTTCAAATACGAATTTGTTGGTAATTTTGGCAACGACGTTGGCTTCAGTTCAACATCGAGCCTTATGGATGTAGCCTGGGTAAATTATGCAGCCAATCCTGAACTGCAATTTCAGTTTGGTTTATTCAAGATGCCATTCAGCTTAGAGCAATTGACCAGTTCTAACAATATTGATTTTATGGAACGTAGCCTAGTAGGTCAAGTTGAAGGTGAATTCATTCCTGGCAAGGAAACAGGATTCATGCTGCACGGTGTGCCTAAAACTGGTTTAACCTATGCTGTGGCAGTGAGTCGCGGTCGTGGCAACAAAGATGCCGCAAACGATGGGTTTGACTATATTGGTCGCGTCACAACCAATATTGCTGAGCTTACTGGCAGCAAGGCATACATCGCACACCTAGGTGCTGCATACAGTGTAGGTGATATCAAAGGTGGTGTAGCACCAGCTAGCAGTCGCACAGAGAGCAGATCACAGAGTGCTTTCTTTACAGGTTCTGCACTAAGTGGTGATACTGTCAGAACTCGTCAAGGTCTAGAAGCAGCCTTTGCATACAATGCTTTTAAACTTCAAGGTGAACAATTTAATTTCAAATATGATCCTACCACAGGTAGCAATCAAGAAATTAAAGGTTATTATGTACAGGCCTTGTACAATCTAACCGGCGAAAGCTACAACTACAAGGATGGTGTGTTTAGCGCAGTTAAACCTGCTAATCCACTGGACAAAGGTGGTCGCGGGGCATGGCAAGTTGGTGTGCGTTTCAGCGAATTTGACGCCGGCGATATTGCTGTGGCAACTGGCAAAACCAATCGTGCCACTGCCACAACTTACGGCATCACTTGGTTCGCTACTGATAACCTACGTTTTATGGTAAACTATGTTGACACCAAGTTTGATGGTTTAGTAGGCAGTTCGGGTAGTCGAGTAAATGGCGATAGAGCAGTAATATTCCGTAGTCAATTGAATTTCTAAATCGAGCACACCAATAGAGTGCAGCCGGAACTCGTAACCGGTATAAAGGCCCGCAAGGGTCTTTTTTATTCACTAAATACTGTATAATTGTATTTCAATCATGCTAACTTGGGAATATCCAGCAGCCTTTTTTGCAATGTTTTTTACTGACGTATTCAATGCTTATTACATACAGTCCATTCAACGGGCGCAAGCATTGAAAGCATCTGTATGGGCAACTGTTCTTTATATCTTGTATGCTTCGGCCATAATTGGATCAGCGCATAATCCCTGGTTGTTAATTCCTGCTGCTGTTGGGGCATTTGCAGGAACCTATGTTGGTGTGCGGTATCGTCCACGATGAAAACAATAGCTCTTTTTGTACATCAACCCAAATGTTCTGTTCAGTCCGGGAACGGTATAATTCGCGCTCTGGGACGCCATTACAATTTTAAAATATTCACACGGCACGAACTAGAAGACGATTTCTTTGATGATGTTGATATAGTGGCTGTTCCAGGCGGCATTGGTGATTCAGATTCTTACGATTATCTAATGCGAGCAAATGGCCAACGTATCAGAAATTTTGTGGCCGATGGCGGTTATTATTTGGGCGTATGCATGGGCGCCTATTGGGCCGACACTGACTATTTGGGTTTACTCAACAACGTGCGGGTGACACAATATATCAAACACCCCACAACATGCACACGCAGACCACACGCCAAAGAAATGCCAGTCAAGTGGCAAGGTGTCAAAACAAGTATGTATTTTTATGATGGTTGCACATATACAGGCTCGCAATTTGAAACCATAGCAACTTACCCCAATCATGCTCCGATGGCCATTATTCAAGATCGAATAGGATTGATCGGTTGCCATCCCGAAGCAGATCCTCATTGGTACAATAGTTATTCGTGGATGCGTCGTCAATGGCACGGTGGCAGACACAGTTATTTGCTCAACTTTGTCGATCAACTGGTACAAAAATAATTGACTTTTCTTGTTTAATTTATTAAAATAGCATGTCAATAACCTCAAGGAATGATATGTTTGAATCAATTGAAATTAGAAAAGTCGCAAATGGTTTTGTAGTCACCGTCCAGCTTGAGGACGAAACCGTGGAGTACGTATTTGATACTGCCCGAAAAGCAATGAGTCATATCAAGCAATTTATCGCCCCAAAAGCAGGCGAATAAATACATTTATTCAACAATTACTGAGGATTCATGTCAAAAACAGTTTTAGTCACCGGCGGTGCTGGGTTCATCGCGCATCATGTTATAGATAAAATTTTACAAGATACAGATTGGAACATTATCTGTTTGGATCGTCTTGACATATCAGGAAATTTAAATCGATTGGCTGATATGTTGATGACTCACAACCCAATAACAACAAGCAAGCGGTTGCGTATTGTGTTCCACGATCTTCGTGCCGAAATCAATAGTCAAATTGCACACGATATTGGACCGGTAGATATCATCCTACACTTGGCGGCAGGCAGTCACGTGGATCGTTCAATTGCTTACCCGATGGAGTTTGTGCAGGACAATGTAGTTGGTACTGTCAATATGTTAGACTATGCAAGGAAAAACTTACCAAATCTGGAACGCTTTGTATACTTTTCCACTGACGAGATATATGGGATTGCACCGCCAGGTGTATCGTATAAAGAGTATGATAGATATAACTCAACCAACCCCTATTCAGCGTCTAAAGCGGCAGCGGAAGAGTTTTGTGTTGCATATGAAAACACTTACAAGATGCCTATTGTGGTCACCCATACTATGAATGTATTTGGTGAGCGTCAGCATCCGGAAAAGTTTATTCCGGCAACTATTCAAAAGGTAAGAGATGGGGAAACAGTCATCATACACAGTGATCCGACGAGAACCGTGGCAGGTAGTAGAATGTATATCCATGCCCGAGATGTTGCTGAGGGTCTTATGTTCATACTCGGCCTCAAGGATTATACTCACTCGGGAGACTACGGCCACGCTCACTGCCCGAAGTTTAACCTTGTTGGTACAGAAGAAATTGATAATCTTACCCTAGCACAAATGATCGCCGCTGCTGTGGGCAAGGAACTCAAGTATGAAATGACCGATTTTCATACCAGCCGCCCAGGACACGACATGCGCTATGCACTAGACGGTGGTCTACTAAAGAGTCTAGGATGGGAACCCAAGATTAAATTGAGCGAGCGTATTAACGAAATGGTGCAGTGGACATTACATAATGAAAGATGGTTGCGTAAATGAATCAAACAATTAAACACTGTTTTGTAGTGACCAGCGCAATCAATTCAAAATTTGGCGTATATACACCGGCTGCTCGATTACAACAAACATTAACAACAATAGACAGTATTAGAGCTCGAGCTCCAGGCTCTAAAATCATTATCATGGAGTGTACCGGAACACCACTAACTGAGGCTCAGAGCCAACTGTTAGAAGAAAATTGCGATCTTTTAGTAGACTTTAGCACAGATGCCGATGTACGTGCTATCTACAACAGCACTGACAATTGGGATATTGTAAAGAACAGTACTGAAATAATGTGTTTTGGTAAAACATTAAGAATGTGTTTAGACGACGGCGACTTTGCAGACGTAGATAGAATTCACAAAATGTCAGGCCGCTATATTCTAAACGACGAATTTGATCTTGGCATCTACCAGGAACACTCAGATCGAATCATAATTGGTCCAAAGAATCGCAGTCAGTTTCCGTTTGAAGTGACTGGTATCGAACTACAATACATGGCTAGACTTTGGTCGTGGCCGGCCGATCAAACTGAACGTGTAATTCAAACGTACACAGACAGTTTAAATTATATGGCACAGCGTGTGTCTGCAGGCGGTTATGCAGACATTGAACATGTACTGTACAAGTTCTTACCAACAGAATTAGTGACAGAAATTCCTGTACTTGGTGTTGAAGGTTCAATTGCACCCAATGGTGTAGCAATTAAAAATTAATATGACAGAATTGGCAAAGCTTGATGAATGTGTTGCTTGTGGCAGCAAAGATTTAGTCAGCACTCTAGATCTAGGCGATCAGCCATTGGCTAATAATTTTTTAAAGGAACCCGGGCAGAACACCGAGTATCCTTTGGCAGTTAATAGATGTGCGGATTGTAATCATTTGCAATTAACTCATGTTGTTAATCCAGAAACAATCTACAAAAACTATGCCTATGTAAGCGGGACCAGTCAAACATATCTTGAATACATGGATTGGTTTGCACGTTGGTGCAGAGAGTATGTGGATTGTTGGCATGGACACGTATTAGATATTGGCTGTAATGATGGTAGCCAACTAGATGCATTTAGACAAATTGGATTTACTACACATGGTGTAGATCCTGCAGAAAACTTGTACAAAACAAGTTCTAAAAAAGGTCATAAAGTTGTTTGTGGTTTTTGGGACAAGAAGTCCATTAATCAACTAAAGCACAGCAAGTTTGACATTGTGGTCTCGCAAAATGCATTTGCACATATTCCCAATCCTGTTGAATACCTACGACTGTTAGAACCATTAATGAAAGAGGATGGACTGTTCTTTGTTCAGACCAGCCAAGCCGACATGGTACTCAATGGCGAATTTGATACTATCTATCACGAACATATCAGTTTCTATTGTATTCAGTCTATGCGGGCTATGGCCAAACAAGCTGGGTGGAATCTAGTAGACGTAATTAAAACTCCCATACACGGTACCAGTTATGTATTTGTGTTGAGTCCTAATCATAAACGACCCAAACACATCAAGAATTTAATTGCCATGGAATCTCAACTGCAAGATCCAGCAACCTACGAAAAATGGGCCGACGATGTTTTTGCAATTAAAAATTTTCTTATTGAAATCTGTGCAGAGTATCGAGAACTTGGATTCAAGTTGGTTGGGTATGGCGCCGCTGCCAAAGGAATGACCTTACTTAATTACACAAAACTCAAATTGGATTGTATAATTGACGACAATCCACTTAAACAAAATACCTACAGCCCGGGTATGGATATTCCTGTTGTTGGATCTGATGTGCTAGACAACTACACTGACAATGACAAGATTTTGTTTATACCCTTGGCGTGGAATTTCTTTAAAGAGATTAGAGAAAAAATTAAAACCAAACGCAATTGTATGGATGATAGATTCCTGCGTTATTTCCCAGAGGTAGAGATTGAATATTGAACGCCCGCAACAGATACTGGTACGCAGACGTGCAGCACTTGGCGATGTGATTATGAGCACCGGCGTGGTGCGCGAACTTAAAAATAGATATACCTGTGAAATAGATGTGGCCACAGAGTTTCCTAACGTGTATGATAATAATCCTCACGTGAGAGCAATTTATCATACCAATGCAATGCCGGACCCGGCCAAATATGATTTATACATTAATCTGGATGATGCCTACGAGCAGAATCCTCTCAATCATTATCTGGACAGCTATTTCTATCGCGCTTTTGGTACATCAGCAGTGGATACAAAAACGCCCGAGCTGTTCCACAACGAAGTTGATGTAGCAACTGTAAATGGATTTTTACAAGACAACGAACTAGACAACTACATTGTGGTTCATATCAGACAGTGGTATTGGCCATTGAAGAACATGAGTTGGGACACTTGGTATGCTGTGTTTGAACGGCTGTTTACTGAACGCACAGACTTCAAGATTGTATGTGTAGGTTCTGCACAGGATGGATTGGTGGAGCATCCGTTGTTTGTCGACGCCAGAGATCGGCTAAGTGTTCAACAACAAAAATTGCTAATGGATCATGCCCGGTGCTTTGTTGGAATTGATTCCGGCCCATATCATATTGCAGTAGCCAGTGGCACACACATTGTGAGTCTGCATACGCATTTATTACCTGAACGTATTGCTCCTCAACACAAACCTTACACTGCTATTAAATCCTCAGTTGAATGTGTGGGTTGCAACGACCATCAACAACGGCCTGTTAGTCAGGTTGTTTGCAAGTACGGAGATTTTCGTTGCAGCAACAGCTTTGATGCCGAGCGCATTGCAGTTAACATATTAGAGATCTTATGAACTGTGGAAATTGTCATCGTTGTTTAGATGGAGTTCGTAATGAATACGGATTCCCAGTTTCCGCATCACGAATGATTGTATGCTCCAAGTGTGGCAATAAACGTTGCCCGCATGCTAGCGATCATAGATTAAAATGTACAGAAAGTAATGAACCTGGTCAGCCAGGTAGTATGTATTCAAACTATAATTTTAAAACAGAATATGATTTTTAGACATTCAGGAACATTTGGCGATTTGATCTACAGTCTAAGTGTGGTTAAAAAAATGGGTGGCGGCACTTTTGCTGTACACCTAGAGAACATAGAACATTGTGTAGCCCAATACGGTTATAGACCCGATGAAGTAGATCCTGCACATCAAGGAAGATTCCGCAATGCGGATCTTGATTTGATTAAACCCTTGTTGTCAAGGCAATCATACATTGACTCTGTCACAGTCTGGACCGGTGACCATGATGTGGATCTAGATCGTTTTCGTGGTGTGTTATTCCGCGGATTCGAAGGCAACTATGTTGAAGCCTATCATAGAACATTTGGCATGCCAGTCACTGCTGACATCTATAACGAAACATGGCTAGAAGCTGATCCTGTGCGTGTGGCACCTGTGGTAATCAATAGAACATTTAGATATCGTTGTCCCAATGGCACAGGCACCTGGCAAAATCTACTGGAACAGGCCAATATCTCACAAAACGGCATATTTGTTGGCACACAAGACGAACATGAAGACTTTGAAAAAAGCACTGGTTTTCGTGTAAACTACTATGCTGTAAAAGACTTTAAAGAACTTGCTGATGTAATAGCTGGTGCAGATTTGTTCATGGGCAATCAAAGTGCCGCCTACAGTATTGCTATGGGACTGGGTAAAAGTTCTGTGCTAGAAACAATTAAAATTAAGCCATTACAAAATAATGAATGCTACTTCCCTAGACCCAACTGTCAATACTTCTAAAGTGCGAATACTGTTGATTGGCGATAACGGTATTGATCAGTATCAATACGGCACAGTGACCAGAATCAGTCCAGAAGCACCGGTGCCGGTAGTGAATTATACACACACTGTGACCAAACCTGGCATGGCAGCAAATGTCAAAGACAACCTAGAACGCCTTGGTTGTGCAGTTGATTTTGTGCATGGACTTAAAACATGTGTTAAGACTCGGGTGATCGATTCAAGAACAAAACAACACTTGGTTAGGATAGATCAAGACTCGCCTAGTCGTGCCGTAAAAGTTGACTACAACAACATAGACCAGTACAATGCAATAGTTGTCAGTGATTACAACAAGGGAAGCGTAGAATATGAGACCATCGAACATCTTCGAAAGAATTATTCAGGTCCTATTTTCGTTGACACAAAGAAAACTGACCTTGCAAGATTCGAAGGTTGCTTCGTTAAAATTAACCAAGTTGAACATGCTGCTGCTAAAACTTTCCCTACAGAACTTATTGTCACACTCGGGAAAGATGGTGCCCGGTACAAAGAACACACGATTTCTGCTCCACAAGTAGAGGCGTTTGATGTATGCGGGGCAGGTGATACTTTTTTATCTGCTCTCGCATACAACTACGTTTTATCACAAGACATTACATCATCAATCCAATTTGCTATTCGGGCTTCCAGTATAACTGTACAGCACATTGGTGTGTATAGCCCAACATTAGAGGAAATTGAACAGGTATGACAAGACTAGAAGGATTTGTAGAAAAAGGCTGGGGACATGAACTAATTTGGGCCACTAACGATCGTTATTGCGGTAAGCTAATGAAATTTAATCCAGGTGCTCGATTTAGCATGCACTTTCATGCAGAAAAAGATGAGACCTGGTATGTGCTAAGTGGCAAATTTATAGTCAAGTACATTGATACAAAAAATGCAGCTCAGCAAGAACAGGAACTACATGTAGGCGATGTGTGGCGCAATCAGCCCCTGTTTCCGCATCAGTTGATTTGTATTGAAGAAGGTGTGATTATTGAAGTCTCAACACCAGACTCGGTAGAGGACAATTATCGTGTGCAGCCCGGGGACAGTCAAAAATGAAATACATGCATGATTTAAATTTTTTTTCTGAGCCATTAAATAAAAATTTCGTAATTCCTGCAGACGATACTGCTATAGCATTCCAACACCGTCAGACTCCATTATTTTGGACTTACGTTCGTGAGGAAGGAAACAGTGTAGTCAATCAAGAAATTTTAGATTGGATCGATACTAAAAATTTAAAAATGCATGCAGTCAACATTTTTAAAACCCCACCACATTTTGTTGCTGGTATTCACATTGATGGCGGCGGCGAAGATTACTTACTCCCAGCTGTAAATTGGGTAATGTCGGGTCTAGATTCCGAACAAATTTATTACAAACCAGAACCTGGGTTAACTGTGACTGATTGTTTTATTCCGGGCTCGTATAACAAAGAAGATTATTATAGACCGTTTGATGAATCAAAACTAGTAGAAGTTGAACGAAAGCGAATAGTAGGGCCTACGTTGATTAGAATAAATGTTCCTCACAGAGTAGCAAATTACGACGACGATTGGAGATTAACAATTAGTCTCAGATTTGAGCACAAAGACAACAAAAGTTTGTCGTGGGTGGAGATTTTGAAATTGTTTAAAGATCATTTAAAATGAATAGAAGAGTAATCGTTAACGGTACTTTTGATATACTGCATCGCGGGCATATCGAAATGCTTAACTTTGCACGTAGTCAAGGTACCTATCTATTGGTATGTATTGACAGCGACCGTAGTGTGCGCGAGTTAAAAGGCCCATCAAGACCAATTAATAATCAAGAAGATCGTAAGTTTGCATTGGATAACCTAAAGTGTGTGGATGCAGTATGGATTTTTGACACACAACAGGAACTGGAACATATTTGTAAACTTTACAAACCAGATCTAATGATTAAAGGATCAGATTACCAAGGCAAAAAGATCACAGGATCTGAATATTGTGGCGACATTAAATACTATCCACTAGTACAAAATTATTCAACGAGTAAAATAATTGAAAATATTAATAACAGGAAGTAGAGGCTTCATCGGCAGTCATGCTGTAAGTTTTTGGCAAAAGATGGGAGTCCATGAAATCTACACATACGAGTGGGATGAGCGTGTTCTACCTAGAATTGAAGGCCTGGATTGGGTATTTCATTTTGGTGCTATTAGTAGCACTACAGAACGTGATGTTGCCAAAGTCATGCGCCAAAATGTAGACTTCTCTATTTGGTTATACGAGGAATGTAGGAAACATGATGTTAATCTTCAATGGTCAAGCTCAGCGAGCGTGTATGGCCTTGGCACAGATTTTAGAGAATCCGCACCCGTGGATCCTCGCAGCCCGTATGCGTGGTCAAAATATCTATTCGAACACTATGTTGAAAAGAATCCGACGCATGTTCGGTGCCAAGGATTTAGATACTTTAATGTGTATGGTGCAAACGAAATGCACAAAGGAACACAAGCTAGCCCTCAGTATCAATTTGCTGTTCAGGCACAATCCACTGGAATTATAAAAGTGTTTGAAGGAAGCGAAAATTTTAAAAGAGACTTTGTTCCTGTGGACCAAGTGCTAGGCGTACAATTTCAATTTATAAATTGTGACATCGAAGAAAGTGGTGTATGGAATATTGGAACAGGCCAAACACGATCGTTCCTAGATGTCGCTCAAGAAAAAGCCAATCAATACGGTGCCTTAATTGAACAAATTCCGTTTCCCAAGCACCTGGAGTATAGCTACCAAACCTATACTTGTGCAGACTTAACAAAATTGCAACAAACTTTTGGTGGTTGACAATTAAGAATATTTCTTATACACTTGGCGTATTATGAAATATTTTGCATACGGAATGAATACCAACTTGGAGCAAATGCGAAGTCGTTGTCCGACGGCTGTTTGCCTGGGTCCTGCCTGGATCAACGATTATGAGTTTAAATTTAGAACTCATGCTGACGTTGAAAAGTCTCCGGGCTCAATCTGCTATGGAGTTCTTTGGGAATTGACTGATCGGGATTTACGAGCACTTGATGCCCTTGAAGGCTATCCCTACTACTATACTCGTTTCAAAGTTCGAGTGCATACCGGCGATCAAACTGTAAAAGCTTTGGTATATCAAATGAACGACCAAAGTTATGTACAAGAGCCGGGCTCCGGTTATTTGGAAATGGTCACTGAAGGTTATCAAGAAAACGGTGTACCCACGGACCAAATTGATAGAGCTATAAATATGGTATGCTCTTCATTGACCGCGACGAACTTGGAATGGTACAATACATGGTCACCAACGACGCGGGACTATGTTTAATTCGCACCAGCAATAGAAAAATCGCCGATTATGTGAATTACTACAGTTATGGTGCGCCACTTGATGCACAAATAGCAGTAGGCGGCGACCGCGGGCATCCTGAAATTGGACCCATATGGCGGTTCAGTCGTAAAGTTAACAAATAAGCAACAGTTGACCAAAAAGATCCATTTTGCTACAATATAGGTATAGTAATTAATAAGGAGTCAGCAATGGGCCAATTTGGGACAGGTGCAACAGTTAATAAAATTGCAACTCTTTATCGTGTAGAATACAAGAATCAAATAGTTGCTGAATTTGCAATTAAAGATCTAGCAATCATGTTTGCTCTTGATCGTTCAAAACTTGAAGCAAGTTTGCAAACAAGCAACATTTTTCTTCTCAAAGCCGCCTAAAAACGGTTGTTCGTAAAGATCCATTTTGTTATACTATTGGTATAGTGAATAACAAGGAGCAGATGATGGAACTAGCAATTGGTACCAAAATTCAATACACAAGTGCCGCAGGCCGCCGTGATGCTGTGGTTCGCAATATCAAAGTTGCTCCTACTGCCCGGCCTGGTTTTTTGAATACTTGGCTCACGCTGGAGATTCCGGTGCAGGACGGAGTCAAGTTTGCAACCCGAGTGCAAATTCCCGGAGACAACGCCAGTCTCAAAATGTTCAAAATTTTGATCGCTGATTGATACGATTATAAGGACAAGCTCATGAATATCCAATGCAAAAGTGTTATCGGTGGTTGGCAGACCTGTGTAGTCGAAACCGGCTACTTGTTTGGCCCAGTCTTTAACGAGATTAAAGATCTGTGGAACTGGCAGCGAGCTAATCTGTACGCTCCACGAGAAATTGCTTGACAAATTTTTTCATAGAAACTACAATTAATCTATGAAAAAACAAACTGTATCAATGACCCCCGAAGGCGGGAACTGGTGGAGGATGCGTTTCACACATTGGAGCATCCTTGCTGTAATGTTCCTGCCTATTTTTATTCTGCTCTGCGTGTTCTTGTTGAATCCTTTGTGGTTCAGAGACGACTTATTAATTTGGTTCGAAAACAAAATCAATGGCTTTAGCGTTTGGCGTAATAAGTTGCTGTACCGCATTTACCTGGGTATGGATCCCGAAGTTTGGCATGCTCTAAAAGATTAACAAAAAAGCAACGGTTGTCCAAAAAGACTGTTTCCTTTATACTGTAATTACAGTAGATAGAAAGGAGAACAAAATGCCCGAAGTCCAAGTTGGTACCCTTTACAAAGTGACAATGACTGAATATGAGCGTGGTTGGGGACAACGCCCGATGGGAGAGAAGTTCTTTACAACCGAAGCTGAAGCTAAAAAGTTCTGCGAGGAATATGCGGACGGTGATAGCGAATGTTTCTACCGCGCAAGTTATACCCGAGTTGCATAATTGTTAACAAAAGTGTTGCTTTTTAGCAACACTTTTTTTGGTAGACCATAATTCACCATTTTGCTATAATATTGATATAGTAATTAATAAGGAGCGCGACAAATGGCTTACATGAGTCAAGAACACAAAGCAAAACTGGCACCTACTATCAAGGCAATTTGCAAAAAATACAACGTCAAGGCTTTTCTTTCTGTCCATAACCATAGCACCCTGGTGCTGACTATCAAGCAAGGCGACATTGACTTTGGTGGCGACTATGTCCAAATTAATCCGTACTGGTACCATGAACACTTTACTGGCCGCGCTAAAGAATTCTTGAGCGAAGTTATCCCGGCCATGTACGGCCCTGATTATTTTGATCATTCGGATGCACAAACCGATTACTTTCATTGTTCACACTATATCAATGTTCATGTTGGTAAATGGAATGCGCCGTATGCGCTCGTCAAGTAATAGTTGACCATAATTGGGCATTATTGTATAATATTAAAAATAACAAAAATACTTCAACTTTATAACAAGGAGCTTGTATGTCTAACGCATTTGTTCGTATCAAAGCCGGTGCCTACCGTACCACGGATGTATCCGGTCGTGTATTTCAATTGGTAGACCAATTCCGTAGTGGCGCCAAAGGTGGTTATGTCACTGTCAAGAATGGTGGTCAGTTTCCTGGATTTCCTGAAGACATCCGTGTCAAAGTAAACAACATGAGTGATTATGAATTTGTCGCCGAAGGCGATGTGTCAATTCCAGAATGCATCCAAGCAGAAGTTGCTAGCCAACAGACCGACGAAGAACGCATGGCTGAGATTGCCGAGCGTTTTGAAATCCTGCATGAGATGACCAAGGCTGCTACTAACGGTGACATCCGTGCCATGATTGTGTCGGGTCCTCCTGGCGTGGGCAAGAGCTATGGTGTTGAGCTTGAAATCGAAAAGGCCACACTGCTGGATCAAATTGCTGGCCGACGTCTTCGTGCCGAGGTAGTTAAAGGTTCGGCAAGTGCTATTGGCTTGTATCAAACCTTGTACAAGTACTCGGATCCAAACTGCGTGATTGTGTTTGACGACTGCGATTCAATCCTGCTGGACGATGTTGCACTGAACTTGCTGAAAGGTGCCCTGGACTCAGGCAAGAAGCGTAAGATTTCGTGGCTGAGTGACAGTCGTATCCTTCGCAGCGAAGGCATTCCGGACAGCTTCAACTTCCAAGGTTCGGTTATCTTTATTACCAACCTCAAGTTTGACAAGCTCAAGAGCCAGAAGCTCAAGGATCACCTGGATGCCTTGCAGTCACGCTGCCACTATCTGGATCTTACACTGGACACCATGCGTGACAAGGTTCTGCGTATCAAGCAAATTGCACGTAGTGGCGAACTGTTCAGTGATCTTGAACTCAGCGAAGTTGCACAAGACGAGATCATCTCGTTTATGGATACCAACAAGAATCGCTTGCGTGAGATGAGCCTGCGTATGGCAATCAAGATTGGTCAGCTGTACAAGAGCTTTCCTACCAAGTGGCAGGCACTGGCACAAAGCACTTGCATGAAGAGTGCATAATGGCCTGGTTGGTAGTATTATTCCTGATATTCGCCGGGCACCCTTTGCTGGCATTTGGATTAGCAGTAATAATACTAGTTGCTCGATAACAGTTTTTTAAAAGGAAATAAAATGAAACGTATTGCTAGTCTTTCTGTTCTTACTCTTGTTGCTGCTGCTGTTATGAGTACCGGGTGTACTCGTGTTGAAACCGGCGAAGTTGGTGTGCGTATTGGCTTTGATAAGCAGATCCAACAAGGCGAACTACTGCCAGGTAGTTTTAATCAAACCATTATTGGCGATGTGCTCACATTCCCAATCAAAGATGTCAACGTGGTGCTAGAGAACATGACTCCGGTAGCCAAAGACAACAGTACCATGAAGGACCTTGATGCCGTGGTCGTTTATAATATTAATCCTCAGAGTGTAGCAGAACTGTATTCGACCAAGAACAAGGCCTTTCATGCTGAGTTCCGTGGCGACACTTATGTGATGTACAATTATGTTGTGCAAAATGCCCGTAATGCTATTTACAAGGCTGCACGTAAGTATGAAGCACTGGACATGGCAGACAACCGTTCGGATATGGAAAAGTTTATCCAAGAAGAAATTCAAAAGAATCTTGCCGACGAAAAACTTGACGGTTCGATTACTATCAGCCAGGTCCTGATCCGTAATGTTGTGCCAGCTGACAGTGTAGTTGAAAGTGCCAACGCTCTTGTTCGTGCCAAGAACGAACTCAAGCAGAAAGAAGTTGAAGTTAAAACTGCTGAAGCCGAATCACGCCGTATGGCAGCACTGGCCAACAACAGTTCTAGTTCAATTGCGTTTATGCAGGCACAGGCCATGCTCAATATCAGTGAAGGTATCAAGAGTGGACGAGTGCAGACCATTGTGGTTCCTAGCAACTTCACTGGCCTAATGTTAAACAAATAAGGTTTTACCCGAAGTTTTTGTTAGCTCCTTTTACTTCGGTTCTTTGCCCTGCTTCGGTGGGGCATTTTTTTGACTTTGATTTTGTTATATGCTATAATATTCTTATGAAAACATTTACCTATGTTGAAGATTATCTAGAAGTTATCAACGGCGACCGTGATCCGAACACGGGTAAAATTTACGGACTGTTTGATAGCACTCAACCAATTGTTAGTTTGGCTCGATACGATGTGCAAGTGTTGGCCAGTATGAGCGCAGCTACACAAAGCGGTCGGGCATTGACTGATCGACAAGCCGAGTTGGCAGTAAAGATAATACAAAAGTATCAAAAGCAGTTGGAAAAATTAGAGATCAGTATTGATCCAATACGAACTCCGCAATACAGACACGGCATACGAACAATTGATCGTAGGAAGCTGCTGTATGTTGAAAACGATCATATCGTTTTAAAGTTTCCGTATGATACAAAACTGATTGATGACTTGCGAGACCTTGCCAAGATCAGTCAAGGCACTTGGGCATTTGACAGCAATGCTCGAGCTTGGCGCTTGGCTATCACCGAGGTCAATGTTGTGGCAGCAAACGGATTTGCCGCAAATCACGAATTTGAAATTGGTGAAGAATTCTTATCTCTCTTACAAGAAGTTGTTCGCTGTGAACAAACTCCTTATGCAATCAAACTGATTAAGACAGAAGCAGGTCTCGAAATACAAAACGCATCAAGCAGTTTAATTGATGCCATCCGCAATTACTGCGGGTTTGATTCCAGCAATGTTGATACACTAGTTGATAATTCTGCCATATATGGATACACCGTAGATCAATCAATCTTGGATGATACAGCAACACGGCACAATGCTAGAATTTGTAATTTAATGACAGCCCAAGAATCCAAGTTTAGACCTGACAGCGATGACAGCATTTACACAGACTTGATTGATTATGCTCAGGTCACTGGACGATTTCCGATATATGTATACGAGCCGGATCTAAGCGGACGTCTCTACAAAAATTTTGTATCACGGTACTTTGATCCCGACGACATTTATCAAGCCAAAGATCTTAAAAAAGAGATTCCCACTGTGCATAAAAAAGTAATTTACTTTAATAAGTATATGACCGCATGGGATCAACCTATTCCTTTGCTTGTTAGTGGACAAGGCATGATGCATGGCGGGGAAAAAACTTTGTTGCTGCAACGAGCCGAAAAGGTTGTGTACTTCGCAACAGAAGTTTATAATAATAAAAAAACTAAACCAAGTTAATGCAAGCCAAACTAATAATCCGCGACGAAGTCAATGTAAAAATTGAAGGGCTAGAGTTAAACACTCGAACAGCTCTAGTTAAAAAATACAAATACGAAATACCCGGCGCTAGGTATCAACCTAGCGTTCGTCTTGGCCGTTGGGACGGCAAGGTACCGTTCTTCAATCTTGGCGGAACCACTTATATCAATTTGCTGCCCGAAATACTTCCGTACTTGGACGAACAAGGTTATGATATTGAAGTTGAAGATGCAAGAGAGTATCGTACCACATTTGAATTTGCTGAAGTTAACGAACAAAGCTACAGCCATATCAAGTGGCCTAAAGGTCATCCCAAAGCTGGCGAGCCCATGGTCATGCGTGACTATCAGCCCGAAATTATCAATAGATTCTTTGCCAATCCGCAGTGTGTACAAGAAGTAGCAACAGGTGCAGGTAAAACTGTAATCACTGCGGCCTTGGCCGACGGAGTGAGTGCATATGGTCGTAGTATTGTGATTGTACCCAACAAGAGCTTGGTCACACAGACCGAAGATGACTTTGTTAACATGCAATTGGATGTGGGTGTGTATTTTGGCGACAGAAAAGAATACAATAGAACACATACTATCTGTACCTGGCAAAGCCTAAACAATCTGCTCAAGAACACAAAAAATCACGAAGCCGATATTACTATTGGCGAATTCTTAGAAGGTGTAGTTGCGGTTATTGTAGACGAAACACATCAAGCCAAAGCCGATGCACTTAAAACATTATTGTCGGGTCCGTTCGCTCAAGTGCCTATTCGCTGGGGACTCACAGGCACAATTCCCAAAGAAGATTATGCTAGACAAAGTATTTTCTGCATGCTGGGTCCAGTAGTGGGACAGTTGAGCGCCAGCGAGCTACAGGAAGCCGGGCACCTAGCACAATGTCATGTTAATGTTGTGCAGCTAGTGGATAACAAAGAGTACACAAACTATCAAAGCGAGCTAAAATATCTAATAGAAACCAGCGAAAGACTGGACTATATAGCACAATTGATAAGTACAATTGTTGATACTGGAAATACTCTTATTCTAGTAGATAGAATAAGTGCCGGCCGAGCGTTAGCTAGTAGATTGCCAAATAGTGTTTTTGTTTCTGGTGCCACTAAAGCTGGGGAGCGTAAAGAGCACTATGATGAGGTGGCCGAAGTATCCGACAAAATCATCATCGCCACTTATGGCGTTGCTGCTGTTGGTATCAATATTCCCCGCATTTTTAATCTTGTTTTACTTGAGCCTGGCAAATCTTTTGTCAGAGTTATACAAAGCATTGGTCGAGGTATTCGCAAAGCTGAGGACAAAGACTTCGTCCAAATCTGGGATATCACATCCACCTGTAAGTTCGCAAAACGACATTTAACAAAAAGAAAAGCCTTTTACAAAGAGGCTAACTATCCTTTCACAGTTGAAAAGGCTGATTGGCAATGAGAAAAAAAATAATGATCACTGGGTGCAGTTTTAGCGCACCTAGCACTCGGCCTGAATTAAAAGGTACCAGTTGGGGAGAAAAACTGGCTGCTAAATTAGATTGGGACCTAGTACATCTAGCTCGCCAAGGCATGAGCAATGGCGGCATTAGAGTTATGATTGATGAGATTGTTCGACAGCGACCAGACTTTGCTATTGTTGCTCCTACATTTCATGACCGTATGGAAATACCAGCAGGTGCAGCACCATATGTTCCTCCCAAGAATGAAAACAAAGGGTGGAACAGCGATCTGCAAAAACACCTGCAAGAGAATCACGGCATAGGATACGACCCGGCGGTCGGAGTTGACAATATCAATTTTGGCAACAATCCGTACAGAATGATTTCAGAAACTATCTTTAGCCTCGCTGAAAATTACGATCATCACTATCGCTCGTCCAAGCTAGACCGTCACACACAAGATGCAGTCAAGCAGTATGTAAATTTTCTTTACGACAGCAACTGGAAACTACAGCAAGACAGATGGTTGATCAGTGATGGCGTTTTTAGATTGCATCATGCCAATATACCATTCTTATTGGTAGCCTGTAATATATGGACCAGCAATACTGTTCGAGAAGCATTTCCTTCTGCTATTCCAGACCGTTGCTTTACTTTACGATACGAAGATACTCCGGCATACGCTACTAATGCATACCCCTTTGCAGGCGAAGATCCTGGCTATCACGGTAGCGAAGCCAGTCAAGAATACCTTGCAAACAGATACTACGAACTTATAAACAAACATTATGACAGATAATACAATTACAAACTCTGAAGAGGATTTTGATTGGTTTAAACACAACGGCATTTACATGCCCATGATCAACGACACTGGTCGCAACGTGTATTACAAACGAGCAATTGAAGCCGCAGTTCCAGGCAAAGTTGTTTGTGATATTGGAACAGGCACAGGACTATTGAGCATCCTAGCGGCCAAAGCTGGTGCCAAAAAAGTGTACAGCGTTGAGATGGATCCAGGTAGAGCCGACTTTGCTAGAAAAATTATTCAGCAGGTCGGGCTGTCTGATCAGATTGAAGTGATTCACAAAAACTTTTTTGATACAGACATACATGCTGACATTTTTGTATCAGAAACAATTGGAACTCCGGTCTTCAATGAAGATATCATTGCAATAGCACAACATGCTACAAGGCATGGGGGACAGTTTATACCTGGAAGCTTTGATCTATGGGTGGAAATTTACGATGATCATCCAATCTTCCCGTTGGTTATGCCCGAATCTGGCGCCTTTGAATTTCAGCCCGACATTGATATTGATCCTGCATTTGAAAAAATTATCAATGACTCGTTTCAGGCACAGCATCCACTAGACTCAACTGTGTATCGCGCCGGCTACGTGCAGAATTTGTTTACTATGTTGCCTAGATTTACAGATTTAAAATTAAAAAAACTGTATCAGAGTGAACCTTTGAATATTGACTTGAACGGAACAACTGACATTAATGATATTCGTATCACTGTACCGGCCAACAAGATACCGCCAAATACATTTGTTGTAGTGTTATTTTGGAGAGCAAACATGTACGATGATATTGTAATGCCAGTCACTGAAACATGGTGGGGCAATCCTGCAAAAACAATTTTGCCACATGTTAAAAAACCTGACACAGATTTAGAAATGTGGTACGACCACTCAATCACTGGATGGAGATTAAAATACTAATGAGAATACTAACACTAGAAAACACAGCCTACGAGCTAAACGAAATACCCGACGAAGTAGAAGATTTAAGATTTGCAGTACTTGATAATTCAGATCCTCGTACCCCAGATTATTTTTATATTCCCTTAATTTTTTTAGAAAGCTTTAACAGCCCGGCCCTGGTTTTACGTATTGGGGAAAACGTAATTAAAATGCCAGTGGATTGGCATGTATTAATTGGTGAACCGGATCTAGGCGATCTCGAAGTGGTTCCGTTAACCAGTATCAACGATCGAGGATTCAGTGTATATTGTTTTAACCCACTGAGCAGTTTTAGGCCTGAGTTTGCACAAATTGAAATTGTAGACATTTATCAAGACGTCAAATGGTATTTTCCTAAACTCAAACCTGGACAACTGTTGGCCATTCCGTTAGAATCTGGTGTTGAAAAACCCTTGTGCGCTTATTTTGTAAAAGACATATCCAGACAAAGTGAAGTGGTTGATTATGCCAAGTGCTGGTAAAGCATTAGCAGTTGTTGCACACCCAGACGATTGCATTATATTTGCTTTACCTTTGATTGAACATTATTCAAATTTTGATTGGCACATTGCGTATCTTACCTACACCAAAATAGATCCTCGAGCTCAAGAAGTTGAAAATTTTTGGTCACAAAGAAATGTCACCTGCGAATTTCTAGGATTTGTAGATGACTACCAAGATCAACAAACGCAACAGTTTAATTTTTGGAATCCTGCGGACGCAGAGCAAAATGTTCATCGAGTAATCAATACTGTACAGCCAGTATTAGTACTAACACACAATCAAGACGGAGACTACGGTCATATACATCACAAGTTGCTTTATGATATAGTGTCCAAGGTTGATTTCCCGCAAATCTATTTCGCTAGTACATTTAATGCAACAGATGAATTTACTGCTCAAGAATACAGTCTTGATGACTTGCCAATACACAAAAGTGTAATTGAAGATTTTCAAGACAGACTTACCGGCAGGTATATAATAACAGATAGAGCTAGAAGTTTTTTATCATGCAAATAAATTGTTTCTCTAAACCAGTACCCCACATTGTGATTGACAATTTTCTGGGCGCAAAAAACAACAGCCGCATATTGAATATGATATCGGCTGTTGAGGATAAAATGATTGATGCAGAAATTATTGATCATGGAGTGCGAAGGATTGATCACGGATTTAGAAAAAATCTAAACTTGTGGTTGGATACATTTGATAATGACACCTTGGGAATAATGGCTTTTTTTACAGAAAAGTTTTTTCATGCTGATATAGCGCAAGCAGTTGCCCAGATGCCAGAACTAGATCATTTTGTTGGGTCACAATCAAGAAACTACAATATGGTTTTAAGTAGATATCAGACTGCTGATTTTTATAAATGGCATACCGATGGCGGCGGGCATGTGACTTGGAATTATTTCTGCTACCAAACACCTAAACAATTTGTTGGAGGCGATTTTGAATTGAGCAACGGGCTTTATCAAGAACAACGAACGGAAACAACTGTGATAGAATGTGTAAATGATAGATTGGTAATTTTTCCTGCAATGTATCAACACTCGGTGACACCAGTATCCGCTGTTGATGATTTGATTGGATTGAGTTGCAGACATAGCATACAGGTATTTTTTTCATGACAAGTCAACTAGAACCGGGTGCCACTTATATATACGAGCGTGATGGCCCTAGAATATATGCTCGCAAAGTTGGCGATTCCGAGCGAGTGTTAATTGGCGAAGATTACGCACTAGATATTCAACAACGTAGAATGGAATTATCAGACGCTTGGATTCCAATACTGGAAGCAGCCGAGCATAATCCTGCTTTACAAGATGCACTGGAACGTGTTAAAATTATATACGAGTTAAGCAAACAAGAAGACCCACTTTTCCATCATCCGGTATGACAGATAAATTAACCATAGCCAATGAAATGCAAGCATTTGATCGCAAGGATCGAAATTTTTATGCTGACCTTACTGACGAAGAGCGAAAAAAGTTCAGCAACTTCCTTATGATTCGTTGGGGTTCGAGTGTGCAAGGCAGCGCCGAATTGCAACAATACTATTTGCTTTCGTGCAACGAAAATCTCAACAAGCACTTTTTTGATTTGGCCAAGTACCCAGAATTACAATGGTTGTCGGCAACAACAGTGAGTCCGGGCATGGGCGCATTCAGGCACGACTGGATCAAACAAAAGAAAAGAGACAGCAACAACAACAAAGTTATTAAATTTCTAAGACAGGTGTATCCAGACTACAAAGAAGATGAATTGGAATTGCTAGTCCAAATTAACGACACCGATGATATCAAACAACTGGCCAGAGAACACGGCATGCCAGACAAAGAAATAAAAGCATTGTTTAAATAACATGCTCAAGTAATTGATATGCGACACAGACAGCCAGGATCACACAAACCGTTAAAAGACTATTTAGAAAACTATATTAGACAGCATGAGCTACAAGTGTAAATATTGTGATAAAGAATTTAGAAAAGAAAGTACACTAACAGCACATCTGTGTGAAACCAAAAGACGCTGGCAACAAGAATCTGAAACAGGAGTACAGTTTGGGCTCAGAGCATATTTAAAATTTTATGAAACCACACAAGGCAGCGCACGGCTCAAAAGCTATCATGACTTTGTTGCAAGTCCCTATTACAATGCTTTTGTTCGGTTCGGTAGATACATGGTTGCTATTCGCTGTGTTAATAGCACGAGTTTTACAGAATGGCTATTAAAAAATAATAAGAAATTAGACTATTGGTGCAAGGATAGTTTTTACGAGGAATGGCTACATGAATATCTTAAAAAGGAAGCAGTCCAGGATGCACTCGAGCGTGGACTCAAAACCATGGAGGAATACGCCAATGGAGACAGTGGCCTTGCTACTTACAGCCATTATTTTAAGTACGGGAATCATAATAGGATTTGTCATCATATTACCACTGGTCGCATTAGTCCTTGGATTGTGTTTAATTGTGCTAGCGGTATTGAGTTTCTCGAGTCTCTTGACGAGGGGCTTTTGGCCATTATTATTCCTTGGATTGATCCTGATTATTGGAATCGTAAGTTCTCGGATTACGTAGCTGATGCAGAGTGGTGTAAACATGTTCTTCAGGAAGCCGGGCTATGAAATTTAAGTCGGACATTGATATTGATGTAGCTGATAGAGATCAGGCACTTGCAGTGCTTGATCATACCGCAGCAAGTATCATACGCGACGGTAAAATCACCAAACACAATACTGGTGTGTACTTTACACCCGTTCCAGTGGATCCTTTTACTGGTCGGGCAAGTTTGGATTATGAAGCAGCTGAAGAGCGTGGCTACGTAAAAGTAGACGTTCTTAATGTTGGGTTATATTCTCAGATTAAAAATGAACAGCATTTGCAGCATTTGATGAGTCAGGATCCGCTTTGGGATTTACTGCTAGACCGAGACTTTTGCAGTCAGTTGATACACATTGGGTCACATTACGACACACTGGTTCGAATGCCCGAGCCTGTTAACACAATTCCAAGACTGGCTATGTTTCTTGCAGTTATAAGACCTGCCAAACGGCATTTGATTGGTCGGACTTGGCGCGAAGTAGCAGAAACTGTTTGGGAGCGCCCGGACGGTGATGAATACTACTTTAAGAAAGCTCATGCTGTGGGATACGCACACTTGGTTGCTGTTAACATGAACTTGATCTGCGAACAAATCAGCGCAGAATATCTCTAACCCACTTTACGTACCAGTGTAATTGATCTACGTTTGCTGCGTTTGGCAGCAATTTCTTTAAGGCTCACTTGCGGGCCAAACTTGATTTCCACATCTTTGCTGTTCATTGTTTTAACAACGCTTCTAAACGGAGTCCACTCCTGTTTCAAGAACACGTTTATTGGTATTAACCTATTACTTTCCCACCACCACATTTCTGCAAGCTCTAAAAACTGCTGTTTTTGATCTAGGGTTTTTAAGGCGCCGTAGTCGTATATAGTAGTAATTACTTCGTCTAGGTTTTGGATAACTCCTATATACTCGTTGCCGCCATACACAAGGTAAGTCAAGAACGGATATTTTTTTAATAATTCTGTGTAATCAGGTTCGACCATTTTTTCAATAAATACATGATAATGCAAATCCAAGCTTATTTATATCCAAACACAGTCACGGTCCAAATATGGGACCAGACAATTTTTACACCAAGGAATCGAGTCGTGTACAGCCGCCCTATTAAAGTCTATCAAGGTATAGACAATCCCATACAAATTGTGGTTCTAAACCAAGATCAAAAACCAGTTGATTTGACTGGGCACACTCTTCGTGCCGAAGTACAAGATCCGTTGAGTCAAACAACAGCACACAGCTATACAATTACATTTACAGATCAGACCAAAGGACGCGGAACATTTACTATACCCAATGCTGAGGTAAGCAGTTTGGATCAAAGATTTTACTGGTTAACATTAAAAACAGTATCAAATGTGGGCAATATTGCTCGCCCGGTTTATGTAGATGATAATTGGACTGCACCGCTTGATTTAGAAGTATTACCAGCATACTTTGCTCCTGCGCCTTGACAGTCTTTTGAAACATTTAAAATCGAATAACAAACCTATAAATTATTTGAGTTGTTGTGTGTTTTAGTATATAATACTAGGATGCTGACTACTATTCAAGATTCTGTCCTTCAACTGCTTCCTGCCCGTAAAAAAACGGGTCAGAATGGCTGGACCAGTTTCAATGCTCCGTGCTGTGTACATAATGGTGAAACTGCTGACACTAGAGGGCGTGGCGGGGTTAAAACCAATGCAGGTGCTGTAAGCTATCATTGCTTCAATTGCGGCTTTAAAGCCAGTTTTGTTCCCGGCAGACATTTAACTTTTAAGTTTAGAAAGTTGCTTGCTTGGTTAGGTGCCGACGACCTAACTGTCCGGAGATTGGTTATTGATGCAGTCAGACTCAGAGAATTAGTTGCGCCTGAAGAATTAGCCAAAGAACCCGAGCAAGAGATTGCGTATGAAGCAAGATCGTTGCCTGAACAGGCAAAGAACGTGGTCGAACTTGCCAACTTTTACAGCATTGGCGATTATAACAATGTACCAGCCGAACTACTTGCTGCTATCGAATACGTACATCGTAGATCCATTGACATAAACCGATACGAATTTTATTGGACACCCGAAGAAGCGTATAACCTACATCGTAGGATAATCATCCCTTTCCGTTATCGTGGCGAAACAGTAGGCTATACAAGCCGAGCAATTACAGATGGTATCAAGCCCAAGTATTGGAGCAGTCATCCAGCAGACTTTGTGTTTAACTTAGACAATCAAAAGCCTGATAATAAGTTTGTTATTGTGTGCGAAGGACCATTTGATGCAATGAGCATAGACGGAGTTGCACTTAACGGAGCAGAAATATCCGACATACAAGTTGATCAAATTGATAGATTGCAACGAGAAGTCATTGTAGTTCCTGATTCAGACCGAGCAGGTAAGAAGCTGGTTGACCGCGCAATAGAAGCAGGGTGGACTGTGAGTTTTCCAGTCTGGCAGGAGACCTGCAAAGACATCAATGAAGCAGTAGTCAAATACGGCAAATTGTTTGTGCTTAAATGTATTCTGGCAGCGAGAGAAACTAGTCGACTTAAAATAGAGTTAAAGAAGAAAAAGTTATATGCTTGAATCTATTCGTGGCATTCATCTTGAACCAACTAACATTTGCACCTTAAAATGCCCGCGATGTTCGCGAACAGAGTTTATTAAAAAGTTTCCAAAAAAATGGAAAAATTTAAATTTAAATTTTGAAGATCTAAAAAATTTTTTAGATATAGATCTTAAAGGAAAGCTCGTTGCATTGAATGGAAATTACGGAGATCCACTGTATTACCCTGACCTAATTCCATTGATAAAATATTTTAAATCTGCAGGATGCAATATAATTATTACCACAAACGGCAGCTACGCCAGCAATGCAACCTGGGAGCAACTGGCAGAAATTCTTGACGAAACAGATGTTGTGAATTTCAGCATTGATGGCGTTCCTGAGAATTTTACACAGTATAGAGTAAATGCAGATTGGCCCAGCATTGAACGTGGTATAAGCATAATGACCAAGAGTCGAGCAAAGACTGTTTGGAAATTTATTGTGTTTAGTTATAATATCAATGACATCGAAACAGCTCAACAGTTGAGCAAAAATTTAGGAATCAACGAGTTTGTTTTAAACAATAGTGATCGTTGGGACGATGTTAACGATTGGTTGAATCCTAAACGATACGTTGATACCGGTTATAAAACAGAAACTGGAATACTGTCTAACGGCAGCTTTGATGGAAATCGAAATGATAGTATCATACAATGGAAAAACAGCAACAACAAAAATGACATAAACCCTGTTTGCAAAATTACTCATTCTATGCATTTCATTTCAGCTTCGGGTTTTTATTTGCCCTGTTGCTGGATGGGCGATCATAGATTCTATTACGAGAGTGATTTTTATAAACAAAAAGAAAAATTTGCAATAAGTAAAACAACGTTATCGCAAGTTATCAACAATTTAAAAGATTTTTACAACAATATCGAAACAATCAAGCCAAAAGCTTGTACATTTAACTGTCCCAAGTCATGACAAAAGATTATAATCCCGACATACAAAAACTTTTCCTGGAGATGATGCTGCAAGACGCAGAAGTATATGTGCGTGTGCAGAACATTTACAATGCAGAAAATTTTGATCGCAGTCTTAGAGAAGCTGCAAAGTTTATCAAAAAACACAGCGATGATCACAAAACGTTGCCTACTAAAGAACAGATTCAAGCAGCAACAGGTGTAGAGCTCAGGGAAGTTCCTGACCTTAAAGAAGGTCACTACGATTGGTTTTTAAAAGAATTTGAAGGATTCAGTCGTAAACAAGAACTTGAACGAGCTATTCTGCAAGCAGCAGACATGATTGAAAAAGGCGACTTTGATCCTGTGGAAAAACTAATCAAAGATGCTGTACAAATCAGTCTTACCAAAGATCTAGGCATGGACTTCTGGGAAGATCCGTCTGGCATGATTACTAGATATTTTGATTCAGGTGGGCAAGTTAGCACAGGCTGGCCACAGGTAGACAAACTGTTGTATGGTGGTTTCAGTAGAGGTGAGCTTAATATTTTTGCTGGCGGATCGGGCTCAGGTAAAAGCTTGGTCATGATGAACATTGCCCTTAACTGGGTACAACAAGGACTTCATGGAGTTTATATCACACTAGAACTCAGTCAAGAATTAACAGGTTTGCGTACAGCGGCCATGTTGACCAACATGAGTACCAAAGACATACGCAAAGACAAAGATACCGCGGCACTTAAAATTAAAATGGTTGGTAAAAAGTCTGGCACTTATCAAGTCAAAGCATTGCCTGCACAAAGCAATATCAACGATATCAGAGCATTCCTAAAAGAATACCAAATCCAAACAGGGCGCAAAATTGACTTTATGATGATCGACTATTTAGATCTGCTGATGCCTGTGAGTGCCAAAGTTAGTCCCAATGATTTGTTTGTGAAAGACAAATATGTATCAGAAGAACTGCGTAATTTGAGTAAAGAATTGGGGGTGCTCATGGTCACTGCAAGTCAGCTGAACCGAGGCGCAGTTGACGAAATTGAATTTGATCACAGTCACATTTCAGGTGGTATCAGTAAAATTAACACAGCAGATAATGTGTTTGGTATTTTTACAAGTCGTGCCATGCGCGAGCGCGGACGCTATCAAATCCAGTGTATGAAAAGTCGAAGCAGTACCGGTGTGGGTCAAAAAGTAGATCTAGAATACAACATTGAAACCATGCGTATCACTGACCCTGGTGAAGATGCAGCTGAGGCTGGTACAATCGGGTATGGGCGTCCTGGTGGTCCAAGTGCGCCTGGTAGCATAATGAATCAAATCAAAGCCAAAAGCACTACCACAACTGAAGGTGCAGGTGCTGCACCCTTTATTAAAGCTACACCAAAGCCGGGATTTGACATCGAAAGCAAAGTACAGGCCAATGTAGATAGCACAAAATTGAAACAAATGCTTGCCAGCTTAAAAACTAAAACCGAATAAAATACATGAAAAAGAACAAATACTTTTGTTATGAAGTGTATAAAAATTTGGCCATATGGTCCCATAACGGAAGAATCAAATATACTCCTTGTTCTTTTTACACTGGTGATATAGGAACAGACGATAATATTAGCATAGCCAAAGTTTGGAATAACAAAAAGCATATCGGAATAAAAAAATTAATAGAATCAGATCAAAAAGTTCCTGGATGTATTAATTGTTATAATGATGAAGCGTTGGGGTTAACAAGTAGGCGTCAAGGTGTGGTTGAATTGTATGAAAATTTTTTTAATGATTCTGACACCAATTCACCCGGACCGATTAGCATTGACTACAGCGTTGGAAATTTGTGTAATTTAAAATGTTTAGTGTGCAATCCCGGTAATAGTTCATCTTGGGTGCCTGACTATCAAAAATTATTTCCCGAAGCTGATGCAACAAAATTCAAATATCAAAAAAATAATCAAATTGAAATAACCGACAATCAGCTACAAAATATTCGCAATGTGCATTTTCACGGTGGCGGCGAACCATTGTTAAGTGATAGTCATATCACTTTTTTAAAAAATATTAAAAAAGTCAAGGGATTGTCTGATGTTCATGTGTTTTATAACACCAATGGAACTGTACGAGTTTCTGATGAAATTTTGAATTTGTGGTCTGAATGTAGATTAGTAGAATTATATTTTAGTATTGACGATATAGAACAAAGATTCGAGTATCAGAGACCGGGGGTTTCTTGGGAAAGAATAACAGAGAATTTAACTTGGTACAAAGAAAATATGCCGGTTAATCATATGTTTAAAGTTAATTGTGTATACAGCTACTTGAATTTTTATTATCTTGATCAATTGGTTGACTGGCATAAAATGAATCTCAAAGAAAATAGATTAGGTGATCCTGTAAATTTAATTTTTCAAAAGGTACTGCCTTATCCTGGTCTGCATGATTTTAGATTAGAGTTTTTGGATAAAACCCAATATAATATATTAAGAAATAAGTTCGCCGACTATCCGATGTTATTACAGCTACTTAAATCGATACCCATACGAGAAGAATTTTCCCACCAAAAATTCTTAGATCAAATTGATAAATTTGATAATTTAAGAAGTACTAAATTTGAAAAAACGCATGCTGAGTGGAAAGAAGTATTAACTTCTATAATATAAATATATAAAACGGAGTAGATTTTGCAAAAGCGTACTCGCAGTATTCTTGATGAATTAGCCCACATGCCCGTCAGTCGAGATCGGGAAAATCTTGTGGAAAGTCGTGCTAGCCATGTGATACAAGGTGCTATCAATCTGATCAATTATATCAAAGAAAACTATGATGCAGAACAATCAGCTGAATTGGAGCGTAGATTGCTCAATAGTATTAGAGCCCAAGATCCTGCTAAATTTGCTCGCGGCGTAAGGAGATTTAGGCGTGAAGATTAGAGATATTGTAAGTGAAGCGTTTGGAACTAGACGCCGTAGAGATCAATTTGGTACAGATTATGAACGAGATCCGGAAACTGGAGAATATACAGGTAATACTGAAAATAATCCCAGATCATTCACAAACATGCTGCAAGGAGTAGCTGACAGACTGGGTGCGGACTCGGGTAGTCAATGGGTAAAGGCGCCAACCGATGACAGGAAAGAGAAAATCAAACGTTATCGAGTACCACCGGGTAGAATGTTGGTAGTTCAAACCAAAGACGGTCGTAGATACTTCAAATATTCCGCTAAACCAAATTCTAAAGACAAAACTGGTTTTTGGGCAAACAGCGAAGGATCGGAAATAGTAGACCCGCAATCTGTAGCATCATTGGAAAATCTAGCACAACAAAATGGACAACTTACTTTTGATCCACGTAATAACGACACCAGTGCAGAACCAGGAACTACAGATTCTTCTATTGTAATGCCTGGTGATGAAGGGCCTGTTGGGGAGCCATCTATAACAGAACCATTACATCCTGATGTATCAATAGTACAATCTGTTCCTTTGGTTATTCAGTACAAAGGTAAAAGATTCGAAATGGATGATTACGGTGAGTTCCATCCGTTTGGTACCACAAGAAAAGTCACTCCTGCATTGCAGACTTTCCTAACTAAAGAACGAGGAAAACTATAATGCAAATCAACGAAGGCGGCAATATTTTCAAGAGTCCCGATGGGCAACCGTTAACACAAAGAATCAATCGCGATGACGTTCCTGCAACAATTAAATGGATCGAGCATGTGTCAGGAATTAGATTTCCGGAAGAAACATGGCTAGGCACCACAGGAAGAAAATCCAGTTCAGGTGATTTAGATCTAGCTGTTGACGAAACCAGTATAGATAAAGATACACTAGTTGCAGTATTATTATCAGCTGGTGTTGACGCCAAAGATATCAAAAAGTCCGGTGACAGCGTACATGTCAAAGCACCAATTGGCGGTCGTTTAGGTCAAGGATATGTACAAGCAGACTTGATGTTTGGTGACCCTAAGTGGCAAGCATTTAGTATGAGTGGTGCTGCAGAAGGTAGCAAACTGACTGGTATGAGTCGTCATGTTATTCTTGCCAGTGTTGTTGCTGCCCTGCACCCAGGACTTAAATGGAGTTATAAACACGGACTGGTTGATAGAGTCACTAATACCACAATCGAGGATGGTAAAAGCCCAGCTACACTCAGTAAAATAACAGGCATTCCTGCTGCCAAGTTAAATTCAGCTGACGATATATTGGATGCTATTAGCAAAAGACCCAACTATGAACAGTTGATTGCAGCAGCTAGAGAAACCCTGGCCAAGAGCGATATTCAATTACCTGAGGCAGCGCCTGCTCCAGGCACTGCTGCTTGGTTCAGAACATACACGGATAAACTATCGTAATGTATTTTGAATTTGTCGAATATCTAATGGAGGCTACTAATCCCAGAACTCCACATCCTGAAGATGCAATACTATCTGGTAGTGCTGCCGCAGCTCAACAAATAGCCGGATTAAAATCTGTAATATCAAATCCAAGAAACCTTACCATCAAATGGGACGGTAAGCCTGCTCTTATTTTTGGTAGGGACAGTGATGGGCAGTTGGCAATCATGGACAAGTACATGTTTGATGCCGGCTTCCTGGCAAAAAATGTAGAAGATTGGAAACGATACGACTCACAAAAAGCATCAGGCAATCTCAGAGGTAGCCTTTATAATCTATTAGAAACAATTTGGCCTGCACTAAATCAAGCAGTACAAGGACCAGGTTTCTATTGGGGCGATTTGCTTTATGCAGGACAGCTACAGCCGACTCAAGGAAAATTTGTTTTCCAACCCAATCTAGTTGAATACAGAATAGCAACCAACAGTGCTCTAGGAAAGATTATTGCAGGATCTGTTGGCGGAATCGTAGTGCATCAATATTTTGACAGTGTAGGTGGACAACCAACGCAGTGGAACGGCAAGGGACTAGCAAACGTGCCTGGCGGCATTGCTATTATTTCTCCCACAGCGGGTAATAAATTTACACTAAAAACTCCGGTACAACAGGAACGTGCAGCAGATGCAGCCCTAAAAAAATATGGCGCAGCAGTAGATGAACTGTTGGGATCCATCCCACAAAGCACCAGAGACAGAATCAAAACATATTTTAATAAATTTATCACTAGACAAACCACCGAGCCTTTGCATACATGGTTAGCCGCAAACGTTAGCAAAGTGCAGTATAACGCTCTAGCTGGCGACAATTATACTGGAAAACTGTTTGCACAAGACCCCAGCGGACAAATAGTTGAGAGTCCTGGGTATGTTGGACTCAAAGCAATCTGGAACAGCATTTACGCCTTTAAACAACACCTGGCTAAACAGCTGGCATCGCAAGTGCAAGGAATTGAAGAATATGTAAACGGACAGCCCGCAGGCGAAGGTTTTGTGTTTCCAACCTCAACAGGTTTGGTCAAAATCGTGGACAGAGAAGTGTTTAGTGCCGCTAATTTCGCCAAAATGAACTAATTGGTATAAATATTAGCATGCGGTAATACGCAAATAATTAAGGAGAAATAAAATGGCAATTGGAGTCCAAAAAGTACACGGCAATAGTGCTGGTGTAAACAACGTTGATGCAGGTCAATTTTTTGCAAATGCAAAGATCATTAATACAGGTATCGCTTCACCTATCAGTGCAATCAAGATTGGTACCTTAGGTGCAACTGCTAACTTAGCAGCAGAACTAGGCGAGCCAAGCGGTGCAGGTCTAGTAGGTGCAGTAGAAACCCTAATCAAGACCATTTCTACAAACGCATCTGTTATTGCATACCAAGTTGATGCAGCTGGTTCAAGCGCACAACTAAGCGTTCTAGTAGAGCGTAGCTCATGGTCAGATGCTGATCTACAAGCTCAGATTCGCACACTAACCCACAATGGTACAGCTGGTGCTAACATTGGTGCATACGGCAACGTATTCCCAGCATTGGCTACTGTATCGTCAACTGGCGGTATCAAACTAGCTTAATTAAATTTAAGTTAATTAAAAAGCAGACTTCGGTCTGCTTTTTTTATAACCAGCATAAATATTAACATGCGATAACACGCAAATAATTTAGGAGAAATAAAATGGCAATTGGTTTAGATCGTAGCGCAGGCTACTTTTTTGCAGGTACAACTGGAACTTTGATCGTTCCTGGTCAAAGCGTTAAGTTATATGTAGTTGATGCTGGCGTTAACTTGTCATCAGAAGATGATGCAGCAAACGAAGCTTATGAAGCAATCATTCAGGCATTCCCACCAGTACTAGCATATTTTGCTCATGCTACTAGCGGCATTATTAGCATTATCTGCGATGGTGTAAATGCCCCAGCAGCTAGCGCACTACAGACAGCACTACAGGCTATTGGCACCAAGAAAGGTTCTGTTAACTTAGGTAGCGCAACTGTGACAGACGGAACTAGTTTTGTAGTATCGTAATTTTTAAAAATTACAACAAAAAGCAGACTTTGGTCTGCTTTTTTTATGGCTATAAATATCTATATGAAATTTTATACTGGCATAACATTAGTTGATATTACTGCTACTGGTATCACCAGACACAGACCTGGCCAAGAAGTTCAACGGGATCAACAAAGAAATTGGGAAACAGTATTACAGGTAATAGGTCTTAGATCACAGCCACAGTTGATTGAAGGACCAATTTGTGCAGAATTTGACATCGATGAAACCAGCGGCTTCGGTGAGATGTACTATGGCAAGCAGCGAGCATGGATTTTCTGCTTTGGGGTCGAACATGAAGATGTATTTCTTGAAGACCGTGATCCGGTTGGCGGATTGGACAAAGATTTTGCTCAAGTGCCTATAATTTGTGGGCTAGATGAAACTGCAAGGTTTATATTACCAATTTTTTATCCATATGGCGCTATAAAAAACATATACTTTAAAACTGGCAGAATGAACTTAAATACAATTTAAATCATTGGCATTTTAAGGCATTTTCTTTATGGCTCACAATCTAGACAACAACACAGAACCCTCTAATTTTTATGAAAGAGTACTATGGCAGCAAGCGAAAGAACAAGCCTTGGAGCGCACGTGGATTTATGCGCCGAAAGATACAAGGCATTGGAAGATAAATTAGACAAACTAGAACAGCGTATGACTAATATGGAAGAAAACATCATAGTTATCCGCACGAAAATTTCGGAATCTACTGCCGAGGCTACCAGTAAAACTAGCGGGCAGTTGATTACCATTGGCACAGCTTTTGGTGTAGCAATGCTCACAGGCTTAATTATGGTTATTGTACAACTTGTCCTGAAATAATAATGAAGATAATAGAATTATTAAATAAAGTTAGATTACCAATTACCAACGAAGAATCAGACATCTTAGGTAAATTTAGCGAATCAACGGAAATATTAAAAAAAGATTTAAGTCCAAGAGAAGTATTATTAGCTAACCAATTGGTAAACAAAGATATACTATATAGAAAAAATGACGAAGGGCAAATTTATTACAAAAAGAAAGTCTGATTTGGACAATGCCAGAGCAGCATTTACAGAATTTGGGCTAAATTATATTCAATCATGGACCCGTCAAGAACTAGCAAAATATAGATCAAAGCCTGTAGTTATTCCGATTGGGGACTACAGGTTTTTTGTTGGATCGTTTCAAATTGTTGGTAAACACACATATTGTTGGACAGTGACTCAATTTGATGACAAATACGTTCATGATTTTGTTGATAAAATTACAGCGATTTTGTATTGTTTGTATGAAACACGCGGACAATTTCCTCAAGCCAATACGCTATTAGAGCTTGATAAAAAAATAGGAAAACTAAGTACTGATATTATACACTACGAAAAAGCATTACAACGAAAAAAACAGGATAATTTTAAAAAAGACGTTGCATACAATAGACTATTAGATGCCAGAATGCAGCGTAAAGATTCAATACAGATTTTGAAAAAAACTTTAATTTCGGCTAAATACTTTAACTTTAGGAACAACAGCTATGAGACTAACAGAAATGGGCACCAAGCCCACAGCAAAAAAAATTAACAAAGTAATGGAAAGCCGTTTTGGCGTTAAAATTGATTACGCCAATTTAGACTTCAAACGTGCATATGTATTAGCACGTGGCCTAACTGAGAGCCTTGAAAAAATCAAGCACAGCCACGGAGTACACGTAGCAGAAAAGAATCCTAAGTACATGGAGCTGCTAATGGTACGTGAAGGCCTACATCGCTGGATGGTTGAAAACAAACAACAACTGATCCTAGAAAGCGAAATGGGCAAGAGCCAGGCTATTCTAGCTGCCAAGGACATGGTTGACAGTATCCAGGACATGCTTGAAGAAGTTAGCAAAATGCAAAACGAGCAGATGCCTGCATTACTAGACACTATTCGTGACCAAATTGGCATGGAACAAGCTGACGCATTTAAAGCCGCAGTTGAGCCATTATTGGCTAACATGAGCCAGCAGTTAAGCTCGGCACGAAGCACAGCTGATACCGCTGCTAGAGCTCTTGCAGGAGAACAAGTGGCGCAACCAATGGGTATGGGCATGGGAGCTGATGCAGCACCTGGTGCAATGCCTGACGGTACTGAAATGCCAGCAGCAGATATGGGCAGTGATCTTGATACTGACGAATTCGCAGCAACTAGTGCAGCAGCAGGTCCAAATGTTGTAGGCAGAGAAAAACGTTAATGCGTATTCGTGAAATTATCACTGAGGATGCTATTGATGAGATCCTCGAAGACGAGGCAGCAGATCCGGCTATTCTTGATCTGATGAACATACTTGAAACTATGAGAAACCGTGCTCATGACACTCACGCGGTGCCACGAGTACGGGCCGATTCACTAATAAATCTAGTGCAAATGCAGCATCCGCAATTTAATTTAGATACATTAGATCAAGCTCTATCAAACAACGAATCTTTGAAAGCTCTTGTTAAAGATATCAAAGACGACGCAACTGGAGTAAAGTATGTGTACCTAACTCCGTTTGCCGACGACGATGAAGAATTGGCCGCAATTGGTGACTCAAACGCTCCTAGAACACCCCCTGAGCGTACAGTAGATTCAATGGCTAAGTCTGCTCTTGCAAAAAGATCGTAAATAAATTACAATAATCCAAGGAGAATAAAATGGCTTACTCAGGTCAAGTCTTGGATCACTATGAAAATCCAAGAAACGTTGGTAAACTGGATAAAAATGATCCCAGTGTAGGAACAGGTCTAGTAGGAGCTCCTGCTTGCGGAGATGTACTTCAATTACAAATACAAGTAGAAAACAATGTGATTACAGATGCCAAATTCAAGACTTATGGTTGCGGTTCGGCAATCGCAAGTTCATCATTGGTCACAACGTGGCTCAAGGGAAAGAGTCTTGATGAAGCAGCAGCAATTCAAAACACTCAAATTGCAGAAGAACTTGCACTACCGCCTGTTAAAATTCACTGTTCTATATTAGCAGAAGATGCAATCAAAGCGGCACTAGCAGACTATAAGAATAAACAAAATGCTTAAAGTTTTATTTTATCATGCAAATGATACTCTGAGAGAAAGTGCCGAAAAATTATTATTTTTGGGAGTAGCAGCTCTGTATTTAAAAACATGGATCGACCAAAATCGTCCTGAAATCGGAGAAAAATTAGATTGGATGCTTCCGATACAAAAAAAGATGTCAGATGATGAGTTGGTAAGTCTATTAGAGAAAGAAAAGCCAGACCTGTTTTGCAGTAGTCATTACATTTGGAATGATAGTTTTATCTGCGATCAATTGAATAGAATCAAGAGTAAGGTTCCATCAAGTATTTGTTTTATAGCAGGCGGTCCTAGCATTGATGTAAACATTGATCCAGAATTTTTTACCAAAAAAACATTCCCTGATTATGCCATATATGGTGCAGGCGAAGTGGCATTTGCTGACATAGTAGAAAGCATTTTAAAAAACAAAAAGCTGATAGCTTTTAATACCTCAAACGTGGCCTGGCTGGATAAAGTAAAAAATAAAACTGTTGTGGCTGATTTTAAATACGTACCACAATTGTCAGTTAGTCCATACTTGAGCAATAAAGAATTATTTGCATCAATGATCAAGGATGTGCAAAGCAAACAGATAAGCGTAGTTCTTCCTTATGATTTGACTAGGGGTTGTCCTTACAGTTGTACATTTTGTGATTGGAATAGCGGTCTAACTAATAAAACCACTAGACGTAAAAACAGTTATAAAGATGAAATTGATTTGTTTCAAGAGTTAAAGGTCAAGAACATCTATCTGTCAGATGCCAATGTTGGTCAGTATCAAGAAGATATTGACATGATTGAATACATGGGCAATAAAAATATTTTTGAAAATGCTGGTTTTAAAATTGATGGTAATTTTAGTAAATTAAGAAAAGAAAACAATTTAAAAATTTATCACATATTGGCAAAAAGTAATATGCTAACCGATGTTGCGGGATTTACAATTTCAGTACAAGATATCAATAAAACTGTATTGGAAAATATTGATAGACCCGACGTTGGGTGGGATGTGCATCTGTCAATGATACAAGAATTAAAAGAAGCTTACCCACATCTACATTCAAAAATTCAATTGATTCAAGGACTACCGGGACAAACAGTAGAAAGCTGGAGAGAAACACTTAAAGAAATAAGCAGACACGATTTACAATTGCAAATTTTTATCAGCGAACTTTTACCAGCCAGCCCAGCAGCAAGAGATAAAACTTATCAAGAAAAGTTTAAATTTACCTATACCACTAGCGAACGTTTCAATGGACATCACTATTTTGATGCAACATTTCCTGAAACGTGCATTAGTTTTAGTAAAAAAGATTTTGTAAGAATGACAGTGCTATCACACATTTATTCTGCTCTTACTCAATTCAGAAGTCAAAAAATTGCAACTTTTAATTTGGAACAGGTAGTTGATGATTTCTTAGAATCGCCAATGTGCAAAGCAGTTGAAGACAATTTGTACGATAATTGGACAAATCACAATAAATTTTATTATACCAAAGGTGTTGATGGCAGACCGCTATTTGGACAAGAAGCAATCACCGCCTGTTATATTTTCCTTACTGGATCAATTTGGGCAGGTAATCACAAACTTCTCACCCTAATTGCTAAAAATCTTGATCCTGGGGTAATGTCTCCAACAGAATTTATAAAAAACAATTTAGTAAAAAACGGCAATCGTTTAAATGTTAAAATAGAAACGCTAGCAGGATTTGAATAATGATTACTCTCACCGAAAAAGCAGCAAAAAAAGTACAACAGCACTTAATCAAACGTGGTCGTGGATCTGGCATAATGATTGGCGTCCGTACTACCGGGTGCTCGGGTCTTGCTTATAAGTTAGAATATGTAGATGTTCCTCCGGTCACTAGAGACTGGATGACTTATGACAGCAATGGTGTTAAAATATATGTTAACGGTCGAGATTTGCCTTACGTAAATGGTCTTACTATGGATTACAAGCGGCAAGGACTCAACGAAGGTTTCGAGTTTATCAACCCAAACGAACGTGACCGCTGCGGTTGCGGAGAAAGTTTTCGAGTTTAAATGATTATACCAAAATTTGATTATACCCCTCTAGCTAGAGAAAGTGTAGAGGGTAAACGTCATTACGCCCTTCCTGATGGTAGCCGTGTTCCTAGTGTCACAACAATCCTAGATCGTACTAAACCTGCTGAAGCAAGACAAAAGCTTCAAGAATGGAAAGATCGTGTTGGGCATGAACGAGCACAGCAAATTACCACAGAAGCTGCCAATCGTGGCACCCGTATGCATACCTATCTTGAGCGTTATGTTAAAAATGACGATATAGGCGATTTCCCCTCCAACCCGTTTGCACAGCCTAGCTGGTTTATGGCTGCACAAGTTATTTTAGAAGGATTAGGTAATGTTGATGAATATTGGGGTTGCGAGGTTCCTTTATACTATTCTGGGCTATATGCTGGTACTACTGACTGTGTCGGGGTGTGGAAGGGACAGCCTGCAATCATGGATTTTAAGCAAACGAACAAGCCTAAAAAGCGTGAGTGGATCGACGATTATTTTCTACAGCTCGCGGCATATGCTGCGGCTCACAACGACACATATGGAACAAACATTAACACGGGTGTTATTCTCATGTGTGCTCGACCTACTGATGAACACGCAACGCCTCAATACCAGGAATTTGTACTAGAACCCAAGGATTTTGCTTATTGGAGTGATCAGTGGATGCGTAGAGTAGAGCTCTACTATCTTACAAGCTAAATACACAATAATTGAGGATTTAGCATGGCCGTTACGCAGATAAGCAGAATTCAACATCGCAGAGGATTAGAGCAAGATCTTCCGCAGTTAGCTTCAGCTGAACTTGGTTGGAGTTTGGACACCAGAAAATTATACATTGGTAATGGTACCTTGGATGAAGGTGCCCCGACACTGGGAGTCACTGAAATTTTAACTCAGTACTCTGACCTTACTGCTCTACTTGGAACTTACACATTTGTAGGCAATGCAACAGGATTTTCGGTACAGACTGGCAGCAGTCTACTAAATCCAACTGTTCGTAGCTTCCAACAAAAGTTTGACGACTTTGTAAATGTTAGAGATTTTGGAGCCAAAGGCAATGGCTTGGACGATGACTATGCTGCAATTAATCGAGCAATAACTCAAATTTATAGAACATCGTTAAACGAAATAGATCCTCGCACACGTAGAACAATTTATTTGCCCGGCGGCACGTATCTAACATCCAATACTATTCAAATTCCTCCTTATGCTAGATTGGTAGGTGATGGTATTGATAGCACAATTATCAAGGCCAAGTTTGGTAATTTATCTGTAGCAAACCTTTGCGATTCTTCTTTTAATTCTGGACCATTGATTGGCTCAGGAACAGCTATATTACCACAAGGTATTGAAATCAGCGGCATGTCGTTTGTTAACACCAGCGCCGGTGTAGCACAACCTGTTTTGAACATTGACAGTGCATCTAACGTCAGAATAGTAAATACTCATTTTGGATCAAATGTATCTGCAACTGTGTTTCCAAATGTGGTACACATCTACAGTACTGTGTCACCAGTTAATTCGTTAACTTTTGATGGATGTCGTTTCGTTGGCGGCGGTAATGGGATAGTTAATTTTGGAACTACTACACGTTCATTGAGTATCATGAACAGTAGATACGATGGTCTGTCGAATACTGCTTTTGTGATGAATTCTATAGATTCTGTTTCTTCAATTAACAATTACTACGCAGGACAGTCAGCAGTCTTCTTGAAGGACTCGGCTGTGAGCTTTGTGAGTTTTGGTGAAACATTCCAAACAGGATCAGACGCTGGCTTAGGTATGTTCTTGGGAAATTTATTGACAGGGGTAGCACGAGGGGCATCCATTACAGGTACCACTTATGTGGCCAGTTTAGTTCCAAACACCGCAGGAAAAATACGTTATGAATTGAGCAATAGCTCTGCTAAACGCTTTGGTACATTTACGTTTTCTACTGATGGTACTTACAGTAATTTTACCGACAGTTATACTGAATCAAATATAAGTCTCAAGGCAAATTTGTTTGCCAATGCAGACAGTTTAATTTGTTCCTTAGATTCGGGCACTGGTACTTTAAAATATAGTCTTACACAATTTGTATAATTTATAAATGTTCAAACTATCTGCTAATAGGCGTTTGGCCTATTGGAAGAATTTTCGAAGTCAAATTGGTAGTATGCCACTTGAACGTGCATTGGAGGAAACTCAACGACTTTGGCAAACTTGTCCTTTTACTCCGTTCTATCTCACAGCCGAGCAACCTGACTCGTGGCCCAATCCTTGGGAATTACTGATAGAAAATTACTATTGCGATCTTGCAAAATGCTTGGGAATAGTATATACTTTACATCTTAGCGATCACGGCAAAAATCTAAAACCGGAAATACGAGTATATAATGATCCAGTTGATAGATATCAATATCATATAGCATACTTTGCCGATGGGAAATATGTTCTTAATTTGATTGAGGACGAGATCGTAAATAAAGAACACATTAATCAACAATTTAACTTAAAATATTGCTACACAGCAATAGATTTAAAATTAGAACAATACTAGAGGCAATAGATGACGCAGATTCAAATAACTAAAAGAGACGGACGTAAAGAAACACTAGATTTAGAAAAACTACATAAAGTGGTGTTTTGGGCAACTGAAGGGATCACTGGAGTTAGTGCAAGTGAAGTAGAAATAAAAAGTCATATTCAATTTTATAACGGAATCCGTACATCGGATATCCAAGAAACATTAATTAAGTCAGCCGCTGATCTAATCAGCGAAGAAACCCCAAACTATCAATATGTAGCAGGAAGATTGATTAACTATCATCTTCGCAAACAGGTTTATGGTGACTACCAGCCTTGGCCCTTGATAGATCTTGTAAAAAAGAATGTGGAGTCGGGATTTTACGATACAGGACTTCTCGCCGCCTACAGTGAGGACGAGTGGGCACGACTGAATTCATTTATTCACCACGACAGAGACGAGAACTTTACCTATGTGGCCATGGAACAATGGCGCGGTAAATATCTTGTACAAAATCGTGTGACCAATGAGATATACGAAACACCGCAAGTGGCATATCTGCTTATCGCCGCAACATTATTTCAAAATTATCCGCGAGAAACAAGATTACAATGGGTAAAAGATTATTATGACGCCATTAGCTTACACGATATCAGCTTGCCTACTCCTGTTATGGCCGGTGTACGCACTCCGCAAAAGCAATTCAGTAGTTGCGTTCTTATTGAAACGGACGATAGTCTTGACAGTATTAATGCTACTACTTCTTCCATTGTTAAGTACGTCAGCCAAAAAGCCGGCATTGGAATCGGTGCAGGTAGAATACGAGCACTCGGAAGCCCAATCCGAAATGGAGATGCTTACCACACCGGGGTTATACCCTTTTACAAGCTGTTCCAAAGCGCCACTCGTAGTTGTTCGCAAGGGGGTGTCCGTAATGGCGCCGCTACTTTGTACTACCCGATCTGGCACCTCGAGATTGAGGATTTGATTGTTCTCAAGAACAACAAAGGAACCGAAGACAATCGTGTACGCCATATGGACTATGGTGTGCAGTTTAACAAGTTGATGTATGAAAGACTAATTACAGGTGGCGATATTACCTGCTTTAGTCCTAATGATGTACCAGAGCTGTACTCTGCCTTTTTCAATGATCAAGATCGATTCAAAGAGCTATATGAGCGAGCAGAGCGTAATACCAAGCTGAGAAAGAAAACTTTCAAGGCTGCTGATTTGTTTAGTAGATTCATGCAGGAACGCAAGGATACTGGTCGTATCTATCTCCAGAATGTCGATCATGCAAACACGCATTCGCCGTTTGATGAACGAGTTGCACCAATCAAGATGAGTAATCTTTGCGCTGAAATTGATTTGCCAACTGTGCCGTTAAAAGATGTCAACGACGAGGATGGTAGGATCGCCCTGTGTACTCTATCAGCGATCAATTGGGGCAATGTAAAAAGCCCACATGACTTCGAAAAGATGTGTCGGTTGGCGGTAAGAGGATTGGATGCATTGTTGTCGTATCAAAATTATCCGATCCTTGCAGCACGTTTAGCGACCGAAGAGTTTAGGCCAATTGGGGTTGGAATTATTAATTTTGCCTACTTCCTAGCTAAGAATGATGTTAGTTATAGTGACCCTAAGGCGTTAGCTTTAGTTGACGAGTATGCAGAAGCTTGGTCGTATTATTTGATCAAAGCTTCTGCAGACCTCGCCGAAGAACAAGGCGCTTGCACTCGCTGGAAGGATTTAAAGAGTGCAAACGGCGTATTACCTATTGATACACGTAAACGAGATGTGGACGAATTGGTGCCCTACCAAGAGCGTATGCCTTGGCAATCACTACGCGAACAAATCCAACGTACTGGTCAGCGCAATGCCACACTAATGGCTTTGATGCCTGCAGAGACAAGTGCTCAGATCAGTAATGCTACTAATGGAATTGAGCCACCACGTTCGTATGTGTCAGTAAAGCAAAGCAAACACGGCGCATTACGTCAGGTAGTTCCTGAATATCGTCGTTTAAAGAACAAATATGAACTGCTTTGGGATCAAGTCAGCCCCGAGGGCTATCTCAAGCTGTGTGCAGTGCTACAAAAATATATTGATCAAGGTATCAGTGTAAATACTTCCTACAATCCACAGTACTACGATGATGAAAAGATTCCTATGTCGGAAATGCTACAGCATCTTTTAATGTGCTACAAGTATGGATTGAAGCAACTGTATTATTTTAACACCTTTGATGGTCAAGGCGAAATCAACATCGACAAGTTAGTTGACTCTAAACCAGTAGAAGAAACAGAATACACCAGTCAAGAAGACTGCGACAGTTGCGTAATCTAATAGAGTTATGAATCTACGAAAATATATCAATCTGTTTGAGGATACCGCTATTGGTATCACTGATGATTGGTTCAAAGACGGGTCTTTTAAAACCTATAAAAAACCCAACCCTGAGCAATACGAAATAGCCGAAGAGGATGGCGTTATTCAAACTCTCGAAGGCCCGGTAAACTATAAACGAGGTTATTATATCCTTACCGGACCCAAGGGCGAACAATACCCTATCCCTCCAGAAAAGTTTCGTGAATTAAAAGATGACGCAGGCAACGGTATTTGTTATCCCAAGAAAATAATAAAATTGGCCAAATTGGCCGATCATGATGGATCAGTTGCAACCAGTTGGGGCGAAGTGCTAAACTATACAGCAGGCAATGACTATATTGTCCGCCACGGTCCCAACGACTACGGTGTAGTAAAAAGAGAAATATTTGAAAAAACTTACGAGGTTGGAAAATAACAATGAGCGTCTTTAACATTAATAATAAAAATAATCACACACAGGCTTTGGCATTTCTTGACGAATCGGGCGCACATCCTATTCAACGATATGATGTACTAAAGTATAGACAGTTTGACAAACTGACAGATAAACAATTGGGATTCTTCTGGCGACCAGAAGAAGTAGATGTACTTCGAGATGCAAAAGACTTCAAGGAATTGACCGAACATGAACAGCATATTTTCACAAGTAATCTTAAGCGACAAATCCTTTTGGATAGTGTTCAAGGTCGTAGTCCCAATCTTGCTTTTCTTCCCATCGCTACTATTCCTGAGCTCGAAACTTGGATTCAAACCTGGGCCTTTAACGAAACGATTCATAGCCGTAGCTATACTCACATTATCCGCAATGTTTATAGTGACCCTAGTGTTATATTTGATGAGCTCACGGATATAAAAGAAATTGTAGATTGTGCAAAAGATATCAGCAAGTACTACGATGATCTTATTGAAACTGTACAGTATTATAAACTGTTAGGGTATGGCCGTCACACTGTTAACGGCAAAGAAATCGTTGTAGGCCAACGAGACTTGAAGAAAAAACTATGGCTGTGTCTTAACAGTGTCAACGCACTAGAAGGTATCCGTTTTTATGTGAGCTTTGCTTGTTCGTGGGCATTTGCAGAACTAAAGAAGATGGAAGGCAATGCCAAGATCATTAAACTGATTGCACGAGACGAAAACGTACACTTAGGGTCCACGCAAACCCTGCTCAAATTGCTACCTCAGGATGATCCTGATTATGCTTCTATCAAAGAAGAAACTCGTGCAGAATGTGAAGCAATGTTTTTGGCAGCAGCCGCACAAGAAAAAGCCTGGGCACACTACTTGTTCAAAGACGGCAGCATGATTGGTCTCAATGAGCAGTTGCTGAGTCAATATGTAGATTGGTTAACCTGCAAGCGCATGACCGCAGTTGGATTGAATTGTGGTATGAAGCCAGGATCCAATCCGCTACCATGGACAGCCAAATGGATCGCTGGAGCAGAAGTGCAAGTGGCACCGCAAGAAACAGAGATTTCAAGTTATGTGATTGGCGGGACAAAACAAGACGTAGACTCCAACACGTTTAAAGGATTTAGTCTTTGACGGCTAGAGCTGTATTTGTTGGCGGATATCGGATGGGACATGCAATCATGTCCTTTCAGTTTGATCACTTTCTTGAAGGTATAGATAAAACTTATATCGTAAGTAATATTGCCGAAAAGCATTATAACGAAACTCTAAGAAAGTACGTAGACGATCCCAGTAGATTTGTTTATGTAAATGATCAAGAATTAATTGATGCATACCCAGAAATTCTAAATTGGGATCAACCTGGTGATTACAGAGGAACATGGCTTAGACAACAGGCTTTGAAAATTGCATGTCTAGATTATTTCAAAGATGAAAAAATTCTTATACAAGATCCCGACACATTTGCAATACGCCCATACCAATGCTTCAACGGCAATACACCCAATTTTTTTGTTCTTCCTGACACTACACACAGTCCTGGGTACTACTCTGTTATAGAAAACAGCCTGGGCATACCACGACAAACCACCGATTGTTTTATCACTGAATTTTTACCATTCCTCAAAGAAGATTGGGTCGCAATGCGACAGCAATTAGAACAACGGACCGGTAAACATTTTCTTGACGCAATCATTGACAACTGTCACAGAGAAGCGGAAACCAATCTTATATGGTTCAGCGAATACGAAATTCTTGGTAATTATGTTTTGACCAGAAGAAACATAGATAGAACTGTACAGCGTAGATGCGAAATAAGAAACATCAACGACAGCAACGAAATGTCAAAATTAAATTCTGTTGATTATAATTGTTATGTTGATGCGTGTCCAAGACTTGATGATAGCATATTATTTGAATTTCATACCAACACTGTAATAAATTTTGATAAGATTCGCCAAGATATATCAAGCAGGATATGAAGCAGTTTGTATATAAAATATTTACTCTGCTACCTCCCCATTCAGCAGTTGATTGCATATCAGATTGGCAAGGGGAAAATTTCTCTCCTCATCAAACCACAGACAACTTGGAAGAGTGTCTAGCACAGCCATATCGTGTTGCTGCTGTTCCAGCATTGTTCAATCAACCAGGTAGTTATTCATATAATCAGATGCTTTGTGCAATTGACTGGTCAAAGTTTGATTTGGTGTTGTTATCAGACATCGAATATACCAATTTAGAACTCATTCAAGAATATGCTGCTCAAGCAGGAATAAAAAATTCTTTAATCGCACTTGGCGGGCTTACCAAACGAATAAGCGAACCTGACCTTGTTTATAGACCCTGGTGGATTTTTCAACATATGAGATTGAATTCATTCCAGCCGCACCAAGGTAAAAAAGATTTTTTATTTGAAGCACTGCTAGGAGCACGTAGAGCACATAGATCGTATGTGATGTCTCGTTTTCAATTAAATGCTGATTTGTTATCACAATCTATAATTACATATAGAAAAGAATTTGGATATGACGACAATAATCTTGATGCTTTTTTTGATCAAAATACTGTACGTTTGATTGAAAAAAATTTAGTATGGCCTTATGTATCGCCCAATTTGACTCCAGATATGGAAGTGTCAGATCAAATACTAAGAGAAATAAGCGAAATAACACCGTGGCAAATTTACAATAATACCTATTACAGTATTTGTTGCGAAACGGTATTTCAACATCCCGAGCCCAGCAGATATCAAGATCCAGGACCGTTTTTTATAACTGAAAAAACAGCCAAAGTTCTACTAGGGCAGAGACTATTTGTAATGTTTGGCCCTAGACATACATTGAAGTTTTTAAAAGATCTTGGATTCATGACTTTTGATAATGTGATTGACGAATCATACGACGATTGTGATAACGCCGGCGAAAGATTTAAACTCGCGTTTGACCAAGTTGAATATTTGAGTACCTTGGATCCGGAAACAGTGATAAACCAAACACAACATATTCGATTGCACAACCACAATCATCTGTATCAATATAGAAAAGATATCAGAAACCAAATGCATCAAATGATTTTGGACAAAATACCCGAGCAATATAAATTTGCGTAAATACAAAACATTCATTATAATAAAACACTATGCTTACAATATATTCCAAAAACAATTGCCCGTTTTGCGTTAGAGCAAAACAATTACTAGAAAGTAAAGGGGTGCCATTTAACGAAATTAACATCGAGAACGATATAGAATCGCGGCAGATGTTGTTAGATAAAGGCCTTAGAAGTGTTCCACAAATCTTTCACGGATACGAGTTAATTCCAGGTGGGTTTGATGGACTCAATAAACAACCAGCTGAATTTTTCGAAAAGGTAAAAAACTAAATGCTAGTATCAAAAGGTTATCAACAAGGTGACATTGTTAGTTTCAAGTTAGTCACTGGCGACGAAATAGTAGCAAGAATCGTTGACTCTGGTCCCAATGGCTTCGAAATCGCAAAGCCTTGTACAGTAATGCCTAGTCCGCAAGGAATGGGACTTATTCAAAGCCTGTTTACTGCTGATGCAGATGCCGGTGTGGTCCTGCAGAAGGAACATGTTATTATGCATGCTCCTAGCATTGATGCCATGCAAAAACATTACATCAAAACCACCACTGGTATAGAGCCTGTGACCAGGGGAAGCATTATTACCTAAATGTTTATCACGCCCGGAACGTTGCCAGCAGTTGAGGAAAACGTTGATCTTAACTTTACCATAACAGCAAACACAAACATTGGTGATCCTGCAATCACTTCAGTTAGTGCCACTTGCTCAGCCTTGGGTAATATTAATATATCAATTGTCAGTCCGGGCGGGGGCAGCGGAAATACTGTTATTACCATAACAGGCAGATACAATGACAATTTTGATAAAACTATCACGTATGAAGATAAAAACAAAACTGTACAAACTGTATCAAGATTCAAAGATATAACTCCGGAATACAATTTTGTTTCAGAGTATCTGGCTTCAGGCGGAGGAACTGCCACTGCCACATACACTGTGACAGTAAACGGTACACCATTTACAGTGAACCAAACTATAAATAATACTAGCTTCACTCCCGGACAAAATTATCTCGTGCAATATGTTGCTCAAGGAAAATACTAATGCCTCCAGTCACTAGAACCAATGTAGATCCAACATCAGGACATGGTGGATACGTACCAAGACCAAGCACACCAAATGGCAGTGCAGATGTGTTTGTCAATGGTCAAGGTGTTGTCAGAGTCACTGACGCCTGGCCGGATCACACCGATCCAGGACCACCTGATACCCATGGTGGTGCTCAATCTGGTGGCAGTTCAACCTTCTTTGTGAACGGATTGGCAGTGGCAAGAATCGGCGATGCCATTGGTTGCGGAGATTCAGTTGCCGGCGGCAGTCCGGACGTGATTGCCGGTTAGCAGTTCCATAAACTACCCACATTACTTGTAAAAAACCATAAAAAGTGCTATAATGTACCATTATTATGGGGTAATAGCAGTTGTTTTCTCTGAATTATCATAGTTATATAAAACTACAACCTTAAGAAAGGAGGAAAAATAGATGAAACAATATTTGCCGAACTTAGCAAAATTTGTATCAATCGTTTTTGGTATGTGGTTGGCCACATACACCTTGGTAGAGGTCACCAAAAACAAATTTGAGTCACTCAAGGCCGAACAGGCCCAAATGGCTGTCATGAAACCAATAACCGGGGAGGAACGGTCTCGCCAGTTGCGTTGCCTAACGCAGAACATTTATTGGGAAGCTGCTAGCGAACCATTCGAAGGCAAGGTCGCTGTGGCCCAGGTCACAATCAATCGAGCAGCCAGTGGGCAGTTTCCCAATGATATCTGTGCTGTAGTGTATCAGAAAAATGTCGTCTACTCAAAAGTGGTCTGCCAGTTTTCTTGGTATTGCGATGGCACTCATCGAGTACGTCCTGTTTATCAACCCCTGTACAATGAAAGTGCAGAAGTTGCTAAAAAAGTACTACTAGAAGGTTTCAGACTTCCAAGTCTCAAAAATGCAATGTATTATCATGCTGACTATGTTCAACCAGGATGGGGTAAAAAACCTATTACCAAGATTGGACGCCATATTTTTTATGGCAGTTAAGCAGGATACTCATTGATGCCAATTTTAACTTCAACACCAAAACTTAGATCTAAAATGGAAAATTCAAACAAAACTGATTTGTCAAGCAAAATAGATTTTGATCGTGTTAAACAAAGTGTGGTAGAGTTTTTCTCTACCCACTTTAGTAAAATCTCTGCAGAAACCATGGGTTGGTTAGCAGCTATTGCATTACATGCTGCCACCGTTCCTACCCTGCTTGCATTACTAACTGGATTAACAGACAGTACTCCTAGCGTGGATGTTGTGCTGTTCATGTGGTTGGGACTTGTACTGTTGTTTGGACGAGCAGTTATTCTCAAGGATCTTCTTAATATTGTGACCATTGGATTGGGATTTGTTATCCAAGCGGTTTTAATGGCATTGATACTGTTCAAGTAATCCATAAATACTTTTAGAACAGGAGGCTACGATGACCAAACGAGCCGAAATCGAAATAGAAGAACTAGCGTATAGTATCGAAGACGAAATCGGGGAAGAAGATTATGGATTTGTCTTTGACGCAGATGGTAATTTAAAATTTGCGTTTATCCCCGAAGTCGTTCCTGACAAACCACCTAAAAATATTCAAAAGATAATGAAGATTTTGGGTGTCATTGATCTAGCACAATTTAACGAAGACTTAACAATTCATTAACGGTTGCTCATAAAGATCCTTTTTGCTATACTAAGAGCATGAAAAAGGACATCACATTTTATCTCAAGTGGCTTGCAACTTTTATAACAATTGTTGGAGCCATTTGCACTTCTGTTAACCTTTATCCGCTGGGCCCTGCCTTGCTCAACTTTGGTGCCCTGCTGTGGCTCATTGTTGCAATTAAATGGCGCGAGTGGAGCCTCATTACAATTAATGCAACATTATTACTAATCTATACCGTGGGACTTGTTATTAAATTGCTATGATTTGGATTGTTATTATTTTTGCAATTGTAGTTATTTGGGCTTACTTTGCCTATAACGATGACAATCATCATTGCTAAATTAGCAACAAATATTTTGGTAGACCATAATTCCCCATTTTGCTATACTAACGGTATAGTAATTAATAAGGAGCGTACAAAATGACTACAGCAATTTACGATCGTCTTACCGAGCAAGAAAAGCGTGAAGTTCGTATGTACGGCTGCACCGTGGCCCAAATGCGCGAAGCAGTTGAGTCCAGCATCACTTTCAAGTTCAGCGGACCTGCTATGGTTGCGGCTGGAATGATGTCGGATGCACAAGAAATGATGGCATACGAGCAGCCTGACTTCAATGTGATCGAAGATCAGCGCCAACTGCTCAACCGTGCCAAGTTCGTTCTGTTCACTTATATTATGGACAAAGAGCAATAAAATGGCTACCATAATGACCGAAACAGAGTGGAAGACTTGGGTCAAAGAAACTTGGGAAAAATGTGAAGAGGATGCTCTAGCAATGACTGATAAACAACTCATTGATTGCCTGTACGAAGATCTAATTAGTTTGGATGAGCAAGCAGGTTGCTTCGACGAATTCACTAATGCTAGAATTGATGAGCAGCGTCGCAAAATCATGCAACAAATCAAAGAGTTGGAAGCAGCGTGAAGTTGTCTGAGGCAAAACTGCCCTGTGCATGCTGCGGTACTATTAGTAAACAGTCGGGTTGGTTTTTAAGTGGATACCACGGAATTTCGGGCTACTACTGTTCTAATTGTTATGCTAAGGTAGCGCACGACAGTTATGGTAATCCAGTAAATCCCGAAGAATATATGTTTGTACTGTTAAAGCAAAGGACACAAAATGTTTGATCAAACAGTTAATTTTCGTACTCAGACCAATGGCCGAGGCTACTGGAGCTCCGCTGCCAAGTTCGTGACCATCGATCGTGTTTGTATTGCCTATCTTGATGACGAAAGTGACTTTGGTGAGCTTCGTGCCTACTTCGATCCTGCGGAATGGGATGTTGACAACGACGGCCTGATCTACACAGACCGGGCATGGATGCAAGGATTCAGGGAGTGTATGCAGACCTTGGGCTTTAGCGACGAGGCAGTTAAAGATATCAATTACAGTGAACAAGGCATGCAGGGCGATAACTTTGTGAGCATGGATGTGACTGGTGCATTCATCCGGGAGTGCGAAGTGTTTTATCGCTTTGCAATTAACAAACAAGCAGTAAATATGTAATCATGAAAAAGATAGTGAAAATACCGTACCAACAAAAGACCCGAGCGCATCGTGTGCTGTTTGAATCTGGCTCACCGTTTCGGAGCCGTACAGTTGAAAACAAAAAGCGCGAGTTCAAGCGCAATCCCAAACATCGAAAGCAGGAGGCTGTATGACCGGTGGCTGGATTCTAATTATTATGTTGCACACTACCAGCGGAAAATTTGTAGACAAAATTGAGCTAGGTCCGTTTGCAACCAAACAGGCCTGCATGGCAGTCAAGCTGTCGGGTATTAATCAATTTAAGAAAAATCGTGTTTGCGTCAGTCAAGCTCATTTTGAAGGACGCGATATTGATCCGGGTATAACCCCAGACTAAGGAGATAGTATGGACTACAGCAATCAGTATTACAAATCAGCAAAATACAGTATGAGCCGCAAGCGCCAGATTATTAATAAAACACTTGAAGAATTGCATGTTATGCAAATGGAAATGATCGAAAATGCAGTTCTGGCACGAGAATATGCAGGCTTTCCGGAAGCCAACGAAGTTATCAACTACATTAAGGCACTGTAATGGATGCTACTGAAAAACTTGTAGACGATATCCTTAGCGATCGTATTACAATCAACGATCTTGATCTTCTGCAAATGGAAGCGGTAATTGACTTCATGCGCGAACATATCAGCGAACTTGCAGAAACAGCAGAATCAGAAGATGAAGAACTGTATGCCGAAGGACTGCTTACTCTAGTAGACTTAATCGAAGATGCTGCGGAACGACGATTTGAAAATCAAGCTACAGGCGATTGGGATCAAACAATTGAGGCTAGTGTTGCCCGCGGTAATAGTTATTTTGAGCTTGAGAATTATGTAATACAATAACGGCTGCGCTCCTTGAGAAGTATTTTGCCCGCTATGCGGGCTTCTTTTTGACTAAATACTCTTATGAAGATCACTGATATTATCCGCGGCGTATTAGACGTCATTGACCGTGCAGAAGAGCCCGAGCAGGCGCCTGCAGTGGCCGTAGCAATACAAGTAGAGCCCGAGGCAGAATTAATGGACATGCAGCGTTTGGCTGGAATCCTAGATGTTGAAGATCCAGAATTCGCCAATGAACCAAACACTATTATTGCCCCAGTGGGTGCAGCATTTCCCGCAGGTGACGACGTACACTACAGTAAAAATCCTGCAGATATTAGAGCAGACAGCGTCAGCATGTTCCCGGATTGGCAAGCAAGGAAATAATTATGTCAGCAAATGGAATCGCACAACTACCAACAAGACAAGATCGTCAAGATGCTAAACTTGCATTAGCAGCAACCAAGCGCCAATCAGATGGGCGACGCTATACACTTGATAAAACACAATTACCAAATCCTTATAATGGTAATGATGTTGCACCTGATGAAAATCCTAACACAGGCGGATTGGTTGAAGGACGCCCCTGGGTATAATCAATGTCATATACACCACCCCCAAAAGGCCGCGGCGATCGTAGACTAAACACTACCAACTACGAACATCCTCAAGAAACCAACTTACTAGATCTCCATCGTGCCATGGAGTATGACCTTGCTGGCAAACCGGTAATTCGTGTTGCTGCAAAATTGTCAGCACCTAGTATTGCCGGGCAGGTATCGGCATTTGGTGAACCTTTAGCAATCTCGCCCACAGCGGTTATACAACTAGATGCCATTTACGGTACTACTACAGATGTTATACAAACTTACACCAATGGTACCGGATCGGTAGCCAATTCAGTTGCAGGTATGTTCCATGTGAGTTCAGGAACCACGCAAGGCGGCTATGGTGTGTTGCGTAGCAAACGATTTATGCGTTATCGTCCCGGGCAAGGCATTGTGACAAGATTCACTGCCATGTTTACCCAAGGCGTAGCCGGTAGCAATCAGTTTGCCGGCCTAGCAAATCAAGAAAACAGATTGCAATTTGGCTACAATGGAGATCGATTTGGTATTGTGCGAAGCACCGGCGGTCGTGCCACTATTTTGTTAATGACTATGACCACGGCACCTAACGCCGGTCAGACTGCTACTATCACCTTAAACGGTGTCCCTTACACAGTTGCTTTGACCGCAGGCACTGTTGATCAAGCAACTGTACAAATTGTTAATCGTGTGGGCGGTTATGGTGGTTGGTTGTTTCAGCAAGTGGATGGCGCCATGTTATGGTTGGCTCCTAGTCTAGGTCCCATGAACGGCACATTCAGTTTCACCAGCACAGGTAATGCTACCGCTACATTCACAGTTAAACAAGCGGGTGTAGCACAAACCGACTACTGGACATATCAAGAAGATTGGAATATTGACCGTATGGATGGTAGTAATACTATCACTACCAATCCCAGTGGAATGACCTTGGATCCTACCAAAATGAATGTGTATCAAATTGCCATGCGTTGGTTAGGAGCCGGAACAATTAGTTTTGCTCTAGAAGATCAAGCATCGGGAGCCTTAGTCTATGTCCACCGTGAACACTATGTGAATCAGCATACAAGACCACACATAGACAACCCCAGTTTCAAGATTGCTTATACCGCTGTAAACACTACCAACACATCAAATCTCACTGTTCGAGGTGCTAGTATATACGGTGCTGTGGAAGGTACCATATTCCAAAACGAATTAACACGTTCTTGGTCCACATCAAAAAGCGGCCTTGCCCAGAATGTGACTCACCACATGATGAGCATTAAAAACTCAGTGGTCACCAACGGACTGGCCGGTGCCAACAACGGCAACTATGTGCTCAATACCAAAGAAGCCATTATTAAAAGTCTGAGTGTTTCTGTACAAAGTACAGACCCCTCACAGGTGTTTTTGTTTTTTGAACCTAGAAGTTTTAGTAGCACATACACCTATTTCAATATCCCCTTTTGCAATGAGACACATGCCATAGATACGGGCACATTTGACACCACCATTGACACTCCCATTTATACCGGCTTGATCGCTATCAATGGCACAGTCAACATCGATCTAAGTGCTTATCGTATCACAGTCCCTCCGGGCAGTTGGGTCAGCGTAGCCATCCGAAGCACCAATTCTGTGTCACAGGCAACAGTGGCCTTAACTTGGTCAGAAGATTAAACCAAAACAGTTGACAGACTTCTCATAGTATAATATACTGACCATACAATTCTATAAATACTGACTATGATATTTGGTTCATTAATGATGGCAATTGCCATCACCATTTCAGCTATTGCCGCTTGGTATTCGGTAGCCGGCCTTACTGCCATTTTCAGTGCCGCAGTTGTTCCTGTTATTATCATGGGTGGCGCACTGGAAGCTGGTAAGATTGTGGCCACAGTTTGGTTGCACAACAATTGGCAGCGAGCCGGCTGGGTGTTTAAAACTTACCTGGTACCGGCCATTGTGTTCCTGATGCTGCTGACCAGCATGGGTATCTTTGGTTTCCTATCCAAAGCACATTCAGACCAAAGCCTAGTCACTGGAGATGCCACATCTAAAGTTGCCATCTATGATGAAAAGATTGCTACTGAACGAGACAACATAGCACAGGCCAAACGAGCACTTGAGCAAATGAATTCACAAGTTGACCAAATGCTTGGACGCAGTGACAACGAGCGTGGCGCCGAACGAGCTGTTGCAATTAGAAAAAATCAAGCTCGAGAACGAGCCGCATTAAACGCAGAAATTGCTCGGAGCCAAAAAGCGATACAACAACTACAAGCCGAACGAGCACCATTTGCTTCCGAAGCCAGAAAGATTGAGGCCGAAGTCGGACCTATCAAGTATATTGCTGCTCTTATATACGGGGACAATCCTGACCAAAACGTTCTTGAGCGGGCTGTTCGTTGGGTTATTATTCTTATTGTTGTTGTTTTTGATCCGCTTGCTTTAACACTAATTCTTGCTGCCAACAAACAGTTTGAATGGGCAAGAGCGGGTACTGGTGGTTGGGTGCATGATGAGGAAGAAAAAACTGCTCCGGTAGTTGCCGCGACTGATGGAGCAACGGTAGAGTCGCCACCTCAACATGATCCCGCTCTAGATGATCAAGCAGCCATGTCTATTAATCCCGATCCAGAAGGAATGATAACCAGACCGTTTACTGAACAAGAAATCGCTGCTCTCAATTCAGTAGCAAATGTGTCGCCATCTGACAGTGCCATAAATTCTGAAGAAGAATTTTTTGCTCAAGCTCAATTTGCAGCACAAGCAGCAGATGTGCTAGATGAGCAACAACGTGCCGACCAGGCAAATGCAGTGATTGCAGAAATACCTAAACTAGAACCAGATCTAGACATTCCTGTATTGGAAAATGAAGAAACATGGGCACAGCGTGTAATAGATGAACAGTACTATGAACCCGACGACGGTCCGTTAACCGAAGATCAAGTTGAACAGATTGAAGCGTCAGTGGAGGAAGAAAAGTCAGTTGAAGTGGCACAAAATTTAGAAGACACGCCACCACCTCCTGCAGACGAATTCAATACACCAATTCGTCGTGGCAATGATTATGCCGTTAGATACAAAGGCAAAGTTTACAATCTAGATGCCTTCAATAAACTGTATCCTAGCATGGCAATACAAGCTGATAACGATACTTTGGAAAATGCCAGTCAATGTGGATTTGGAGATCGATTCCCGGACACGCCCATGAAAGGCGATATGTTTATAAGAACCGATTACTTGCCTGATCGATTGTTCAAATGGAACGGGACAAAATGGATTGAAGTAGACAAAACAACCACGGACAGTTATACTTACAATCAAGCTTACATACAGCATTTAATCCAGAAGCTGGAAGCCGGCGAGTACGAAATTGAAGATTTGAGCGATGCTGAACAAGCTCAAGTTGAACAGCAAATTGAAGAAATACTAAAGAGCAAACGTGTATAGTAATTTTATAACTCCCCCGGATTTTGTAGAAGACCGGTTTCATACGGTCACAGTGGTCAATGCCACATTGGAAGAAGTGGAACTGTTAGGACGCATGTGCAAAGGCAGCGACGATCAGTTTAACATTTATCTTTATAGATCTGAAATGAATGACACCGCATGGCTAGATCGTGCAGTGGAATTGAGCGATGCTGTGATAGTAAACACCAGCACACGAGATTCAGTCACAGATCATTTGTGTACATTGGATAAAACTTATTATTATGGTCCGCATGCCCTTGTGACTTCGTCCACCAAGGTTGATACAGTGTTTCAATATTTTGCGGTAAGATATCATCAACAAAATAAATAAATTATGTTTGATAAATTCAATAAAGTGACCGGTAATCGAGTACTGGTAGTTAACGATAACGTAGAAAAAGCCCTGCGTAAGTTTAAGAAAAAAGTAAGTGATAGCGGACTATTACAGGAACTGCGCGAGCGCGAATCGTACGAAAAACCCACCACTGCTCGAAAAAAAGCCAAAAGTGCAGCACGTCGTCGCTGGCTTAAAAAGCTATCTGACGAGCAGCTACCTAAAAAACTATTCTGATATGTACATAGAATTTCGCTTGCCAACAGGCGCAGGCGGAATGGCTGCTGGACATGCTCTTCAGTTGATTAAAAAAGACATTGAAGCATGGGCAGCAAAATACGACATTAAGTATCGGACCAAAATACACAAATACACATTTCGATTGTGCCTTGAGGGCGATAAAGAATATACCCAATTTGCACTTACTTGGGTACCACATTCATACGTATCAAGTCATTTTGAATTTAAGAATCCAAAATAATTGCAAAAAACGATATTTTCGTGTATAAATATACATGTAGCGCCACTAGGGCTACACAGTCATACTTGCTTATTTGAAAGGAGAAAATTATGACACAATTCCAAATCAACACCCTTGACCTTCCACAACTATCTGCACAAATTCATCGCCATGCGATTGGTTTTGATCGCTTGTTTGATGAGCTAGGCCGCACATGGGCCAACAGCGCCAAGGCAGATAATTACCCACCCTACAACATTATCAAAGTTGACGAAAACAACTGGGCCATTCAAGTGGCTGTTGCAGGCTTCGGGGAAGATGAACTAGACATTGAACGCAAGGACAATGTACTATATATCAAGGGCGAGCGTAAAGTAAAGGACGAGCAGGAATACGTACATCGCGGTATCAGTGCTCGCTCTTTCACTCGTTCGTTTACACTAAACGAAAACGTAGAAGTAAAAGGAGCCACCGTTATTAACGGTATCCTGGCAATCAGCTTAGAGCATATTGTTCCTGAGGAACAAAAGCCCAAGAAGATTGCAATTACCTTCGCTAAGTAATATAGTGTAATAACAGTAGGAGCATCTTGCTCCTACTGAATCTAATTTTAAAATTATGAGTAAAACTGATACAATCAATAAACCCAAGGTAGCAACCAAGCAGTCAGTTCAGCCACCTAGTTTGTTTAATGTTATCTACATGAATGATAACGTGACCACTATGGAATTTGTAATTGAAAGTTTAAAAAGCATTTTCCATCATGACGAAAATACCGCTTATGAATTGACCAAGAAAATTCACGAAGATGGTAGCAGTGTTGTAAAAACTTTACCGTACGAAATTGCTGAACAAAAAGGTGTTGAAGCCACCTTGTTGGCAAGGACCAATGGTTTTCCTCTCAGTATCAAACTAGAACCAGCCAATTGATGATTTCGCAGCAATCGTGCGATGCTATTGCAAAGTTGGCTCATTCAGCTTATGAAGAGTTTACTATTAATTCAACAGTTGAAGGAATCAAGTATGCATCAATTGGAAAAATTAATGATGCAAGCAGATTGTATTGGTTAAGAATAGGTAAGTGTGCAAATACCTATATTGATCATCACACAAACTCTATGAGAGTAATAAATTATCATGAGGACTGTGATAAATTACAATCAAACAAATATAGAGGATTTGTTGTATTAAGAGATCCGCTGGAAAGATGGATTAGTGGTGCAGTATCGTATTTTATCAACGACAATGAAAAATCAGGATTTGATCTTGACACAAGCGTACAAATTTTTGAACAACTGATCAAGGATAAAAACTATTTGAGTTTGGTAGCAACCAATTACTTGATAGAAAAACTGTCGTATGATTTTCACGGACTTCCGCAAGTCTGGCATCTTTATCCAGCAAACATAAAAAATATTGACTTTTTTTGGATGAATAACAAATTGGGTTATCAGCTCAATCACTATCTCAAAGAAAACAATATTTTGAACAATATGAATAACACCAAAATAAATGAGTTTGATAAAAAAAATTTAGTTTATATTTTTTTCAGCAATTTTGTTTTGAATCCCGACAACTTTAAATTAAAACAGAAAATTTTGTTAAATTTAAGTTATGATTATCAATTACTTTCATTAGTGAACTTTTATACAAAATGATATTTAATAAAATTCGAGAACTTAAGGATAAAGGACTTAAGATTGGAATCACGTTCTCTACTTTTGACATGCTTCATGCGGGTCATGTTGCTATGCTCGCCGAGGCTAAGAATCATTGCGATTATCTTATTGCCGGATTGCAAACGGATCCGACCATCGATCGACCTGATACGAAAAACAAACCAGTACAAAGCATTGTTGAAAGACAGATTCAATTGGCAGCGTGTCGTTATGTTGACGAGGTTGTTGTTTATCAAACCGAACAGGATTTGGTAGACTTGCTGTTGATTCTTCCTCTAGACGTGCGTATACTTGGTGTTGAGTACGAAGGCAAATCATTTACCGGCGACGATGCATGTTATAGCAGAGGTATTCACATAGTTTTTAACGGACGAGATCATTCGTTTAGTTCAAGCAGTCTGCGTAAGCGTGTGGCAGCAGCCGAAGCAGACAAAGCACTAAGGAGTTAATCGTGGATGTAATGTTAGATCTAGAAACACTAAGCACCAGACCGTGGGCAGTGATCCTTACCCTGGGTGCAGTCAAATTCAGTCCATGGGAAAGCGATGTTGATACCAATAAAGGCTTGTATCTAAAGCCCGATGTTGATGAGCAAATTGCTTTAGATCGGCACATTCAAGATCTAACTGTTGAATGGTGGGGAACACAAACCGAAGAAGTGCGCGAAGAGGCCATGGGTATCGAGGGCAGGATTGGCATCAATGCCATGCTAGACGAACTCAATCGTTTCTTGGTAGGCGCAGATAATATTTGGTGCCAAGGGCCTGCATTTGATATTGTTATCCTAGAAGATTTATATAGACAAATGGATAGACCTACACCATGGCAGTTCTGGCAGATTAGGGACAGTCGTACACTGTTTAGTGTACACGGCGATCCTAGAAAGAAAGATAGGCACGGTGCTCACAATGCCTTGATTGATTGTTATTATCAAGCCAGGGCTGTGCAACAAATATATAGTGAAGTGGGTATTAAAAAACGTACATACGAAAGCGCAACCAAATAATGGATATAATTTTTTCAAGACAAATAGCTGAAGAGCTCAGTGAAAGATACACAGTATTAGAACTAGAGCCACATGTGGTAGAAAACAAAATATTAGAAACGTTTTGTGTAGTTCCAACCGAACTTATTCCTTTGACTGAGATTACCATGCTTGATCATTGGAAAAAACTTCATCGAGAGTTTGTGCAAGCAAACAAAGATAAAAATGCAAAATTATGTATTGATCTGGCAGAACACCTTAAAGGTAAATTTGGTGGTGATCTAGACGAGTTTTATGAAATTGTTTGTTCAAGGTTTGCGCTAGAACAAGAATAACTACACTTAATTTTTTAAAAAAGCTCCTTAAATAAGATAAAGGAGCTTTTTGTCTTTTCTACAAATATATTTCTAGCAAAGCTCTATTATAAAAAAAGAGGCGTTGAAACGCCCAGGAGCTAAAATGAAGAAATTATTGCTAGCACTAAGTTTGGTAGCATCAACTGCCTATGCAGTTGATCCAATTGTCACTGATTCTACATCACGCAGTACCGTAGAATCTACTACCACAGTCAAATCACCTCCACCTACCGCAGTAGCACCTGCTGTGACCACAATGAACAACGATCTTTGTGCAGTGGCAGCTACTGGTGCTGTGCAAACACAGATTCTTGGTATATCCATCGGTAAAACTTTTGTAGATAAAAACTGCGAAAGATTAAAGTTGTCCAAAACACTGTTTGATATGGGCATGAAAGTTGCTGCTGTAGCAGTCATGTGCCAGGACGAGCGTGTGTTTACTGCCATGATGAATGCCGGTACACCTTGTCCGGTAGACGGCAAAATTGGTGAAGCTGCCAGAGAAATTTGGGATGCTAATCCTGCTCGTATGCCGCAAAATGTCAAGAGCAAAGATTAATGAAACGAATCCTAACCGCAGCATTGTTAGGATTGTTCAGTTTTGCAAATGCTCAAACGATAGAAACAACACCTAACTTAATTACTTCAGGTACTAACCATACCTGGTATGGTGTTCAAACGGGCACTTTACCTTCAACATATATGCCAGGCGGTCCGACGCCGTTATATGATCCTGCCACTAATACAATAAGTTTTAGTTATAGTAGTGCAAGTATAGGGCAAACCTATGCTATCAATCAAGCATTGGCTCATGTTGGTGCTGGTGTTAAAATCAACGGTTATAATTATAGCTACGATGTGCGTAATATGAACGGTGACGATAGACAAGGTGGCATTGACACATTCACTGTTTCGCAACTGCTAAGAGGACCGCAGAACTCGGTATTACTATCTAGCAATCAGTTTTACAATACCAAATTTGATTGGAAAACTGTCACTGGAACTAAAGTAGCAGCTAATCCGTATAATATAGCCGATACAACTTATATACAATTTGGCGTACAGGGTGCCGACGGCGGATTCTGGGCCGGCTACTTTGGACCACAAATTCGCAATGTTAGTATGAGTTTAAATTACAGCATTGACCCGTGTGTTGCCAACCCAGCCTATTCACCGACCTGCCCAAATTACAATACAGTAAGCGTCAGTGAAAATTTACTGTCTGGTACTACTGGTTTGCAAGCGTATGCTATTAATTCATCTCTGGCATTAGCGGGCGCAGGTGCAACTATCCACGGATTTAACTATGGATACAACTATAATGTTGCCGGTAGAAACTGTGCAGTATGGGATATATTTGGTTTTTGTATAACTGGTTTTAATTATTCTGACGCAGGTGTTAATACATCATTGACTAACAGCGCCGGAACAACAATTTACACAGACAACCGAACACATAACGGTGGCGATAATGGTACTAGCGGAACATATTCTAAACAGTACAGATTAAGCTCTAGCGTACCGATGTCAACGCTAGGCACATTTAGTATGAGCCCATGGACATCGGGTAATGCAAGTATCACAAACATGTATAGCAGTGCAGTTTATACAGCAGATCCATGTGTAATTAATCCACTATCCAGTACAACTTGCACTGGTTATGCAGCAGCCTATTACACACAACAATGCAGCATCAATGCATTATATGACTCTGGATGCCCAGGATATGCTCAGGCTTACTTTACACAACAGTGCAACGCCAATCAACTTTATAACACAAGTTGCCCTGGATATGCTGCTGCTTACCTAACTCAGCAATGCAACTTAAACTCTTTATATAGTACCACTTGTTCAGGGTATTCAACCGCCTTAAGTCAATGCAGTACAAATCCTCTAGGTAATCAGTTGTGTCCTGCATATCAAACTGCGTCTACAGAATGTTCGGTGAACCCATTGTACGGTTCTTATTGCCCGGGGTATCAATCGGCCGCGGTCAGTTGCTCGGCCAACGCATTAAATGCATCTTACTGTCCCGGATATCAATCTGCTCAATATACATGTTCGGTTGATCCATTGAGTAATACTTTATGTTGGGGGTATACATCTGCCGTTGCCAGTTGTTCAGCTAATTCTTTGAATGCTGCATATTGCCCAAATTATCAAAACACTTTAAATGTATGTACTACTGATCCATTGAGCAATAATTTGTGCCCGGGATATAGTGTAGCACAAGCCAGTTGTTCGGCCAATCCGCTAAATGCATCTTACTGCCCAAGTTATCAAAGCACAATGAATACTTGCTCAGTGAATCCTTTAAGTAATTCGTTGTGTCCTGGTTATGCACAAGCCACATCCAGTTGTACAACAAATCCGTTATATGCCACATATTGCTCGGGATATCAGACAGCATTAGACACCTGTTCCACTAATCCATTGAGTAATACCATGTGCCCAACATATCAGGCCACATCATTGACTTGTTCGGCCAATCCTTTGTATGCATCTTATTGCCCGGGATATCAGTTTGCTTATTCATGTAGTCAAGATGGATTATACAGTAATCAATGCCCAAACTATGCAGAAGCCTATGCTAAAAAGAATATATTAAATGTTGGATCTAATACCTCTACGCCTGCTGCAACCACAAACTCGTCTACTATTGTTTTGGCACAGGTGTCTGATCCTGTAGCACAAGCATCACCGGTGGTTGCTGATCCTGTAGTTAATAATTTAGTGACCACAAAGAGCACCGCTACCAGTGCAGAAGCCAGTCCTGCAGCAGTGGTCAAATTAACTGCACCATCTACTGCTGCTGCGGCGCCCAGCACCACACAAGAATCCACAACCAAAGAAACTAAAAAAACTGACGCAGTAGTTGAAGCCCCCAAGGATGGAGTTCGACCAGACAGACCCGTCACTGCAAGAGAAGCCATTGCAGAACAAAAACGTGAGGCAGCTAGAAAAGAAGCAGTAGCTAAAGGCAAAGACCTAGCCAACGAAATGGGACGAGCTGTTGACATGCAAACACAAATGGACGTACAGAATGTAGTTATTCAAGCAATGGGATACACACCCGGATTCGATAATTATGGTAGATTTATACTACCTGACGGAAATGGGTATAAACCATTTACAATCTATAACAATCAGCGCACTGTGGATACCCCCTCGGGACGAGGATTGTTCGGCGGAAGCGACAGCGTTCACCAGCGTATGGTTGATTCGCAATATAACTTAGGAAATTAATATGTCACAAGAAAACGAAAACGAAAACAAAAACGAAGAATTAGAAAACGAGGACGAACTTGAAGAAGAGTCTGAAGAGGAAACCGAAGACGAATCCGAAGAAGAGTCTGAAGAGGAAGATTCTAATCTTGACGAGCTAGCTGCC